CAGGTATTGATACGTTACTATTGCCATTACTAATACTTGATGAACTAATTGATACCCAACTTAAATTTCCACTTCCATTTGTACTAAGAACTTGACCATCACTGCCCCCCGTAATAATTACATTACCCACCGCACCAAGATTTGATACACCTGCTACATTCAGTGTAGTAGCAACATTCATCGTATTAGCACTAATTATATTAGCACCTGTAATATTTCCACCTGATCCTGCACCTGCTACAATATTTGTTGCATTTAACGTACCTGCGACATTAACGCCTGTACCTGTTACAACAACAACATTGGCATTACCTGCTGAACTAATATTAACGTTCCCATTAGCCGCAGGTATTGATACGTTACTATTACCATTGCTAATACTTGATGAACTAATTGATACCCAACTTAAGTTTCCACTGCCATTTGTGCTAAGTACCTGTCCATTACTACCACCCGTTATTATAACGTTTGCGTTTGACCCTAAGTTTGCAGTGCTATTTACAACAAGATTACCAAAATATGTATGTGCTTGAACATTACTATTACTAGCAGTAAGTATAATGTTACCTGTTGTTAATCCGTTCTTTACGTTAAAATTTTTTATTGGCACAGTTCCATATTCCCTGTTGTTATAATTAGTTTATTACGGACTTAAATAAGTCGCTACAACTTGTACTTTAGCATTTGCACTAGATGATGTTGCATATAAAGTAACGTTACCTGTTGTACCATTTACATTACTTGTTAAATCAACAATATCCGAAGATGAATTACTGCAAACACTTCCATAAATTGTAACAAACGAATTTGTTCCATCATGAACTAAAAGTGTTTCAACTGATTGATATCCGTCATCACCTGAAGCACTTATAATATATTTAGCGGATCTGTAGGTTACAGGGTTGAACTGATCAATAGTGGTATTTGTAGTAACTGCAACGTTAGAGCGACCTGCACTAAAGCTATTGGCACCTAGTATATTAACACCTGTAATATTACCACCTGAACCACCGCCCGTTACAATACTTGTAGCATTTAAAACACCTGTAACATTAACACCTGTGCCTGAAACCACAACTACATTAGCATTACCCGCTGAACTAATGTTTACATTACCATTTGCAGCAGGTATAGACACATTACTATTACCATTACTAATACTTGAGGAACTAAATGATACCCAACTTAAATTTCCACTTCCATTTGTACTAAGAACTTGACCATTACTGCCCCCTGTGATAATGACATTACCTACAGCACCAAGGTTTGATACCCCTGCTACGTTTAATCCTATAGAAGCATTTACAGTGTTAGCTGATATAACATTAGCACCTGTAAGGTTACCACCTGTTCCTGCACCTGCAACAAATTGATTTGCAGTTAATGAGCCTGTAACATTTACACCGTTGCCTGTAACAACAACTACATTAGCATTACCCGCTGAACTAATATTAACGTTACCGTTTGCTGCAGGTATACTTACATTACTATTGCCATTACTAATACTTGATGAACTAATTGATACCCAACTTAAATTTCCACTTCCATTTGTACTAAGAACTTGACCATTACTACCACCTGTAATAATGACATTACCAACTGCTCCAAGATTGGAAACACCCGCAATCGTAATATTATTTGCTGTTACTAAATTGCCTAAATTAGCATTTAGCGAAGTTATATTCCCTGAAAAATTACCTGTTCCCGTTGCAATTAAATTACCAACTTTAACAGATGGGTATGTTGCATTAGCCCAATCTATTGTTGTAGTAGGTTCCGCCACGACACCATCAAAGAATGTCCAAGTATCATTGGCAGCATTTCTTGCAATACCCGTGTGTACATATCCACCTTGATTATAACTTGCAACTATACCTAAATCATACAAATCACCTGTATTATTTGCACCAACGTAGATTAATGGGTCGCCAACAACAAGATCGGTTACATTACTATAGTTTACGTTACCCGTTACATTGAGATTACCCGTTACATTAAGATTACCATTCAGTACACTTAAAGCACCTGTTGTGACTTGTAAACCATTTCCTGCAGTAACTTGACTAGTGGTTGATATATTTCCTGTAACATTAACGCCTGTACCTGTAACTACGACCACATTAGCATTACCTGCTGAACTAATATTAACGTCCCCATTTGCAGCAGGTATACTGACATTACTGTTGCCATTGCTGATGCTGCTTGTGCTTACTGATACCCAACTTAGGTTTCCACTACCATTGGTGCTAAGAACTTGACCATTACTACCCCCTGTGATAATTACATTACCTACTGCACCAAGATTTGATACACCTGTTACGTTTAACGCAGTTGCTGCATTTACCGTATTTGCACTAAGAACATTAACTCCTGAAACATTACCGCCTGTTCCACCCCCTGCTACAATAGTTGAAGCTGTTAAGGTACCTGAAACGTTAACACCTGTTCCTGTAACAACAACTACGTTTGCATTACCTGCGGAACTAATATTAACGTTACCATTTGCTGCAGGTATTGATACGTTACTATTGCCATTACTAATACTACTTGTGCTAATTGTTGACCAACTTAAATTACCACTACCATTGGTTGTTAATACTTGACCGTTACTACCACCTGTTATTAGTACATTGCTATTAGGTCCAAGATTTGTAACACCTGCAATAACTAAACCTGAAAGTGTTCCAATTGATGTAATATTTGGCTGAGCAGCAGTGGTTAAAGTGCCTGATACTAGGTTTGCAATAACATTACCATTAATGTTTAAATTACCTACAATGTTCGCACCAACCCCTGTCACCACTAATACGTTAGCATTACCTTCTGCACTTACATTGACATTACCATTAGCAGTTGGTATTGAGACATTACTATTGCCATTACTGATACTACTTGTATTAATTGAAGACCAACTTAAGTTTCCACTGCCATTAGTAGATAAGAATTGTCCACTACTTCCACCTGTAATGATTACATTACCATTAGAGCCAAGATTGGACACACCTGCTACATTTAAAGCTACCGCAGCATTAACTGTATTAGCACTAAGAACATTTACCCCGGTAATGTTACCGCCTGAGCCTCCACCTGTAACAATACTCGTCGCATTTAGTGTACCTGTAACATTTACACCATTGCCTGTAACAACAACTACATTGGCATTACCCGCTGAGCTAATGTTTACATTTCCATTAGCCGCAGGTATTGATACGTTACTATTGCCATTACTGATACTTGATGAACTAATTGATACCCAACTTAAGTTTCCACTACCATTTGTTGTTAGTACCTGACCGTTACTTCCACCTGTAATAATAACGTTGCCAACAGGTCCCAAATTTGATACACCTGTGACATTAAATGAAGTAGCAACATTTACAGTATTTGAGCTTATTAAATTAGCCCCTGTAATTTCCCCACCGTTACCGTTCCCTGTAATCAAATTTCCTACAGTTACGTTACCTGTAAAATTACCTGAACCTGCAACATTAATGCCTGTGCCTGTTATAACGACTACATTAGCGTTACCTATTGCACTAATGTTTACATTACCATTTGCAGAAGGTATACTGACATTGCTATTGCCATTACTTATACTACTCGTACTAATAGTTGTCCAACTTAAATTTCCACTACCATTAGTACTTAATACTTGACCATTGCTTCCACCTGTAATAATGACATTACCATTAGATCCTAAGTTTGATATTCCTGCAACATTTAATGCTGTAGCAGCATTTACTGTATTAGCTGATATAACATTAGCACCCGTAAGGTTTCCACCTGTACCTGCACCTGCAACAAATTGATTTGCAGTTAATGACCCTGAAACATTTGCGTTACCATTGACAACTAATCCTGTACCTGTTACCACAACTACGTTGGCATTACCTTCTGCGCTAATATTAACGTTCCCATTAGCAGCAGGTATAGATACATTACTATTGCCATTACTGATACTTGATGAACTAATTGATACCCAACTTAAATTTCCACTTCCATTTGTGCTTAATACCTGACCATTACTCCCACCTGTAATAATAACGTTACCATTAGCACCAAGGTTTGATACACCTGATACATTTAAATTTACCGATACATTTACATTGTTTGCTGTAGCTGTATTACCAAGTTGAGCATTACCTGATCGTATATTTGCTAATTGTGTAAAAGTAACAACTTCGCTAGAAATAGATACGTTAGAACCAAAAGCAAATTCAGCATTGCTTACGTCCCAACCCATAAATGCAATTTTTGCAGCAGTATCATAATAATTTAATGCTGTACCAACGTCTTTACCACTATTTGCATTAGGTGCAGCACCGTTAGGTCCTGTCTGAAGTTGAATGATTGGGTCTTGTACTGATAAATCAGTTACATTAACGTATATTAAATTACCATTTACAGTAAGATTACCACTAATTATAGCGTTACCACTTACACCTAAATTACCTGTTGTATTAAGTGAACTACTAAAATTGCCTGTTCCTGTGACATTGACTCCTGTACCCGAAACGACTATTACGTTAGAATTTCCTGATACATTAAAAGTTACATCACCATTTGCTGCAGGTATTGATACATTACTATTGCCATTACTAATACTACTTGTACTTACCGTAGTCCAACTTAAATTACCACTGCCGTTTGTTGTTAAAAATTGACCATCACTACCGCCTGTAATAATTACATTACCGTTTGAGCCAAGATTTGATATACCTGCTACGTTTAACGTAGTTGCAACATTTACAGTGTTTGCACTGATTACGTTGGCACCTGATAAATTACCACCTGTACCCGCACCTGCTACAAACTCGTTTGCAGTAAGAGAACCCGTAACATTTGCATTACCATTAACTCTTAAACCTGTACCCGTTACAATTGCTACGTTAGCATTACCTGCTACACTAAAATTAATATTTCCATTTGCAGACGGTATAGCAATATTACTGTTACCATTACTTAAATACTTGACATCAGCATCAAATCGAATATATTTGTATAATTGAGAAGGTGGATTAGGTGTGTTGCTTGTGGTAATAACAAGATTATTACCTGCAATAAATTGAACAGTATCTTCAGCTTGTGCTACTAAATTTGGTTGTCCATCAACAACCCAAGTCTTAAAAGTACTACCTAAAGAAACTAGAACATTACCATTGCCTACGTTAGATACACTAAAACCTGAGTCTTTATCAAAAAGAATGCCCGAAACATTTGATGTACTATTAGTTATATTACCTGCATTAGCATTACTTTCATATACAGATAAAGTTGCAGCAGGTGCTGTCCATGTTAGATTACCATTACCATCAGTTTTTAATATGTAATTAGCAGTGCCGCCTGTTATGATGACATTACCAACATTACCCAAATTAGCTTGGTTACTTACAACTATTTTACTAGTGTTAATGTCTCCATTAGCTTCTATTACATTTGATATCGGATCTGTACCTACAGAGAACCCGCTTATTGAATTAAATGGTCTTATTGGCATCTAAATTTACTCTTATTATAATATTTAGTCCTACAAATCTCTTATACCAAACGGTACTGTGTTGTCCAAGTAGTAGAATTACTACTTGCAGGAGTTACTTGTAAGGCTATATTAGATCCCGATATATTCACCGCTAATAATCCTGTTGTACCACCTATTCCAACACTACCAAATGTGGCATAATCAACTGTAGTACCATCTGTAACCGCTTGTACGGTAGCAACACTGTACTTTGAACCTACAGAATCTACTCCACGTACTAAAAATTGTACGCCAACAAAACCACTTACAGGGAATTGAGCAATTGTTTGATTAGCTGAAGTTGCCGTAGTTACCGTATTACCCCAAGTGACCAATGTAGTACCCATTTCTAGATTACTTGAAACTAGTTTTGTGTTAGCTACGACATTGTCGCCCGTTATAGTTGTTGATGCTCCTATAGTTCCTGATACAACTAAACCTGATTGAGTAAATGTCGCAACATTTGCAGTACCTGTTACACTCACTGTAACGTTACTATTAGCAAGAACAACTACATTAGAGTTACCATTTTGTATTTGGTAAGTATCAATGGTTGTCCAACTTAAATTACCACTGCCGTTTGTTGTTAATACTTGTCCATTACTTCCTGCGTTGGCAGGTAAGTTTAATGTATAATTTGCTGTGGCACCTGACCCTGTCAGTGTGGCTGTATATACACCGTTTAAGAAATTAAACTTCGTGCCCGTTACTTCATTAGTAAGAATATTTCCACTACTTGCATTGACAACTGTTCCTGTACCTGCTAAAATTATATTGTTAGCATTAACATTTTTTGTAACATTGGCATTACCTGTTACAGTAAGCTCACCACCTGTAGATAAATTACCACCACTGATATTACCCGATGCAAGAATCGCTACTGTTTCAATATTCCCAATATTTGCATTACCAAGTATATTGGCTGAACTTATATTAGCAATTGCTTTGTTTGAAAAATCAGTAATCCCTGTACCTTGTGGTGCAATGATAATATTAGCGTTTGCCCCTAATACACCAATTGTTAAATCACTTCCTGTTCTAGCACTATATCCGTCTGCTAAAACGGTACTTGCAACGATAAGATTACTTAATACACCAAGTGATGTAACATTTGGTTGAGCATTAGTAGTCAATGTACCTGTTACAAAATTTGCTGTAACTAAATTGCCACCTGCTACATTACCTGCGCTTAAATTACCCGTAAAGTTAGCTGTGTTACCACTAAGTGCTAAATTTACTGTTACATTATTGCTTGTTACATTAGATGATACTTCAACTAAATTAGCCGTTACTTTACTATTTGCGTTAATATTATTAGCTAAAACATTACCTGTAACAGATAAACTTGTACCTGTAGCATTATCTATATTTGGAGATGTAAGTTGTGCGCTTGACTTTACTACAACATTACCACTTACTATAGCCGTAGTAACGTTATCAACATTTACAGAAAATACTGTACCTGTTAAGGTTAAACCTGCTCCCGCTTGATATGTTCCTGCTCCACTAAATTGTACCCATGTTATAGGATCTGTACCAACAACAGTAACAGGATCAGTCATTACCCATCCTGTATCATTGTATATGTTACCTTGTTGAACAAAAGTAAAATCACCACCTAACATTTCTGTAGGTGTATCAAAATCAAGTGCTCGTACAATGGTAGATGCATTTGCCCATGTGTAAATACCATTATGTGCTGAGTTAGCCTCATTTTTAACAAGGATACGTGTTCCTACTGTTTGAACATTCACCGTATCAATTAAATTAAACGCACCTGTTGTTACAAGATTTGCTCCAACACCACTTGCACCGTTATTATAGGTTATTGTTCCACCTGTAATATTTGCCAAAGTATCAGGGGTTGCTGCTTGAGCGGGAGCATGAACGTGCAAACCTTGTGCAACATCATCAACGTATTGTTTTGTAGCTGCATCTGAAGCTGCGTTAGGTGTAGCTACAGAGGTAATTCTAAAATTAGCTACATCAACCGTACCATTACCAAATGGTTTTAATTCAATGAAACTATTACCTGTTTGTTCAGATAATAATTGTAAGTTTGCACTTAAAGCTGTTACGGAGTTACTTTTTACAGCACCAAATATACCATTACCATTGGCATAAACATTACCTACTACGTTGGCACCTATACCTGATACAACAACCACGTTGGCATTGCCTGATGCACTTAAATTAATATTTCCATCTGCAGTAGGTATCGATACATTACTATTACCATTGCTAATACTCGATGAACTAATTGATACCCAACTTAAATTACCGCTACCATTTGTGCTTAATACTTGACCATTACTGCCACCTGTTATGATTACATTACCAACAGGTCCTAAATTAGATACCCCCGTTGCAATTAAACCTGTTGTGCCAATATTACCTACATTTGCATTACCTGATACATTTAACGTACCTGTGACGTTTACACCTGTACCTGACACCTCAACAATGTTTGCATTGCCCGCTGCGCTAATAGTAATATTACCATTTGCCGTGGGTATTGAAACATTACTATTACCGTTACTAATATTACTAATATTTGATGAACTAACAGATACCCAACTTAAACCACCACTTCCATTGGTGCTTAATACTTGCCCATTGCTACCACCAAGAATGGTAACATTAGCCACATTACCTAAATTAGCAGAATTTGCTATAGTAATAGCACTGAAGTTAGCTGTATTACCTGCTAATTCTAAATTTACTGTAGCATTGCCAACTGTAATACCACTACCATAAAAATTAGTACCTGTAAAAGATGCGGTAGTTGTTACTTGTCCTGTACCATTTGGAGCAAATATTAAATTGGCATTTGTTAAAGTAGTTGAAATAGTGGTGTTTGATATATCTAAATTACCAAGCTGTGTATTAGCAGGTAAATTTTGTACACCAATAATACCAATATAACGGTAACCTACTGCATATAATACTTTACCTGATGTTAGAGCAGCAGGTATCGTTTCACCAATAAAGTTTAATACGCCTGATTGATAGTTATAGTAAAACTCACCTGTACCACCGCTACCTGCAGCAAATATTTGTGTACCTGTTGACGTTGGATTAGCCGCCCCAGGATTATCCACATAAATCTTTATAGCATAAGTTGCACCAAATTCTTGTGGAATCCAATAAGTTAAGTTTGTTTTCCAAGTTGGATAAATTCCACCTACAGGTACTGTAGTATTATCTGCAACCATTTGTACAGCACTAGCACCTGTGTAAGCTTGAACAACATTGGGGACTGCTGCAGCAGTAGCAGGTATCTGACTTGACTGAACCCATTGAGTATCGCCACGTATTAATAGTGGGCTAGGAATTGATTCGTTACTAGGACTTTTATTATTAGCCGTATCGGTTTTTGTAACACCGAAGGCTTGTTTATATAGTAAGTCAACTTGTTGTGCTATAGATACTGACATAATTAGTTACTCGCTGGTTGTAATGATAAAGCTGTGATTGACTGCCCCGAAGTCAATTTAATTCGAACATAAATCTCGTTGGTAGCAGTGCTTGAACTACTAACCGTTCCAAATGTTGCCGTAATTGATCTAGCCACTTGTGCTGAGTTTAATGGAGCAACTGTACCTAAAGCACAACCATTACTACCATTACCACCTGCACCTGTGTTTGCACCTGGGACACCTGCGCCACCATACGCTACACTCATATCAAGCCAACCATTTAATGTTGAGGTACTGTCGATGGTGCTACCTGGTAGGGCTACCCATAATCCTGCAAGCGTACCTGTCCAACGTACATCAAACTTTGAAACAGATGTTCTTACAAATTTAAAGGTAAAATATTGTGAACCACTTCTACCTGCACTTAAATCAGGACCAACAGGTAAATAACCTGTTGAATAATTTGTTTGATCATGCTTAAGAATCGCAGCTACAATTGTCGCATCATATGTTTGTAATGTAGAACTTTGACTATTAAAAGCAGCAGCACTTGCTGTATAGGCAGGAGTATCCGTTGAGCCAGGATTTATTATCCTAAACGCCAACCCACTTCCACTACCAATTGTTCCACCAATTACAACGTTAGCTTCTTCCATCGTAGAAGCTGTACCCGTTTTATATAAAACATTCGCACTAGGACTAAACGAACCTGTGCCTGTTAAATAACTGTTCAAAACAGATATTGATGGTGAACCTGTACTTGCACCAAAACCTGATATAATATTTGAAGTGGTTGTTGTTGACAATGTGCCACTAGATACATATAAGTTTCTTGCTAATGGCGTAGTGACACCCGCTGTTGCATAAGTTAAAGTAACAGGAGCACTAAATGCTCCACCTGCTGTGCCTGTAATAAAACTATCACTAGTTGGGTACATATCACCACTTAAACGGTTTACTTCAAAAGCAAGCGTAAATTGATTTGAATTATTGTAATGAGCAACTGTACTAGAATATGTGTACGATGGAGACCCAGGCGCTGTAATCGACACATTTGACACCACAGGCTGTCCAGGCGAACTTGCATCATAATACCAATATGGTTGATTAGTATTTGAAGTTGCACTTTGTCCAATCTTTACTTCATTCCAACCCTCTGTTACAGTACCTGCAGCATATGATGTAAATACTGACCAAAAACCTGCTGCAATATTTGCGTTAACATTTCGATAATCAAAGTTATTTGTAATTACTAGGTTACTATATGTTCCGTTACCATTTAAGCTATTAGTTAATGTTCTATTACCTGCATCTGAACCATTCAAATATACGGTTACGGTTCCTTGATTACCTGGTCCCACATTTGCAACAGTGTTAGTAGCATAAGAAGATGATCGACGTACTGTAGTAACTGTTGTACCACCTGCTACATTTTTGTTTGCACTTGGGGTGTTGTCTGTTTGCGTGAAGTTTGCCATACGATATGATGACAATGAGTTTACTGATAGGGTGGTAGCACCTGGAAAATTTGTTGGTGCAGGAGGAACTAACTTGCCTAAAATATCATTTAATTGTGCTATTGCATTAGACACTGATGAGGAATTTGTTAATGTTATAGCATTACTAATCAAGTTTCCTGCTGTAGGATCACCCAATGCAATACCTGTTGCACCCCCTGCTGTGTTAGCTACAACTAATATACCTGTACCATCAGGTTCAATGGTAATATTTCCATTACTTGAAGAAACAATTGCTCCATTTAAATTTAAGTTACCTGTTAATCCTAATACACTAGTGGTTTGATCGAATGTAAAATTAGCACTAGCACCTAGTGTGTTTGAATTATTGTATTGAATTTGTGTATTTGAACCTGCAGGTGTTACATTTCCTGAAATATTTCCTGAAATGTTACCAATTATTGTTCCACCTACTGTCAGATTTCCTGTAATGTTTGCCGCATTTGCAAGTACATTACCTATAACAGTTAAAACATTGTTGCTATTATCAAAAGTAAAATTGGCACTTGCTGCAAAATTTCCATTACTGTTGAATTGAACGTAACCATTAGACCCTGAAGCTTCTTGTAAATCCCATGGAGCACCGTTAGCATAAAGTAAGTTGTTTGTTTTAACGTTACCTGCAGCAATATCACCTGTAAGTGTTACATTTCCTGTTGTTATATCGCCATTACCTAAAATGACGTTAGCAGGTACTTCTCCTACTGAGAAACCTGCTACAGAATTAAAAGGTTTTAGTGCCATGTTTGAAATTTCCTATCTAATTTATTTATCTAAAGTCTATCCTCTAATCCCGCCATAAAACCTAAGCATAATACGATGTTATAAGCATTTTGTGGTTCATCGTATTTGAACTTTGTGGCGAAAAATTAAGTACAACTTGAGCATTTTGAGTCATATTTGCGGCTTGGTAATCAACTGAAAAGTCGCCTGTATAACCATTAATTGCCAAGGTGCTTGTCTCGTTATAATTAACTGTATTACCTAATACAATCGCAGATATTTTTGCTATATTTCTTATATTACCTGATGAATCATCACTGATAATTGTAAAATCTATACCTGCTAAGTTTGGCGTAGGTAGTGCAAACAATGTTTGGTTAGCAGTTGCACTAAATGTTGTAGCAAAATATACATTTGATGTGCTAAAATGGTACATTCCTGAACCAAGCATAAACATATTTGCTGACAAATTACCTGCTAAAGCAGCAGTATTACTTGTCTTATTAAATGTAAATGCAGCACTGCCACCAAATGACCCATTATCATTAAACTGTATTTGAGTGTTAGAGCCACCTGGGGTGCCGTTACCACCGCCGCCACCACCTGCTGCAGCCCATTGTAAGTTTCCTGTACCATCTGTTTGTAAGAAATATCCGTTAATACCACCTGTAATCTTTACATTTGATACATTACCCAATGAAACATTTGCTGTATTTGCAAAATTTACATTACCAAATGTTCTTAAAGTACTAGTTAAACCTAAGCTTAAAAGCCCTGTCACTCCTAAATTATTTGCAGTAGTATTACCTGTAGCTGATAAGTTAGATGTACCAATGTTGGTTGTTACAGAAATATTTCCACTTGATAATAAGTTTGATACAGTTAAGTCTGTCAATGTTCCTAGACTTGTAATATTTGGTTGAGCGTTTGCTGACACTGTAACTGCAACATTAGCTGTATTTGCTACGTTTGCATTACCTGCGGTGTTAGCATAAGTAGAATTTGCTGCAAAACTTGTATTTCCTGCATAAGCAGCATAGTTAGCATTGGCAACAACACCTGTTACATTAGCACCTGCCACCGTTGCTGCTGAATTTGCCACATTTGAGAATGCTGCATAGTTTGCATTGGCTACAATACCTGTTACATTTGCTCCTGATACTGCATAAGCTGTTCCTGCAAAGTTTGAATAATTTGCATTAGCAACAGACCCACTTACGTTACCACCGCTTACACTATAAGCTGTTCCTGCGTAAGTAGCATAATTGGCATTGGCAACTTCACCACTTACATTTGATCCACTTACACTATATGCGGTTCCTGAAAAAGTTGCATAGTTTGCATTTGCTACTTCACTTGTAACATTAGCACCGCTGACAGAGTAAGCAACCCCTGCAAAAGCTGCATAGTTTGCATTAGCTACTGTACCAACAACATTTGCCCCTGAAACTGAGTTTGCATTAGCAGCTAATACTGCGAAATTAGCATTAGCTACAGTTCCTGTAACATTTGCACCATCAACTGAATAAGCTATTCCCGCAAATGATGCATAATTAGCATTGGCTACAATACCTACAATATTAGACGCAGGTACTGAGTTTACATTACCTGCATATGCTGCAAAATTAGCATTGGCTACAGCACCAACAACATTAGCACCTGCTATAATATAAGCAACATTGGCGAATGACGCATAATTAGCATTAGCCACATTACCTGTTACATTAGCTCCTGCAACACTATTTGCTGTATTAGCAACTGTTGCTACTGTAGCAGTACCACTTAAATTACCGATGAACGTACTTGCACGAACATTGCCTAGTGAGTTAAAAGTTATAACATCGTTAGCATTTGTTACGTTACTACCGAAAGCAAATTCTCCATTGCTATTATCCCAACCCATAAATGCATCAACAGGCTGTGTTGTATAATAATGCAATAACGTGCCACGATCTTTACCATCATTTGTGGTTAATGGAGCACCATTAGGTCCACCCCCTAAATTAATAATAGGATCTTGTACGTTTAAACTTGTAGTATTTGTATATACTAGATTTCCACCAACAACTAAGTTTCCTGTAATTAATCCATTACCACTGACATTAAGTCCTGTTAAGTTACCTAACGTTGTAATATTTGGTTGGTTTGATGATACAACAACATTGGCGAATGCTGCATAATTAGCATTTGCAACAATACCTGTAACATTAGCACCCGCAACGCTTGTTGCATTACCTGCGTAGGATGCATAATTAGCATTTGCTACTTCACCTAATACGTTAGCACCATTAATATGTTGTGTTTGGAACGATAATGCTGCAAAGTTAGCATTTGCCACAGTACCAATAACATTTGCAGCAGCAACAGAAACTGCATTACCTGCAAATGCAGCAAAGTTTGCATTTGCTACCGTTCCTGTAACATTTGCTCCTGTAATATTGAATGCTGTACCTGCAAATGCAGCGTAGTTAGCATTTGCTACTGTGCCTGTAACATTAGCACCTGCTACTGTGTTAGCAGTATTTGCTGTGTTTGTAAAACTTGCATAATTGGCATTAGCTACAGTACCTGTTACGTTAGCACCTGCGACTGAGAATGCTGTACCTGCAAATGCGGCATAATTAGCATTTGCTACTGTCCCCGTGACGTTAGAACCTTGTATATTAGATAATCGGTTACCTGATCCTTGGAAGAAGTTGGCAGTAGCTAAGTTTCCTAACGAAGCATTACCACTATAAAAGTTAGCATTAACATATAATAAGTTTGAATTGAATACGTTAGAATCAATATTACCATTGACAGTTAATGTATTAGAAATTGCATCATAAGTAAATCCACTGTCACCTGCAAAGTTTCCATTATTATTGAATTGTACTTGAGTGTTAGAGCCACCTGGGGTGCCTCCGCCACCATTACTTACTGCTGCCCATGTTAGGTTACCTAATCCGTCTGTACGTAAGAAAAATCCATTTGAACCACCACCAATTCTTACACTAGAATTAGTACCTAGTGCAACATTAGTTGCATTAGTAAAATCAATGGCACCATAAGATATAATATTTGAGTTAGCATTAGCAATAATATTGCTACCAACCCTTAATTGATCTACAACCTGTAAATTACCATATGAACCATTACCAACAATAGAAGAAGTGTTAGCAAATAACCCTCCATCAATTGTTAAATTAGTTAAATTACCAACAGACGTAATATTTGGTTGTGCACTTGCGCTTACTGTAATTGCTAAATTAGCCTGTGTTGCATTAGCGGCAAAGTTAGCATTTGTAGCACTAGTAGCAAAATTAGCGTTGGTAGCAAAGTTTGCATTAGCTGATAAAGTTGCAAAATTAGCATTTGCAACAGCACCTACTACATTTGCACCTGTGATGTTTGCTAATCTAAAACCTGAACCTTCAAAGAAATTAGCGATTACTACATTACCTAAATTAGCATTACCTGCTGTTAAATTACCTGATAAACCAAGTTGTATAGCACTCATTACTCCATTCAGAGTAAGAATATTTGCTGTTTTATTAAATGTTAATGCACCGCTACCACCAAAACTACCACCATCATTAAATTGTATTTCGGTGTTTGCACCGCCTGGAACCGTGTTGCTACCACCACCATTACTGACTGCTGCCCAACTTAAATTACCTGCGCCATCTGTACGCAAGAAATAACCATTTGAGCCACCTGCAATGTGTAATTCAGTGACTTCACCAAGATTAACATCCGTAGCGTTAAAGAAATCAACATTACCATATGCTATTAAATTTGAACCAAAATTAGCAATAATTTCACTACCAACTCTAATTTGATTGACAACTTGTAAATTACCGTACGAACCATTACCATATACATTAGAAGTATTTGCCCATAACCCACCATCAATTTGTAAGTTAGTCAAGTTACCTAGCGATGTAATATTAGGTTGTGCATTAGTTGTTAATGTACCTGTTAATAATGTGGCACTGACATTACCTGCACTGACATTACCTGTAACTGCTAAGGATGTTAATGTACCAACACTTGTAATATTCGGTTGAGCATTTTCTGTAACATTACCTGCAAAATTAGCTACATTAGAACTTAATGCATAAGTTGCATTTGCTACAGTACCGCTAACATTCGCACCTGATACTGCATAAGCTACGTTTGCTGCAGGTACATTTCCTGTTACATTAGCACCACTTATGCTGCTTAAGAAATAACCATTTCCAACAAATACATTTGCGTCAACACGGTTACTTGTTAGTGTTCCTGTAGCAGGATTAAATTGTAAATGATCATCGCCATCGACTTGTAAATGATTGCCGCCAGGATTTTGAATCAATACAACATGGTAACTAAAATTATTTGTAGTTGATTCAACATCTACAAAATTTGCGAAAACTGCGTTTGCTACAGGTCCAACTACATTTGAACCTGATACTGAGTAAGCTACATTAGCAAATGCTGCGTAGTTTGCATTAGCTACAGTGCCTATAACATTTGCACCCTCAATATTAGATAGTCTATTACCTGAACCTTGGAAAAAGTTAGCAGTTACTAAGTTACCTAGACCTGCATTTTCTGCTCCAATATTACCTGTAATACTTAAAGATGTACCACTGATTGAACCATTAACCGCTAAAGCATTAGTACTAGTATCAAAAGTAAAACCTGCACTTGCGCCAAAATTTCCTGCATCATTAAATTGTACTTGTGTATTTGATCCTGCAGGACTTGTATTGACAACATTACTTGTTATTGCCGCCCAACTTAAATTACCTGCACCATCTGTACGAAGGAAGTAATTAGCTGAACCCCCTGTTATATGTAAGATTGATAAATTACCAAGATTTATATCAGTAGCATTATTAAAGGCAACATTACCATATGCTACTAAATTAGATCCAACGTTAGTAATTAATTCATTACCAATCCGTGCCTGATTAATAACGCTTAAGTTACCAACAGAAACATTTCCATAAATGTTTGCGGTGTTTGCCCATATACCACCATCCACTGTAAGATTAGTAAGATTACCAACGCTTGTAATGTTAGGTTGTGCACTTGCGCTCACGGTAACTGCTACGTTAGCTACAGTAGAATTTAGCGCAAAGTTTGATGTATTAGCAACGTTTGCTAAATCAGCATTACCTGCATATGTTGCAAAGTTAGCATTTGATACTGTACCAATGACATTAGCAGCAGCAACGGAAAATGCTGTACCTGCAAATGATGCATAATTTGCATTGGATACAGCAGGTAAATTAGTTAAGTTTGAACCATCACCATATACATAATTACCGTAAACTACATTAGCAGTGACATCCCAATTTACAACAATGTAATTAGCGGTTACATTACCTAGGCTAGCATTACCTGCTGTCAGGTTACCTGTTACATCAGCACTAGCAGCAGTTATGTTATTACTAACAGTTTGAGTCGTTGAAGTTATTGTGTTTACAGTTAAAACGTTGGTGACGTAATCATATGTAAACCCAGGATCTCCACCAAAATTACCCGCATCGTTATATTGTATTTGAGTATTTGCTCCTGCAGGTGTTCCATTACCACCTCCACCATTACCTGCGGGTGCCCATGTTAAATTACCTGTGCCATCCGTTTGTAAGAAGTAACCATTGTTACCACCTAATATTTTTACATTACTAACGCTACCTAAATTAGATAAACCTACAATATTTAAAGTTGTTATGTTTGCCAATGATGCTGATAAATTTGCTACAGTGGCTACGTTTATATCTGATGTAGTAAAAAAAGCTGTATTAATACGATTGTTTGATGTACCAAATCTTACTGATGCATTAGTTTGTGGTATAATGTTTGCATTGAGTAAAATATTCGAATTTGGTTGATCATATAAGAAATTTACATTACCTTCCGTTCTAGTAGGTAAGCTTACATTACTCCAAGCGTTTGATTCATCAGCCAAGTTAACAACAGTGCTTGTCTGACCTACAGCAACAAATGCGTTAGTACTTCTAACAATACTTGTTAAATTATTAGTAAGTGGATCAGTGATACCTGTCCACGTTACTGCATTGCCATCTACACTTTTATATGTTTGTCCGTTAGCACCAACTGCCACTAATGTTAATACATTAGAAATTGTAGCATATGCAATACTATTGATGTTTAGATTTATGTTTGCGCTACTTGTTCTATTAGCCCAAGCAGTTAAATTTGGACTGTTTATTACTGTACCACTGTCACCAACTGCTGTAAAGTTATCACCATCAAATACTATGTCTCGTAATGTAGTAGATACAGTACTATTACCACTTGTCCAAGCAATCGCATTAGAACTATAGATTAATGTTCCATTAGCACCAACTGCAACATATCCAACATTAGGAGATAGTGCTACACTGTGTAAGTTTTCTGATGTACCCGTTGTACGTGTTGTCCACGTCACACCATTACCACTTGTCAATAACTTACCACTGTCACCTACAGTTACAAATAATGTATTTGCACTATCGAAAATTACTGCATTAAGGTTGACGTTGCTTGCTGTTATGGCATTAGCCCAAATAGCTCCATTATTGCTAGTAACAACAGTGCCATTGGCACCAACACCCCAAAAATTACCATTTGCAACAATAATATCATTGATTGTATTATTTGTTGGTAATGTTTGCTCTACCCAATTAGCTGTGGCTAAATTACCAATTGATGTATAGGCACGTGCAGGGAATCCTACTGCTAATGTTACATTACCTTTTACAGCAACTGCCTGTAAATCATTTGTTCTTTTATATTGTACACTGTCCTCAGGACCATATACATAGCTAAAAGTATTACCACTTTGTACTTCTGCAAAATTAAAATTAATTTTCTCAAAAGCAACACGAATTGGATCACCTGTTCCATCGTTTGGCAATTCGCCAATTTTAATAATTTCTAATGCCATCTTGTTTATCCAAATTTATAGGGGTTTATCTTATTTATTTTTTCTTTGCGTCTTTTGTGGTACTGAAGACATAAATATCAAATATGTTATCTAAAACAATAAAACGCCCTATGTGCAAGGAGTGTAAGGTAAGACCTGCCCGAAAGTGTAGGATAAGTTCCCAAGGATTTACCACGTGGAGAAAATTTTGCAGTAGTTGTGATAGCAAAAAGTACAGGAAAAAAGTTATTAAAAATATTGTATGTGAAACGTGTAACTTTGTTGCAAGTCATTCATGTCAGTTAGACTTAGTCAACTTAGATGGTGAATATAAAACTTATTGTGCAAATTGCAATCGTTTACGAATACAAAATTTAAAACAAAAGGCATATGATCAATATGAAATCACAGTTGATGCTACGGTTGATATCAGTCAAATAACTATATAAACAAAAAAGGAATCACGAATGATTCCCTAATTGCTCCCATCCCGATTGAGATAATAGTATTTATTTTGTTTTTTCATTTTCTTTGACTTGTTTTTTAGTATTTTCTATTTCGGTAGAATAATTTTGACTGATTACTCCAATTGGATCTTCATGATATCTATTTGCGCTTTGGCGATAAATCCATGGTGGTGTTTTTGAATTTGGTTTTTTATTTGTCCAACTCATACTATTCTCCTATTTGCATTTGGCTAACCTTAAAAACATTAATAAATTAATCCAAGCATAACCATAGTCAAATTCGTACCATTTTTGACTTAGTTTTATACTTGCAGGGTCATTATGATGATTATTGTGTAATTCTTCTCCCCCAATTAAAATAGCAATTGGGAATATATTTTTGGATTTGTCATTGGTATTGTTGTTACGATAACCCACGTAGTGCCCAACACCGTTAATAACACCAGCAGCCCAAAAAGGAATCCATGCCATTTGGATGAGCCAAATAACAATACCCCAACCGTTAAAAATAAGGGTATTAATAATAAGAAGTAATATGATGCCATGTGTTGTATATTTACTATAAAGGTTATTCTCAATCCAATCATTAGGTGAACCTACACCATACTGATTTAACATTTTTTTATCTTTTGATGCTTCGTTATATAACCATGCACCTAAAAATAAAACTTTTAATATACCAAAAACATGTGGACTATGTGGGTCACCTTCTTTTTCTGTATATCGATGGTGTTTACGATGTATAGCTACCCATTCTTTTGTAATCATACTTGTGGTCAACCATAACCAAAAACGCATAAAGTGAGTAATAACAGGATGGAAAGTTACACCACGATGTGCTTGACCACGATGAAGATAAAGTGTTACACAAAGTATTGTTATATGGGTTGCTATTAGAGTATAGATTAATTCTACCATGCTCTAGTATTTACTCTTAATGAAATTTAAATATATATGACTTTAGGATAAGGTTATTGCGCCATTTGTGACGCTTAAACCATTTGAAATATAGCCATCAGTAGCTACATTGTATGGATTATAGATGATTCTGTTATTGCCACCAACTAACGAATAAGGAGTGTTATAACTTGTAGCGTTTCCAACATCATACATATTGTTTGTTGTACAATTTTGTATTAAAAAGTTTTTTGCCTGTGTTGGTGTTAAGTTAGGGTATGCTTCTAGTATGCAAGCCAATAATCCCGTAACTTGAGGTGCAGCCATTGAAGTACCCGAAATTTTCATTAAATTATTATTTGAATTGTAAGGCGAGGGAACTACAGGAACACCTGAATTAGCAATATCATTTGATCCATTATTATCTTTAGATGACACACCCATTATAAAGGTTCCAGGCGCATAAACATGCACCCCAGGCCCTTGCTCACTGCTTGTATTTCTACGTTCTATATTAGTTTCATATGCTGTTGATAGGTTACCTGCAACGATTGCGTAACGGGCACCTGGGCAACCACCACGGTGATATTGCGAATCAGAATAACCACCCCATGTATTGTTATAATCAGGACCGCCAAATACTTCAATTTTAGAATTGTTATTACCCGCTGCAACTACAACATGGATACCTGCATTAACCATATCTAAAACTTCAGCCTCGTAAGTAGCTGAATAATAAGAATGGTAATACAATCCACCAATAACAAAACCCATCCAACCATAATTAGTTTTCATTTCATTTAGCGTTGTATAATCAGTTCCACGATAATATGTTGTGCCACGATAAAAAATTTGTGAGGGTAAAAGTGAACTACCTTCAGTTACATATGATCCCCAACTCATATTAACAACTGTGGGTCTTTTAAATCCTGTAGCAGGGTCAATTGGTTTATTAATATGCCATAATCGAATAACATCAAAAATATCTGTACCTGATATACCACCACCTTCACTACCTGCTAAAGCATCAAACTTAACTGCATAAATTCGTGCGTTTTTACCCCAACCTTGCGTCAATCCTGAAGCAGTGCTTGCAACATGCGAACCATGTCCATCATAATCTAAGTAAAAATTTGCGCTTTGAGTGCCTGGTAAACCGCTTGCAGTATACCAATTGATTTGTTGTAATCTAGAATTTCCGTTACTATCTAACCATTCATAATGCGTAGGGGTAATTCCTGAATCTTGTATAACGATATCCACTCCACGACCTGTTAACGTGTAGTCATAAGTGCTATTAATTGATGTTAAGTTGTTTGCAGCTAACCATGGGTCTGCTCGTCTAATACATCTTGCAAAAGCCCAATTCATATCTGACGATGTAATGTTAGATGTTTTAGTAAATGTATGTTGCTCAGATGTAGTTCTTCTAATAATAACGTTTGGATTTAGGTGAGGTGGAATTTCAACAGATTCTACTCGTGGGTCATTTTTAAGTTTTTCTGCTTCTTCATCAGTAAGTGCATAATGAGTAATTCGTTCACTCATTGGACGATAGTTAGCAATATCTACCGATCTATCAGGAATTGTTTCGCTGCCATTTTGACTTAAAAGTTCATCATGTAAACTGTCAAAATCTGCAGCATCTTTTATAACGACAGCATACTCTTTTTGTTCCATAATTTACCTTATACTATGTTGCCATTTAAATTAACCCAATTATTGTTGGCGTAACCTTGAAATTGGTTGGTAGTGCTGTTATATACTAAGTCGCCATTCATTGGAGTAAGGTTCGCAATTTGTGCAGTTGTAAAACTTCTTAATCTTAGAGGAGAGTTTGTTACAACAACTGCAGCACCTGCAGTGAGGTTTATATTTGTATTGGAAGATAAAGTTGGGACACCATTACCTGTACTTGCAAAATTAGCTGCCAATACATTACCTGTAAAATTTATGTGCGGTGAACTCATATCAATGTTACCTGAGTTATCCGCAGTAAAAAATAATCCGTTACTATTTGCTGTAATTGTGCTTGCCATAATATTTCTACTTTAAGGTGGAGTTATTCCCCATGATGAATTACTTAATATGCTTATTGTAACATTAGCGTTTACAGTTACAGGACTACTTTGAGTTTCTAACCCCGAATTAATAGTATAGTTACTAGTATAGGGATTAGGCAAAGTAATTTCATCTTGTACTCTAAGTCCACCTGTTATTGTTAAGCCTGCTTTTACTAACATGATAATATTTATCTAAGATATAATTAAAAAAAGGGTACTAAAAAGTACCCTTTTAAACTTAAGATTCCAAATGTTTGATTATTGGAAGCTAACGTTTTGAACTGCAATCTCACCAACGTAGTCAGCAGCATTACCAAAAGATGATGCTGTATTTGTTAACTCGATATATCCATAGCGAGTCATAAAGCTAACTACAGGCTCGAATGTTGTTGGATCTAGAACAACGCCACTGCTCATCAATGGAATGTATGGGCAATAGAACGCTGCTGCATCGGTCTCACTTGAACCTTTGTATCCAACTAATACTGATGTACCTGTTGGTGCATAGCTATCAACGAACACACGCATTGCGTTATTCAATGTACCAACAAGCTTTGTATTTGTTGGTGCTTCGAATGTACCTTCTGTGGTACGTGCAAATGCTGATGTTGTAGCACTTTGGAGAATTGTCAAGCTCTCGCTTGAAACAACTGCCCAATTACCTGCGCCACGGCGTGTACGCTGAGCGATCAAGTTTGCAACACGGTTGATTAATACTGCAAGAGCAGCATGCTCGTCACCGACGAATGTTGCTGTACCTGATACGGTAGCTTGGTTGTATGTAAACTCAGTTGCTGCAAGACTGCGTAATGATAAGAGAATTTCCTGATCAATTTCAGCAGTAATTTCTTGTGCAAGTGCTGCCATGATTTCAGCTTCAACATCGATACCGTGTTGTGACTGTGCATCTTGTGCAGCTTCAAATGTCCAACGTGCTTGCAACTTACGTGACTTAGCTTCAACAGCCTGACGTAAGATCTGTACGCTGATTTGACGGCCACCACTACCTTCAAGAACGCTTGTATCAGCAGCTACGTAACGTGTTTGGTTTGTGTTAACAACACCTGCTGTTACGCTACTTGCTGATGAGTAAGCTTGTGCAATCTTGAATGGTGATAATGCTTCTTCACCTGCTACTGTGCTTGTTGCTGCAGCACTTGTATCGTTCATGTTATTAGCATAACGAACACGCAATGTATGGATCTGACCAACAGGTCCTGTCATTGGCTGTACACCAACTAACTCGTTAGCAATAACGGTTGGCATAACACGGCGAATAACGGGAAGAATTACACGGTTAAGTGTAGCAATGTTACCTGCTGTAGTTGTTCCTGCACTGCTTTCCTGAAGCAACTGCTTGCGGGTGTTTTCTAAGATTACACCCATTGTTGAACGGCGAGTTCCTTTGAGACCTTCTAGAAGGGCTTCTTTTGTCTCACCCCAACGGCTTTCTAATAGTACTTTAGACATTTCTATTTTATCTCCTGTATATGTCAAATTAAAGCCCTGCCAAACGTTTGATCGCAATCACGTTATCACGCTCTTCCTCGACTTCAACATCTTTCTTAACGGCAGATTTATCACCTGTTACTGCAACACTTTCAGCAATCATTTGCTTTTTAGGAGCAGGTTTATCTGCACCTTGGTTTAGTACGGCAGGTAGATACTTATCATATGCAGACTTTAACTTTCCTGTCTGCACACTTTCGAGCAAGCCCTTCATTACCACGGCTTTTTCTTCATTTAATGTACCTAGCAATTCTGCCATGGTTTTTTCACGAAGATTACTTTCCTTAATAATTCGAACTTCACGCTCTTTACTTTCAACTAAAGTTTTAGCTTTCTTTACTTCAGTAATGGATTCAGCCAATTTCTTGTCTTTATCAGCTAATTGCACTAATAATTTACGTGTTTCAGCTTTCTCATTGAGATGCGTTGCACTAAATTCTGTAGCAAATGCTTCAAATAAACGACGACCAAAGGTGTTTTCACGTGCAACCTTAATGTCTTCTTTTAATTGACTTAATTCACCCTTAAGATGTTTAGTAACACTTTCGTTTAGACGTTTAGCACTTTCAGCAATAAATTTTGCCTTAAGTGTTTCTAATTGTGTACGTGCCTCAGCTACAAGTTTTACTTTAGCCTCAACAACTGCTTTCTTGTCCTCTGAGAATTCTTTAATCTCACGTGCAAGTGCATGTACAACGAACTGTTCTAATTTTTCACGACCTTCCATCTGCGCTTGACGATCACTACGCAATTCTTTAATTTCTTCTGCTAACTTAGTTACCATGAAATCATTGAATTTGCGAGCATTCTCACGTAGCGCAACTTTAGCTTTAACACGGTCTTCATTCATTGCTTTACGCTCTTCATGAAATTCCGAAATCTCAGCCTCAAGTCCTGCTGATACCATCTTATCAAGGGCTTCCACCATTACATTTTTGTCATGCTCGTACTTACTTGCGTATTCTTCACGCAATTCAGCACGTACTTGCTCACGTGCTTCATTCAACTTTGACTCCCAAGCCTCGTTAATTGCTCGACCTGTGTCTTCGTTGATGATGCCGTTATCAAGCAATGGCTTAATAGCATCAAACATTTGTATGTTCCCCTATAGTGGTTAGTCCGTATAACCCCGAACTGACGGGTATTAGTAAAGTTGAAATCATTTTAATTTCAACTCCTTAATTAAGTTAACAACAGATTCTTTTAGATATTTTTGAACTTGTGAATCCTTATCTAATTTACTATTCTTTAAGTTTTCTAGCACACGATGACCACCTTTCATGTTCATCAGACCTTCATAGATAGCTTTAGGATAAGCATTTGGTGCACTTGGTTGTGCTACAATGTCAACCGTTACAATTTCAAAATCGCTTACACGACCATTCATATCATTGACATTGCCACTACCACGACTAGAAACACCTAACTTTACGCCACTCTCTAACATGGTTGAAACTAAATTTCCCATTGGTGTAGGTAATATTTTTAACTTACCATAACCATTAGGACCATCCATCCACATGTTAACAATCATATGGGATACACGATCTAAGTTAATCTTTAAATCATCAGGATGATCGACTTCACCTAGTACGCTATATCCCTCTGTGATTTGAGCATTAAGTGTTTCCACCGCACGTTCAATTTCATCAACAGGATAAACACGCTCATTTGCATTTTTTACACCACCTTGTATGAAAATACCTTTCATATAAAGTGCTTTGGTTTTTTCATCACCTTCTTTGACAGATTCAAGAATTAATCCTGCTCTGTCAAATGTAAGGTGTTCACGCAAATATGCCATTATCTAAATTATCCTTATCGTACAATCTTCTTAACAGATTTTTTACTTTCTGCTACAGGACTGTGCTTATCTGATGCTGCATCTTTTGTTACAGGTTTTGGTGTTGACTCACCTTTTTCATTGAAGGTGCTGCCTGGGGCATTTTTTGCACCACTCATCAAATCACCACCCTGCTTTAAATAACCTGTGTTTGCTTTAGGACTTGTTGGTACACTCTCAGGATTACCTGAAAAATTTACAGGATTTGCACCTGTTTGTACAACTTTAGGCTTTGTCAATGCAGGACTCTTTCTGTTAGCACCATGGTCACCACCTTTTGCAAATTTGTCATATGTCTGACCACCAACTTGCTTAAGGTCTACAGCTTCAGCAACCATGCTTTCACCTTCTTCCTCTTCTTCTTCGCCTTCTTCTTCCTCTTCCTCGCCCATGTCACCCATCATTGCTTCAAATTCAGCCATGAGTTCATCAAGCTTATCTTCTAAATCTTGGATGTCGCCTTTAGTTGCAGGTGCTTCATCATCACCACCCATATCATCATCCATATCCATGTCAGCAGCATCTGCGTCCATATCAGCAACATCAGCATCCATATCAGCAGCATCAGTATCGAAATCCATATCCTCGATTTCATCTTCTTCTTCATCTGCTTCCATCATGCCATGCATACCTGCTTCTTCATTTTCAATCTCATCTAAGAGATCAGTTGACATGTCTTCGTTAACTTCTTCGTCCATAAGACTTTCGTAAATTTCACGTGACTTCTCAACTACAATCTCGTGAAACAATTGTTCTGCACGCTCTTGATCCTCATTGATAATAAGATCAATTAGCTTTTCAAATTTTGCTGTAGACATTTAATATATTCTCCTTAGGTAAATGGCTTGTGCTAGATTTATTTACCTCATATCCTAAAAAACATAGCTAAATGTGCTATTTTTTTACGTTTTTTATGAAAATATACAAATTGTAATAGAAATTAATACGATTGTATTAATTATAATAATTTTATAAACCACCCTCAGGAGCAGGAGGTGAGTATTGTTTTCTTATTTTTTTCAAACTTTCAGCACGTTCATACGTTCTAACTTCTTTAAAACGTCTAATTTTATTGATGGCAGCAAACGTTAAACCTTTAGTTTTACGTGACTCACCCCAACGTGGTTGACTATGATCATCTTCCACATCTTGCATGCCCTTTGGCGCAGCGTTATAAAATTCCATTAAGTACATAACTTTATTTATCTCATACTGTTGGAGGAATATTAGCCCCCGCTTCAGGAGCTGCCACAGGTGCTGTAACTTCAGCAGGTGGTGCACCTTCAGGTGCTTCTTCTTCACCCTCTAAGTTATCTGCAGTTTCCAAATCTTGTTCAATATCACTTGTCGATATGCCAACGCTACGTAAATCACTACCTTTTGCAGGCATTTCTTCAGGATCTGAACGTTCTTCATGCCATAACTCTTGGTTTTTCTTGATTTCTTCTTGCGATAAACCAAGAAAACGTTCTAAACAAAAACGTGTACTCATATATGGCAAAGCTGCCATAGTATTAAATGTATTCACTCGTGCTGTATCTAACTCAGCTTGACGATAACTAGCAAAATTTTGTGGCTCATTCATTCTTAAATCAAACAAACCACCATCTATGTTGAAACCACGCCAACGTAAAAATAACTTAAATTCTTCATTTAACTTACGTGCTACATAGCCTTGCAAACGTTCGCAATACTTATTAAAACGAAACTCTTGAATCATAGCTGTACCAACACGACCATCATTTAATGGCGTAGTTTGATCATCAGGACCCGTAGGCAAATATGAACTTGGAATACGTAAACCACGTGCTAAACGATTATTAAAATACTTTAAGTCATCAATTTCACCAAGGTTTTGTCCGCCTGGGAGTACTTCGACGCTACTACCACGACCTTCAGCAGTAGTTGGGAAGAAGTAATCCTCATTAATTGACAATGGGTTATACGTAGCATCAAGCACATTACTACCACCATGTACGCTAGGTATTCTACGTTGATGTATCTCATCTTTGATACGATTAACAAATTGCATAGCCATATGAGATGGCATATTACCTACATCAATTTTAAAAACTCTACGTTCAGGTGCACGTTGAACACGATAAATCAATATCGCATCTTCTAATAACTCTTTTTGCTTATATACTTTAAATATATTTTCTAGTATACTTTGTCCAAAAGGCCAATAACGATCTAAACCTTCAGTCAATGACAAATGCACAATGTGCTTAGCATCAATTGCACTTTCATTAATACCTAAACTAAAACGTGTTCCCGTTGTCCCATAAGGCTCATTGGGTACAGTATAAGAATATGGAGCACTATATCCTGCTGTGGGAGGTTGTGCTTGAAAATCAGTGGTTGTTTTTTCAGCAATAGTTAAATTTTGTAAGTTTGGGTTGATATCTTTGATAACATATTGCTCAGGTTTTTTACCCTCAGTTTCATTAACAATGACTTTAACAACTTTAGTCATGTCAATCCAATATAACTTAAAGTTCTCAGGATCACGCACAAAAACTTGATCTCCATACTTCACTGTATTTCGAAATATTTTAAATGCACGTGTATCAAATTCGTTTAATTTACACCATTGTTGTAACTGCTTTTTTAACAAATCTACTTCAACATCAGTGGGATCATCGTTAAAAATAATCTCAAAAGGTGTGCCATTTTGCTGATTACTTTGCGTACTAAACTCACTAAGAATATCTAAACAAGCATTAATTTCAGGATCAACGTCCATCATTTCATATTGATTATAACGTTCTATACGGTTTGGGTGCCCTGTATATACTTCAGGTAATCGACTTTGATAATTGCGAAAAGCAAAATCATTGTTCCAAGCACCCGTAGGTTCTTGTCCTGCACCTGCATTCCATGCACCTGCGTTACTGTTACCCCCGCTTATTGGTGATAGTGAACCGTGAAAGTTAGAGAATTTCTTTTTTAATGGCATTTTGTATTTATAATTTAGTTCTGCATATACAATAATTGGTCACTTACCATGCTATTATTTTCAGCTAATTTGTCCGTCATGCTCTCAAAACCTTTGGTTAACATGGCTGTTTGACGTTCTATAGCATCAACTAATGACTTAATAGGTATTAACTCTGCTAATTTATTCAATGGAATGACTGCTTCATCTTGTCCACCGTCACGTAAACGTGTGGTTAAAGGCTCAGTGACTACGCCACCATCGAACATTTTGCCTGGCTCGGTGCCTAAGCCTTGATTAATAGTAGCTAATTTTTGCCCATAACGTGGGTCAGTGGCATAACCTGTTAAACTTTGAGCTAAAATAGCATCATCAATAGTCTTAGCTTGTAATACTTCCTTATATCGTTGATTTTCTTTTAAGAATTTAATATAATCAGCAGCACTTTCTTCCATACTGCTATACTTTTTAAAGGCAGCTTGCTGTTTAACCATTACACCTTTAGCAACATCAAATTCTTCAGTTTCTGCCATTACACTAGGCTGACCTTTACCTGCCTTTATACCAAAGAAATTTTGACCACCTGAAGTGGATTTACCATACCCTGTTTCTAAAGCTGATTGCGCTACGCCTAACCTAGCAATAACCTCAGGATTTGCAACACCTTGTTTCTTAGCTTGCTCAAGCAAGGTGTTATACATTTTATCAACAAATTCTTTACGATCTTGTGTTGTTGCAACAGGTGTCGCAGTTTCTGTTTTCTTTTCTAGCTGTTTTTTTCTTTCTTCAGTTTTTTTGATATTTTCTTCTGCTTCTTTTACTTCTTGTTCTGCTAGTTCTCTTAATCGAGTAAGATGCTTTAATCGATTTTCATTTTCTACTTTAGCAAAACCTGTTGATTTTTTAAGTTCTAACTGTAATTCAACTTGATCTTTTGAAAAAGAATCAATTTTCATATTGTTCACAATAATTGAATCTTTATAAAATTTGATTTTATCATCAAGTTGGTTTACTTCACGTGTATCTTTTTTACGTTGCTCTGATGCGTCAAAAGCAGCTTTTGATTGATCACGTGAAGCATTCATTAGTTCTTGTTCAGCTTTTATACGATCATCCGTTAACTTTTGTAACTCAACTTTTTTAGCTTCAACTCCTGCAATGTCACCTGCCCGATATAATGCAGCTAATTGTTTTTTAGCTTGGTCTTCAGCAATTGACGCAGCAGTTGCTTTTTCAGTAGCTATATCAGTAATTTTTTTCTTTTCTTCTACTTTAGCTTCTGCTTTTTTAGTTGCTTCAGTTTTTTCTACCTTCGTAGGATCTTTTATACCTAATAGTTGTCTAACGTATTTTCCAAAGTCTGAAACATTTGCCCCAAAACCTTTAGCAGCATTATTGAATAAATCGGTTGCACTTTTAATACCACCTCCTGCTTCTTCTTTGGCTATAGCTTCTTTTCTCTGTTGATTTATTAAATCAGTCACTGCTTTAGTAGCAGGATCACTAACTTTACGCATTTCATCGATAATTTGTGGTAAAGTTTTGTCAGGAAATTGTTTTTGTAAATCAGCAATCTTATCTAATTTTGGTATAAAATCAAAGAATTTTGCATAGTCAACTGCTGCTATTTCCTTACCAATATCACCTGATACTTTTACTGCGCTTGATAATTGTGTTAATGTTTGTTTAGTTTCTCTACCAAACAACTGCAAATTATCCGTAACACTGCCAACACCTTGCATCATATTCTGTAAAAATTGTGGTGCAGTTTGTAATAATTTAGCATCTTCAGCCCTTGTTACACCACCCGCAGCAAGTGTTCTAGCTAATGAAGCACCCGCATCCTTCATACCTTCAGCACTCAATAACGTAGCAACTTGTATGCCATCTTGTAATACTTTTAAACGATCTTTATCTGCAGCATCACCTTTTGCAGTTTCCTCTATTAACGCAGCACGTAATTCTTCAATAGCCATAATTTGTTCACGGGCTTGTTCTTGTTCTTGACGTGTTGTACCTGTTAGAGCAGCTAATTGATCTAATTCTGATATATATTTTCCTGCAGCTTGTGATAACTTTTTAATATCTTTTTCTTGTTGCATGCCTAATCTTGCTTGCAAACTTAAGAACTTTAATGTTCCTTTCATTTGTTCTTCACGATCAAGCCCCATATATTGTAATTCTTTACCCAACTGACTTTCATATAAGTCAGCAGAAGTTTCAATAAATTTTTCTAAACCTTTAATAGTTGTAGGACCAATTTGGGCTAATTCTTTACCTGCGCCTTTGATAATTCCTGCAAATTGTCCTGCTTCAGACATAGCAAATGAAAGTTTTTTCATTTGCTCACGTAAGGTTGTCATGCCACCCGCACTAGTTAACGCAGAATTACTTAAATCTTTGAAAGTATCAAAAAGCTTATCTTTCAATTGTGCAAGCATAGTTGCAATTTCTAATTGTGCATCACGTGCTTTAGCCTCATATTGAGCAAATAACCCTAACCCAACTGCTGCTGCACCTGCAATACGACCAATCATACCAAGCGGACCCATCACCACCATGAGACCGCCAATAGTCATACTCAGATTACCAAAATCTCTTATAACTTGGTTGACTGCTTTACCAACTGTTTCTTGTTGCTTTGCCTCTAGTGCTAAGCCACGTTCACCTGAAATTAAAGCTTTAGTATATGCAATTTGTGCATCAATCATTGCATCAAAGACACGTTTTGCACCCATTGCAGCAGTTGTCAATATGTCTAAACCAACTGATGATGCAGATAAACGGTTATTTTGCTCACGATGCGCTTTAGCTGCAGCAGCATCAATATCTGCCATAGCTTGTTGATTAGCTTGATACGCCCTATATTGATTGTCTAGTTGTTGATTTAAACGATTAAACGTTGATTGTGTACTATTAACAGCATTACTTTGATTTTTTACTGCCTTACTCGATTCTTCAATTGCATCTAAATTTCTTCGCTGAGCACGTTCTTGTGCATTATTACTAGCCCTATTTACTCGATTAGTAGCAACACCAATAGCAGTGTTTACATTATTAATAGAGTTTGCTAACTCAGTGAACTTCTCATTGAGTTTATACATCAATTCAGGATCAAGTTGGTCTGCCATTTTTTATATGCCAAAATTATAGGATTAAATATATTTATCTAATATTATATACGGAGATTTAACTTCACTATGGAAAACAACCCACTAAAGCAGTATTTTAGAAGACCTGCTATACATATTCGTTTGCCAAGCAATCATCAATACACATCTGACGTGGTTGATTTTCCACCAACAGGAGAGTTACCTGTATACCCAATGACAGCAAATGATGAAATTACAGCACGTACACCTGATGCCTTATATAATGGTTCAGCAGTAGTTTCTATTGTCCAAAGCTGTGTTCCTTCTATTAAAAATCCTTGGGCTTTACTAAATTCTGACTTAGAAACCATACTAATTTCCATAAGAATTGCTACTAACGGTGATGAAATGGATGTTGATACTACGTGCCCTAATTGTAAAAACTCTAATCGGTATGGTATCAACCTTAGTAAATTATTATCAACAATTACTATTGGCAATTATAACGAAGAACTAGTAGTTGGAGATTTAGCAATAAAGTTTCGTTCTATTACCTATCAAGATAACAACACTGCAAGTGCTGAACAATTTGAAATACAACGTGGACTAGCACAATTAGAAAACTTTGAAGATGGTGAGGCTAAGAATAAGGCAGCAAGTGAATTATTAGTACGTATGAACACACTTACACAGAAAATACTTGCTAGAAATATTGAATATATTAGAACACCTGAAACATCAGTAGCTAATCAACCATTTATTTTAGACTTTTTACAGAATTGTGATAAAAAAATGTATGATTTAATACGTGATCACAATATTGAGTTACGTGAAAGTAGTCAATCTAAGCCACTAAGGTTTAAGTGTGTTAGTTGTCAACATGAATATGATCAAACCATAACATTTAGTGTTACCGATTTTTTCGAATGAGGCTTCTCTATCTGTCTCAAGATGACATAGAGAAGCTAGTAAAAACCTACGAAGACGAAGTTACTACCATCAAACGCAATGCATTAAAAGCTGCATGGTACATGCGTGGCTCATTATCATATGTTGATGCCATGAATCTTTCACCATCTGAGACTAGTATTATTAACAAGTTGATTGATGAAAATCTAGAAGTTACTAAGAAAAGTGGATTACCATTCTTTTAAGATGACCTAACGGTCATCTATTCGTGTACTAGCTTACGCTATCGCTACAGCTACGTACACTCATTTTTTTCTATTATTATTTTTTTGCCTATTTCTTTTTTGCAAAAAGGTGGATAAATGTAAAGTTAATTGCATATATCCACGATTTATAATCTTTCTTCCCTGCCTACTTGCGTAGAAGGTGCTCACTTCGTGTATTTTACTCAGGTAGGTTTGACTATGTCACCCCGAAACTTGTTAACAAGAAATACACCGCATACACTGTAAAGTTAATAACCGCAGTGAGTTAGTTATTAACACAGTCTCGACCCTTTTCCACTATCATCATGATCGAGCACTTGGTAAAAAAATAGTATCTTTACCCCAACCTACTTTACAGTAGATCCAACTATTACGACAATAGAAACGTGATATACCTTGGGTATCCGTTTAAGCGTCCTTGTAACCATAATGGTTTTTCGGATAGTCTATTGAAGATGCTGTAGAACTCAGCTAAGGCATTGACCAACTTTCATCAGTTTACCTACGTTGCGTTACTAGGTCATGCAACCGTACCCATTGTTCTATAAAACAGCCCTTAGTTTGAGACCTGAGAATGTTTTTTGAATATACCTGAGTTGAGAGTGAAAAATGTGTCTAATTCTGAGATAATCCATACACCGTAATCAGGACTTTTATATACCATATAACTTGGTACATCCCACTTTACAGTGTCTTGGACAGCAATGTAACGACCTTTATGATTAAATTTCATAAACAGCACGTTTAAGTCATGCTCGTCGCTTACATCTAATAGTTGTTGTAACCAACCATTCAATACTTTGCAATTAGTTAGTAGTTGATGAAAAGGAAAGTCTCCATAGTTTTTGCATTCAATATTGAGCAATGGAAACGACACCCCAGGTATAATATCCCCCTTAAAGCTGCGTACCTGCCCTTCATGCAATACTTCTTTACGTCCCTTATTTGATCCACCAACATATGCGCCACTATTTGGAACACGAATAAAAGATTCATTATACCTATCACTTAAGTATTTTGCAATCTCTCGTTCAAAACTACTTCCTTTAATTTTACTTGCTGATGGCATAATCCCTACTTATACCCTATGCTGCCAAACTATTTTTTTCATTTGACAACTGATAACTTGTAAACCCACCTTCTTTGACCACTTGTAGCACGTTAGTTACACGACTTACAAGCTCATCACGATGTGAGATTAACCAAACTGATTTGTCCCTGCGTCTGCCTAATTCTTTAAATAACATGACCGCATTTTCTACACCAACACTATCTAACCCATTATCAATCATTTCATCAACAAATAATAAGTTGATACCTTGGTATAAATTTTCCCATACATCCCTAAAAGCAAATGATAGGGATAGTATTAATCTTGTACTTTCACCACGACTAAAGTTACCATAACTTAGCTCACGACCTAATTCAGTAATTTCTACCGATAAATCGTTTTGAAACTTCACACGATGTGGTAAACCCATCTTATCTAAATAATGACTCAAACGTGAATTCAAATAATTTAGATTTTGGTCAATAATTTTCTTACGCAAAAAGCTTTTCTTATTGGTCAGTAAATCTAACAAATATTCTTGGTGCTTTAACATACGTGTTAAATCATTCAATTGATCATATGACACTACCGCAATACTATTAGTCATCATGTCATTAATTTGCTCTGCATAAGGATCAACTTCTTCAAAACGCTTTTCTAACGCTTGTTCCAACTTTTCAACAGTGCTTTGATGCTTTAAAGCTGCTTCTAAAGTACTGTATATGGTAGTAGGCTTATCACCTAACTCACCTACCTCTAACTTTACGTTGTCATATTGTTCGTTTAGTGCATCAATATCATTGTCATGAAGTGTTGTAGTTTGTTGAAAATCTTGCTGTAATTTCAATGTTTTTTCAGATAAAGAGTCAATAGTTGACTTATGATTTAACGCTTCTTCTAATGTTTTATAGTGTACAGCAGGAATTGTTGGTATATTACCAATATCTTTAAGTATAGTATTATATTCTTTTGCCTGATTTTCTGCTGTACTTAATTCAGTTTTCAGTTCAGCTAAACGATCTTCTTTGTTTTTTAGCGTAAGCTTATGTGTTTGATCATGATAATCTTGACCACATGCATAGCATTTATGATCATGTAACTTCACTAATTCTTCGTTAATAGTTGCAATTTCTTTATTCAACCGTGTACAAGTAGCATTGCTAGCATCAAATAATTTCTTAGTATTATCTCTTGTAAGAGTTTTATCCTTAATTTCAGAAATAATTTTTAAGTTTTTAATTTCGATATTAATATCAATATTTTTTAACGCATTCATCTGCGTAACTATTGCTTCTTTATTTTTCTTGTAAGTTATTACCGCATCATTATATCGTTTGTTTAATTTTGCTGTTTCCGCAGTAAAATGAGTTTTGGCATTGGTTAGCTTAGTATAATTTTCATTATACTTTGATAGTGTGCGATGTGAGGCAAGTTCTTGTTGAATATCAATTTTGTATAATTCAACTAATTGATTCGTATAATTGGCAACATCCTCATCTTTTTTGGTAATCCATAGTGCTTGTCTACGCTTAAGATTATCAATTTGTTCTTGTATTTTGGTGTTTGCGTCTTGCAACCCACGTATTTTAAATTCTTCTTGTTGAATTTGATCTTTTACTGAACGATTTAATTCTTTAATACTTTCTGCTTTTTCTGAAAGTATAGTAATACCAAGTAATTGTTCAATAATTTCACGTTGGTCTGCTGCTTTAAGTGCTAAAAATGGTTCATTATAAGTGTTTAAGGCAACAGTATGCTTAAACATCTCAGAAGAAATTCCAACAACGGATTCAATTGCAAGCTGTGTTTCACGACTATCTCCTTGACTTTCATTTTCATCTTCTGAGAATTCTTGCTCAGCATTATCAACATAAAATTTAAGTATATTTGGTTTACGACCACGTTCAATACGATATTCTGTGCCATTTACCTCAAAGTCTAAAGTAACTAACATATGTTTACCGTTAGTCAGGTTAATTAAATTATCTCTTTTAATATTATTAAGTACGCTACCATATAATACATAGCACAATGCTTGAATAATCGTTGATTTACCTGTGCCATTACGTGCACCATCACCGCCTAAGTCACGATTTTCACCAAGAATAAGTGTTAAATCGTTGCGAGCAAAGTTAATATACTGTGATACTGCACCAACAGATAAGAAGTTTTTAATCGATAGTTGTTTTATAATTATCATAGATTTTTATAGATATTGAGCAATAATTGCTTGTCAAACTTACCCTCATCAAGTTGTTCAATTTGGGATAGTACTATAGCATCAACGGATTCAAATTGCAAATTGGCTTCAAAATTATTGTCAGTTTCAATATCCACTCGTTGTGGAATCATAGTCATTTCACGCAATTTATATTCTTTCATAATTGTTTCCTTTATGCTGCTAGACTCCTCATAACTTATATCTGTATCAATAGTGATGCGTAAACACCCATTTTGAATCAGTAATGAGTCAGGGTTTTCTAAAATTTGTGTTAAATTATATGTACGAAATTTAGGTTGATTAGGCCACGAATGATAAGTTGGTTTATCGCCCCATGCTAGTATCATCATGCCACGATCATCATCATTTACATCACTATAATTATGCGGAAATGCGTTACCAATATATGTGATGTTTCCTTTTGTTTGGCGTTTATGAAAATGTCCTGTAAAAACATGGTCAAAATGTTGTAGTTGATTACGATTGATTTCACCATGATCAGGCATTTCAACCATAGCATTCATATAGAATGATGGTAATTCAAAGTGACCAAACAAGTATTGTGCGTTTAACTTTTGTAATTTTTTATAATCTTCACCAATAAGCCATGGTGCAATGATGCAATCCCCATCAACAATCCAATCGTTACAAATAATAATTCGATCAAGGTGTTTTGCCCATTCCATACTCTGTACATCACGACGATCTCTATAATACAAGTCATGATTACCCACGATGAAATATATTTTTTCAAAGTTTTCATTGAGTTTTTCTAGTGCCCGTAAACTATAATTTTGTGTTAGTACATTAATTGTTGCACGATTATGGTTCCAATCACCTAGAAAAAAACATGTTTCACACCCATGTTTTTTAGCGGTTGCTATAAACCATTCGACAAATTGTAAGCAGTCTTCGTTATGTTGTATACTATTGTTCTTTAGACCAAAGTGTATATCGGTAAAAACTGCTGCTTTTTTAAATAAATTAGTCATTCAAAGAATGTACTGTAGCTTGTATGACAAGTCAAAAAATTAGGATTCCTCAGCAAATTGACGTGACCAACTTGGATTTAACCCGTTAGCCTCTAGTATGTCATCACGTATACCTTGATTTTTCTTTTCTGTGTTCAATACTCGACAGAAAGAATTAGTAATGGCTGCGGTATAATACGCAAAAGGATTGCTAGATTTAGCTTCGTTAAATCGTAAACCAACATAAGTCAACTGTAAAATTGCTGCGCCACGCATTTCATCATTATAGGTATAACCACGCCAATTAAACCTCATGGCATATTTTTCACACAGCATAAGATACATTTTTGCTAATTTGTTAGTAATTTGCCCTTTATCTTTGTCAAAGTGCCCTGTATAGATATCTCCCTGCCAATGTGATTTACCAACACAATACATTTGGTTACCTGCTTCAGCATAGCGAAAATGTTGGAATGGTGGAAAATTAACACGAACATGACTCATATCGTTCATGCCCATTTCTTTGTTTAGTTTAGGATCATCTAAATCCTCGTAAGTTACTTCTTCATCCAAATCAAATTCAAATAATTCACGTGCTGATTTCTTTTTGTCTACTTTTCTAGCTTGTTTTGGTGCAAGTGGTATGTGATCCCATGTCATCACTCTGAAAACTAAATCAATATGGTCAATAGTGCTTGGGTCAATTTTAGTACCACTTTCAACTCCTAAACGATACGCACGATTTTCTTTTGCTTTTTGGATAACTTCAGGACGTAATGCAATGGCTAAGCTATTTTCAAGTGATACACCTTCTTCATAATCAATAATGTAATCATATTGATGGTCTTCAGGTTCTCGGTAACTGCAGTAAGTATTTTTGCTTAGGTGTATTTCTTTTAGTATGTCCTTATTATTAAGGTAGTTAAGGGGTTTTTTAATGACTGTCATAGGGTTCCAAATGTTATAATACCTGTATTGTTGCACAGTTACAACAAAAAATCAAGAAATTTGGATTTATACAGGTGGATAGAGAATTATTTACTGCTATGAATTATAGATAAAAATACGACTTTTTAAAATCATAAATATAAAAAGAAGGGTAGAATCATGTCATCAAAAGTACCATCACAAGCAGATTTACAAGCTAATAGAACGGTTCTTGAAAATCGTAATGCTAATTTAGAAAAATTAAAAGCTAAAGCATTAGCTAATGGTAGTGCGAATACTGCGGCTGAATATCAGCGCATGATTAATGAGAATAATATTAAAATAAATGATTATACTGCCAATATTAATAACTATACTAATTATTTTAAAGCAGAGACTGAGCAACTTAATTATGAAAAATGGGTTGAAGGTGGCACGAAAGGAACGGAAGCAAACCCTATACCATCAAGCATTAAAGCTCAGACTACAACCACTGTTACTGAAGTATCCACTGATTCAGGTGGCGGAACTTATACAGTTAGTAGGGCAAAAGATACACCCAATGCAACTAGTCAAGGTTTACAATCAAACGCTGATAAGTTAAAAGCACAGTCAGAATTGTATTTGGTTGATCCCAATACTACAGCAGGGCAAAAATTATTACAACAAGGGTTAGACAATGGCACTATTACCCAAGCACAGTTAACAGAAATTAAATCATTATCGCCTGATCAACGTTTTGATAAAGCATCTGACATAGCAAATCAAGGAATCTCACTTGAAAGCCAAGCACAAGCTGCTATGACACGTGGTGAAACATCAGTAAATTATGCGCCTAGTACCACAACAACCCGTGTTAACACTGTTACTACTGATACAGGTAATGTAAACCCAAGACCGTTAACAGGTGCTGTTCCTGAAGCAGGTATTACTACTCAAAATGTTGGCAATCTTACGGTACAAGCAGTTAATAACAATAACGGTACAACCTCTTTAACTGCGCCATCAGGTTTAAGTGTTACTGTTGACAATAATCCTGTTGCTGCGACAAATGCAAATACAATTATAAATCCTGCAAGTGATCCTAACACAAACCCAAATACTTCGCCTGTTAATACACCTTCGCAAGTAAGTTCATCAGACATTGCTGCAGAATGGCGTGGACAAGCGTTACAAGCACAACAACAAAAAACTGATGCAGAGGTAAGATTAGCAAGCACTACGCAACAACGAGTACAAAATGATTTAGAAATTGTACGACTACGAGAACAAATTTCTAATCCTAATACAGCACCTGATGCAAGAAATATAGCAGAACAACAACTTGCATCATTAACTAATGAAAATAGTACGCTAGCTATACAACAAAATGCGATTACTTCAGAAATACAAAATTACCAAACTGCTATAAATCTTTCTACTGCTAATGCAGAATCTGCTGAAGCTGCCCCTGAAGGAGTTAATAATCCTGTAGCTCAAGTTGTTGGCGAAGAACCTTCAATATTATTGACACCTGAAACACAGAATGAAGCTGCATTTTTAGAAGCCAATGGTGCTGTATATAATGAACCACCAACCATAGATCCTGCAACTAGCGGAGAAAATTTTGTTGATTTTGATGATGCACCTATACCACGTAGTCAACAAACCATTGACCCAAATAGTGATGCAGGTCTTGCAGCATTGGAAGGCATTGATACACCAAGTATCGATCCTGCCTTTGGAGAAGATGAATATGGTGCAGGTGGCGAAACAATTGGCCCAGGCGCAACCATCGGCGTTCGTGCACAACCAAATACAGATCAATTTGTTGGTGATTCTAATAATAGTAATCAATCACCTGCTGTAAAATTTCAAAAAGCTGCTGATTGGCGTGTACGCATTAGTTTAGCTCCAAGCGCAACCTATTTGTATAAAGACCCAAAAATAAGTAATAAAGATATATTATATCCATTACAATCAACGAATGGTGTAATATTTCCTTACTTACCTACTGTACAGTTAAATTATACTGCTAATTATGATGCAACTGAACCTACACATAGTAACTACAAAATTTTTAGTTATCGTAATAGCGCAGTAAGCGATATTCAAATTACAGGTGATTTTACTGCACAAAACGTATCCGAAGCCATATACTTACGTGCTGTAATACATTTTTTTCGTAGCGCAGCTAAGATGTTTTATGGACAAGATCAAGCACCTAAAGCAGGTACTCCACCACCCTTACTTTACTTAAGTGGTTTTGGTGAATATCAATTTGATAATCATCCTATGGTGATTAGTAGTTTTAACTATAGTTTGCCCAATGATGTAGATTATATCATGGCAGGTTCAGTAAGCGGTGGTATTAGACAAAGTAATAATCAAAACCTTAGCCCACCTGCTACATCAACTAATCCATTTTTAACACAGTTTAATCGTTTAGTAGGTAGTAGGTTAGAAAAAGGTGCATTGAATAGACCACCTGAATTTAGAACAGTGATAACAGGTGAAACAACCCGTATACCTACAAAGATACAAATACAACTAACTTTCCATCCGATAGTAACACGTCGAACGATAAGTAATAAATTCAGTTTACGTGATTATGCAACAGGAAAATTATTACAAGGAAGCACCAACGCAGGTTTTGGTGGAGGAGTATGGTAAATGAAATATCCATCAACTAGCCCTTATTATCTAACCAACGTAGTCAATAATGCTTACTTAGACGTTATGACTAATCGCCCTATACCTATTAATACAGGTGATGTATATTGGGAAATTACATCAACTTACCATTTACGTCCTGATTTATTAGCTTTTGACTTATATGATGAATCAAAATTATGGTGGGTATTTGCACAGCGTAACCCAAATACGTTGGTAGATCCGTTATACGATTTTGTTCAAGGCAAAAGAATATATCTACCTAAAGCAGAAACATTAAAAGCAGTGTTAGGATTATAATGGAAATAACAGTAAACGGATTTACATTTGTTCTTTCACCTAGCAATAGAGTAATTGTCAAAGGTGGTGGAATTCGTGGTTCAGGTATTGACCTTGGCTCAATTGATTCATTTACACCTAGTTCTTTTTTAGGTGGCATTAAAGGTGTTCCTGCAGCATCAAATGTACAAGATCAACTTCAGGCAACTGCCGCTAACATACCTGAAGTTGTTGCAGCACTACAAACTAAACCTAAAGAAGAAACAGCACCACCTGCAACTGAATCAAAACCTGTTCAAGAAGAACCTTTACCACCCGCAGCAACCAATAGTGCCAATGAAACTGAATCACAAAATGAAACATATACAGGCGCACAAGATGATAATACGCCAAGAGAAACAAGTCAATCAGCAGCAGCATCTGAAACAGGGTCAGAAGTAACTGATGATATGCGTGGTGGTGTGCCTACTGAAGCACCTACAGTAAATCAAGCAAGTGCTGCAAAAACACAAACTGCTAGTAATGATACGTTGCCTGGTCGCCGTGTGTTTAACCCTTTATCACAATTATCAAGTTATACCTATCAGATTACTTGGTATATGGTTAATCCTGATGCCATAGCAAGTTTAAATAATTCTAACTATACAAATATTAATACATTTTTGCCACAAGGTAGTGGTGGACAGCCACAAGCTTATGTTATAGCGCAAAGTGGTGGTGTGGGGGATCCAAAGTATAGACCTCCTGGGATTTATTATGATTACTATATCGACGATTTACAATTTAAAACGGCGTTGAGAATACCTGGCGGTCCTGCTAGTGGTATGAATTTTGAGTTTAAAATTGTTGAACCAAATAGTTTTGGCTTAGCTACTCAACTTGTCATGGCAGCAAATACGTTATACAAAAATAGTAAAATACTTAATAACAGAGATCCCAAGAAAACACCCTTACCATTGGATCAACATTTTGTACTTGCTATACGTTTTTATGGTTATGATGAAAATGGAACTGTTATTGATGCAACTAAGTTTTCATCTAAAGATACTATGGGTGGTAACCCTAGCGCAGTATTTGAGCGTTATTACTTAATTAAAATTACTGAATTTAAGTTTAAACTAGATGGTAAAGCTACTACTTACAATATTAAAGCAGCACCTGTGCCCATGTCTGAGGCATATGGAACAAAACGTGGGTTAATTTCTACACAAATTTCTTGTAAAGGTGGCAATGTTGAATCTGTATTAACAGGTAATGATGGATTAATTACACAATTAAATAAAATACAAGAAGATTTAGTCAAAAGTAACTTATATAAACTAGCGGACAAATATGAAATTAAGTTTGAACAATCAAGTATTATACCACAAGCTAAACTTAATAATGCTAAGCAAGATAAATCTAATACAGTAACATCTCCTGTCAATAGCACTGTAGATAATAATCCACAACAAGCAGCTAAAGCTGTAGCATTATCAACGGAAACAAATATTCCAATTACACCACAACCTATATTATCAGCTATTGATAAAATAATTTCACAAAGCGAATATGTATTATCAGCATTAAATCAAGTTAATACGCCTGATTCGTCTACAGGTGAAACGGATCCTAAACCACCATCAAAAGAATTAAATTGGTACCATATTAATCCTATTGTAGAACCTTATGGATGGGATGAATTACGTAAAGATTGGGCGTATAAATTAACTTATCAAGTACATGAGTATAAAATACCTTATCTAAGAAGCCCATATACAGGTTCACGAGCAGAGTACAGCGGACCACACAAGCGTTATGAATATTGGTTTACAGGGCAAAATAGTGAAATAATTAATTATGAACAAACCTATAATGGGTTATACTATTTGTTATTTGCTCAAATTTCAGGTGATAATAAAACTATATCTGATGGTAACGGTAATGCACCTATAGCAGCAGTTGGTGGTCCGCCTCAAGCAACAGATAGTAGCGGTGGTGGCATTGCAGGTGGACAATCTGCACAAATTCAAAACTTCTTATATAGCCCAAAAGATCAAGCACAATTTAAGGCAACTATATTAGGCGATCCTGATTACCTAACACAAAGCGTAGGTATGAACACACTGAATACTAATTTTTATAAAAAGTTTAGTGTATATGGTTATGATGGGTTTACTATAAATCCTAATGGTGGCGAAGTTTTTATAGAAATAACCTTTAAAGAACCTGTTGACTATAATGCATCGATTGACCCTAATACACGTGTTGTTTCTTATAATGATGAAAATGGTTTATTAGGTATTAATCAAAGTGTAAGTTTTTATAGCCCAAAATTGTTTAGTAATCAAGCAGCAGAGAGTAAATCTTTAGTATATATGTTGGTTACTGTGACAAGTTCGTTTTCACGTGGACGTTTTACGCAGGAATTAAGTGGTGTTCTCATCGACCCAGGTGCCTTCTTCCAACGTCGAAAACAAAGTGGTGGACAACAAAACGGGCAAAACCCACGAGAAGAATCACAAGTTGCTACGCAGAATAACCAAAATCAACGAGCAGGTGATTTGGTTGTAGCCCCACAAGTGGGTAGTCAGCCACCCTATGATGAGTCTACCGAGCACACCCCTAGTATCGTCAACCAAACTAACAATGATGACAACGATAACAGAAATGAAAATGCTAGATTATTAGCAAGAGTACCTGCACCTGATAGCACACGTGAAGAGCCTCCACCAACATAGAGTATAACATATGGCAAATAATATACAAAAATCAACGGGAGTACCTGAACAACTTAAGACTGACCGTGGTAATGCGTTCTTAATTTCAGAACCACGTATTGGCATTGTTAAATCTACTATTGATGCATGTCATAGCGGTATAATACAAGTATGGATAGCAGGTTTACAACAAAGTAATAATCCTGAAGATAATGCATATTGGATTCCTGTGCGTTATATGAGTCCATTTTATGGTGTATTAGATAGTAGCAGTGCAGGTGATTCTTATGGTGACTTTAAAAATAATCCACAAAGTTATGGATTTTGGGCTACACCACCTGATATAGGCACTGAAGTAATTTGTGTATTTGTTAATGGTTCGATTAATCAAGGTTATTATATAGGTTGTATACCTAAGGTTGAAGCACATAATATGGTTCCTGCGGTGGCGCCTGGGAACAAGCGGTTTATTCCAAATAGCACAGAAGCTAGTGCTTATGGTGCAGCGGATGCATTACCTACAAGTGAAATTAATACTAATAACGATGGCGTTAATGATAGTTCTACTTTTTATGATCAACCACGTCCTGTGCATAGTTATCAAGCGGCAATTTTAGCACAACAAGGACTAATTCGTGATACAACACGTGGTGTAATTAGTAGTAGTTCATATCGTGAAACACCAAGTAGAGTATTTGGCATCAGCACCCCAGGTGGCGAAATCTACGAAGGTGGTTTTAATAACAAAACCATTAAACAAGCTATTAAAAACGAAAAAAATCCTAAAAAGTTTAAAGTAATTGGGCGAACAGGTGGTCATTCATTAGTCATGGATGATGGTGATATTGAAGGTGGTAATCAACAAATAAGATTACGCAGTGCAGGTGGTCATCAAATTACAATGAGTGATGATGGACAAACATTGTTTATCATACATAGTAATGGTCAAAGTTGGGTTGAGTTAAACAGTGAAGGTGCTATTGATATATTTTCTACTAATAGCTTTAATGTTAGGACATTAGGTGATATTAATTTTCATGCTGACCAAAACATTAACATTAATGCTAAAAAAGAATTACGTATTAAAGCAGAGAGTATTGGTATAGAAAGTGACACAACATTGACCCAACGTGTAGGCACTGATCATGCAGTTAGTGCGGGTGGCAAACATACAATGTTTGTTGGTGGTGCCATGAGTTTACAAAGTGGTGGAGATGCTAGTTTTGCTAGTAAAGCCACAACCTACATTAATGGCGGTCCTGACATTAACCTAAACACAGGAGCAACAGGAACAGTACCTGAAGAAGTTCCAAAAAATGAACCTAAAAATCATAATGATACAACTTATTCACAAGAAAAAGGATGGTTTAGTTCACCTTTAAAATTACAAAGTATTGTATCACGTGCACCAACACATTATCCCATGGCAGAAACTGATGGTTCAACAGGTGGTGTGGCAGTACAGGCTAATTTAGTAGCACCTGCTTCGCCACCACAGCCACCTGCAGCAACACAAGCTGTTATAGATTCTGCACCAAGTGCACCACAAACTCCTGTATCTTCATCAGTTACCGCAGCTAATTCTAATATACCTATACCATCAAAGAATGCATTACCTACGCCAACTACATTAGCCATGGTGTCACAAAATGCAGTAAACAATGCAGGATTAAGTACAGCAGCAGCAACTGCACAAGGTGTTGTAGGAGCAGGTGTATCGACGGTAACACAGATGATGAATGCAGGGCTTATGAAGCCAGGCGCAGACCTAGTTATCCAACGCCAATTACAAGCAGGATTACCCGCAGATAAAGCTATTACATCAAATTTATTAACAGGTGTATTAGGAGCATCTACGCCACAGCAATTGTTAAACAATGTTGGTGCACAAGCTAGCGCATTTGTACAAAATGTAAACCAAGGTGTACAACAGCTACAAGCAACAGGAGCAATAACTTCTAACTTAGCACCTACACAAGTAGCAGGTATGGCAATGGCAGTTGCTAATCAAGGATTATCAACAGTAACACAAGCCTTAGGTGGTAACGCACAAGCTGTGGCAAAAATTGGTGGTGACATTGCTAGTGGTAATTTTGCAAGTGGTTTAGCAGATAAATTGGCAAGTGGTGGGGCAGGTGTTGCAGCTAGTATAGGTGGTGCCATATCAGGTGCATTAACAGCGGCAGGTAGTGCCATAAGCGGAGCAGCAGGTGCATTAGGTGGTGCACTTAGTGGGGCAGCAGGTGCACTTAGTGGGGCAGCGGGGGCATTAGGTGGCGCAGTAGGTGGTTTATTAGGCTCAGTAACAAGTAAAGCAGGGCAATTAATTTCATTATCTGAGCAAGCATTCCGTGGCATTGAAGCATCATTTACAAGTTTTAAAGCAAACGTACCAAATGTGGGTGGTGGTGGCAATCCTGTATTACCACAAAGTGACACAGTGAAGAAATTTGCAAATGTTGCACAATTAGAAAAAGAAGTTAAAGATGCAAAAAACACTTATTATGGTGATAAGACAGATGAAAATAAAGCAGCATGGGATGCAGCGTTAGAAAAATTAAAACAAGCGGAGCAAGAAGTAGAAAAAGACGCTAAATCAATTGTTGCAGGTGCAGCGTCAGGTTTACCAAGTGCAGTAGGTGGGGTTATTAACGCACAGAATATGCAAGGTTTGGCTAATAAAATTACGGGTGGTATTGCAGAAGTTGGTACTAGTGCAACAAGTGGACTAAACGCCCTCCCAGGCGGCATCACCACTATGATGAATACCGTAAAGAATGCGATCCCTGGTACCGCCACCTCCAACCCACTTGCCCAAATTGGTGCAGCAGTAGGTTTAGGTGCTGCAGGAAGTTCAATTAATAATATCTTACAAAATGCATCACCTGCAGCAGGGTTAGTTAATTCATTATCAGGTGCAGTAAATAATACCTTAGCCAAAGCAGCGGGTGGGTTAAGTTCATTACCTAGTGCAATATCTGCGCCTAATATTAGTTTAGATGCTATGAAAGGTGAATTAACAAAATCAGCAGGAGCTATAACAGGTAAATTAAATGCAGGATTAGGTTCACTAGGATCAAGTGCAGGTGCCTTTAAAGTACCAACTATTGCAACAAATACATTTAATAACGATGCTATAGTGGCAAAAGCAGGTAGTTTAGTAGGTGATTCTAGCATACCTGCACCTGTGTTTACCCCACAACCTAAAAAGCAACAAGATCCTGATGAACAATTATCAGCATTAGAACAAGCATATCAAAAAGTACAAGAAGAAACAGCAAAAAGTAAAGAACTTCTTTTATATAGACAAAAGATTAGTCAGAACTATGAAGAAGGAAAAATTGATAAAGACGCTTATCTAAGATTATTGAAACTGTGGGTAGAAAAGGCAGATGCAAGACTTAAAAGTCAAGAAGCGGCTGAAGCAGCATATGCAGCATTACTTAAAGGTGAATCAGCAGGTGATGGAACTGCTACATAACATAGGTTATAAATAATATATTATGGCTACATACTACGGATTTTCAACGCAAGAAATAGGGCAATTAACACGCCTCACCGAACCAGGCAAAGACGGTGGCGTTGCAGGTATTTCCAAACCTGTTCCTATAACTAAAAAATTCACACTAGTTGATCAAAATCTTGTTATTCGTGATTTATTAAATGCTTTTAATATTAGACAAGGCGACAAAGTCGGTCAACCAAGTTACGGTTGCGTACTATGGAATTTTGTCTTTGAACCAAACAACTTAACAGTACTTGGGCAGATTGAAGATGAAGTACGTCGAATTGTTAATTCTGATCCAAGAATTATTCTAAATTCAGTTTATATTAATAATCAAGAAAATGGCGTATTGATTGAATTAGAACTTGCCTTTACACCATTTAATACACCACTAGATTTAGGAATTCTTTTAGATAGGAATTTAGGGGTCGCTACAACGGTATAAATATCAATATAAGGACAACATATGGCATCTAGTAGCAGACAAAGTGCGCTTTTTGGTGTACAAGATTGGAAAAAAATATATCAAACTTATCGTGAGGCTGATTTTGTAAGCTACGATTATGAAACCTTACGTAAAACATTTATTGACTATCTTACTACCTACTACCCCGAAACATTTAATGACTACATAGAAAGTAGTGAATTTATCGCATTACTTGATGTAATGGCATATATGGGTCAAGCACTTGCTTTTCGTAGTGACCTTAACGCACGTGAAAATTTTATTGATACAGCAGAAAGACGTGACAGTGTTATTAAACTTGCCAATCTTGTTAGTTATACACCAAAAAGAAATATTACAGCACAAGGTACTTTAAAAATAACTGCTATACAAACTACTGAGGATATACGTGACATCAATGGTACACCACTAGCTAATCAACCTATACAGTGGAATGATCCTGCTAATCCATATTGGCAAACTCAATTTAATTCAATTATTAATAGTTCGCTTATTAGTAGTCAGTACGTTGGTCGCCCAGGCAACTCTGCCACCCTACTTGGTATAAAAACTGATGAGTATACGTTGAGTATCCCTGGGGGGTATTTGCCTATTGTTCCATTTGTAGCACAAGTGGATGGTGTTGATATGAACTTTGAAGCAGTTAGTGTAACTAGTTTAAATCGTGATTATCTTTATGAAATTCCACCTGCTCCTAGTGGTGCATTTAACATATTATATCAAAATGATCGTCTAGGTTTTGGCAGTGCTAATACAGGATGGTTTGTATATTTTAAACAAGGTGTACTACAAAACGTTGATTTTAATTTTCCTGATGCAGTAGAAAATAATGTGCAACTTGTTAATATTGAAGGTATTAATAATACTGATACATGGCTATACAAATTAGACTCGCAAGGTAATACAGAACAATTATGGACTCAAGTTGAAAGTATCTACGCAAATGCACAACTACAACTTGAAAACAGTTTACGCACTATTTTCAGTGTAACATCAAGAGCAAATGACCAAGTTACCTATGTGTTTGGTGATGGCGTATTTGCTGAAATACCTGTAGGTAGTTTTAGAGCGTATGTACGCAGTGGCAATGCACTAAAGTATACCATTGATCCTAATGAAATACAAGGCATTACAGTAAATATTGGTTACTTAAGTCGTACCAATCGTATCGAAACCTTAACACTTACTCTAAGCTTACAAAACCCAATTAACACAGCACTTACACGTGAAAGTTTAGCAAGCATTAAAGAACGTGCACCTGCAAGATATTATACACAAAATCGTATGGTAAATGGTGAAGATTATACTAATTTCCCATATACTTTATACAATAGTATTGTCAAATCTAAAGCATTAAATCGCAGTAGTATTGGTGTAACACGTAGCTTAGATTTATTAGACCCAACAGGAAAATATAGTAGTACTAATGTATTTGCTAACGATGGTGCATTATGGATCGTTGATGGTGATGATCCTACAACAGGAGCACCAACTTCTGCAACTACTTTTAGCTTAAGTAATATTAATTTTGCTACAGAATTTTTAACGCAATCATTTAAACAAATTATTAGTAGTTCACAATGTCAACAATATTATCTACAATATTATCCACGTTATAGTGGATATTACACACCCGCAGGTGTAAGTGGTAGTTATCAAGTATATTGGAACTTATCAACAGTCAATAGTGATAATGTAACAGGCTACTTTTATATAAGCACGACAGCAGATTACCCCCAAACGGTAGGTCCGTTAAATGGAACAGACTTGCGTTATATTGCACAAGGTACGCTGATTAAGTTTGTTTGTCCTAACCCTGATACACAATGTTTTGATAAAAATAATCGCATTGTAACACGCCAACCAAATTATATTATAGGTGACAAAACTTATATTTGGGTTGGGGTGGAAGAAGTTATAGGTGATGGTGAAAACTTTGGTAATGGTAATCTTGAAAACGGAAGCGGTCCAATTACCCTAAGTGAGTATGTTCCACAAACTGCTATTATTGATAAAACACTAAGTTCAACTTATACGGTAACGGCTATAACGAAGGCGACTCCTGGCATTGTTACTACGAGCGGTACACATTTATTAGTTGATGGTCAAGAAGTAGTACTAACAGGTGTTGTTGGTATGACTGAAGTCAATGCTAAAACATATTATGCTAAAGTAACGGGTTATTCAACTACTACATTTGCTCTATACAATGATCCTGCGCTAGAAAACCCTGTAAACACATCCATATATACAACCTATGTTAGTGGTGGTACGGTGACAACCACTGCAACAGGGATTATTCCATCAATTGATACATCATTAAGTAATACTATTATTCGCCAATGTTTAAATTTAATTCAATTACGTCAAGATTTTGCGCTAAGTTTTGATAATAGTATTACTGCTAATTTAGAGCGTTGGGAAGTTGTTCAACCTATTCCAACATCTTCAGTTACGCCAACATCGTATTTTATGAGTTTTACTTTTAATAGTGTTGATAATGTTTATTATGTTCGTTACCGTACGTTACAATATTATTTTGGTAGTGTAAGTGAAGTAAGATTTTTCTTTGATCAATTTGAAAAAGTTTTTGATAATAAGAGTGGACAAACTATAGCTGATTTTGTAAACATTCAAGGTGTTAATTCTAATTTACAATCTGCTGCGCCATTGGGAACTGATTATTTCTTAGATATTATAGCACAACCTGTACAAAGTGACGGATATGCTGATGATTATGCTGTAGAAATAACAAGTATAGATTCTGACACAGGATATCCCATTGACCCTGATTTCTTTGAATTAATTACTGATACAACAACAAGTCCATATCCATATGTATTCTTCCGCACTGTAACTGACAGTTTAGGTTTGTATCGTCAAGAAATTGTACCTAATGGTGCTATTGTTATAGCACAGGAAACATATGCAGATGTTTATGCAAATCGTTACTTATATCCTGCAGGAACAACATTTTATACAGACTATGATCCTGTTTCCTATAACATTGTAAGTATTAGTGCAGCTACACCTGCTGTTGTTACTACATTGCCACATAATTTTAGTGATGGGCAACGTGTAGTTATTACAGGTGCAGGTACAAATAATGGTGTAAAATTTGTAAAAGTTACAGGATATACATCAACAACCTTTGCGCTTTATAGTGATCCTAGCTTAACAACACCTGTTACAGGGGTGTCAGCAGTAAGTGGTATTGTCAAAACCGTCCCAGGTTGGTACACCACCGTACTAAACAATGTTACTAACGTTGTTACCCTAAGCGATGTTACTGCAGATTATAGCGTTGAATCAGGACGTGGTGCTATAATTTTCCAATATCGACATAATAGTAATAATACTACCCGCATCGACCCTGGAACCACCAACATCATTGATTTATACGTTGTAACACAACAATATTATACTGAATATACCAATTGGATTAATGATACGACAGGCGTATTGCCTGAACCATTAGTACCAACAATTAATCAACTTACTCAAGCTTATGGTGATGTTGATCAATATAAAATGTTAAGTGACAGTGTTGTATTGAATAGTGTACAGTTTAAGCCATTATTTGGACAAAAAGCTTCACCTGCATTACGTGGTACGATTAAAATTATTAAAAGTCCATTTACCACTGCTAGTGATAGTCAAATACGTAGTGCTACATTAACTGCACTGAATAATTATTTTAGTTTAGATAAGTGGAATTTTGGCGATACTTTCTATTTTAGTGAATTAACAGCTTATTTGCACGTTGAGTTAGGTGATTTGATTAATTCTGTGGTGGTAGTACCACAAGATCCTAATCAAAAATTCGGTGATTTATATGAAGTACGCTGTGCACCATACGAGATTTTTGTTAATGGTGCCACTGCAAATGATATTGTCATTGTAGCTAGCCTTACACCAACCGTTTTGCAGCAATAATCTAAATATGCTGATAATTACGGCGACTAAATACATTTATTAGCATATAAAATAACATGGTAACTAAGGTACGCACAATCGATTTTTTGCCTGAAATATTCAGGACTGAGACTAACAGACAATTTTTGTCTGCTACACTTGACCAATTGACGCAGCAAAAGAATGTATCTGCCGTACAGGGATATATTGGCGAGAAATTTGGTTATGGTATTAGTAGAAATGACAAGTATGTTGTTGAGCCTGATAAAACTAGAACTGATTATCAGTTAGAACCTGCAGTTATCTTTTTAAAAGATGATACGCAAACACCACAAGACTTCATCACTTATCCTGGCATCGTCGATGCACTGCGACAACCCAATAATGTTACCTTAAACCCACAATCATTGTTTGAACAAGACAGTTACAGTTGGGAATCTTTTATTAACTATGACAAATTATTAAACTATCAGCAGTACTATTGGTTACCGCTTGGTCCTGACACCGTGTTAGTATCTACTGATACTGTATATAATCGCAGAACCTATACCGTTATTGATTCAAATGATGGTTATCGCATTTCAACGTTTGCTCAAAAAAACCCAATCATCACGTTATTACGTGGTGGAACATATAAGTTTGTAGTCGATGGCAATGCGCCATTTTGGATTCAAGGTGTCCCAGGCACCAACGGAACCGAACCCCTATACCCAAATATAAGCACAAGAGATGTACTAGGTGTTACAAATAATGGTACGGCAAGTGGTGAAATAACCTTTACAGTACCTGCAAGAGATGCACAATCGCAGTATATATTGCCTGGTAATCATACGGTGGATATTATTTGCACAAGTAATTATGATGACATAAATGGTAAAACTTTAGCAGATATTGGTGGTTCAATTGATGGTGTTACTGATTTGAATGGTAAAACTATTATGTTTTACGGTCCATCTAGTGTGGCTAATCAAATTAAGTACTATCGTATTGAATATGATACAAACAATAACTTAACTGCAACAACAACACCTGATGCTAATTATACAAGTGTTTCTACCATTGGCGTAGTTGATGTAAGTGATATTTACGCAGGTATGGTTATTTCAGGTAGTGGTATACCATCAGGTACTATAGTAGAAAACATTATCAATTCAAATTTATACTTAAGCAATGCTATTACTGTAACTACATCAACTACATTAACATTTAGCAATAATCGTTTTCCTGTGCCACCATCAGTGTCAGTAGGCTATAACGCAGCACCATATGCTGCATATGATCAAAATTATATTGATCCACTACAAAGTTCATATACACCCGTAGAAATTGGTTTTGATCAAACAATTGTATTACGCTTGGTAGATATTGGCAATATTCCTACTATGGAAACTATTACTGCTAACTTAGGTACTGTATATCAAGCAAGAAAGTTCTTTAGAAATTTAGCAGGTCAAATTGAGTTAATACCATATCTTAGCGCACAATTAGATAGACTATACTATCAAAACGCTAATGATCCAAATAGTGTTGGTATTATTGAATTGATTGAAAGTAACGCTGATGCTTATATCTACATTAGTGATATTCTCGGTAAAACAAATTATACAAGTCCTAATAAAGTACAATTTACTAATGGTTTGAAAATTAGTTTTGAAGGTAATGTAGTACCAAGTTCATACGAGGGTAATGAGTATTATGTAGAAGGTGTAGGAACAGCCATTCAATTGATTCCTGTAGGTGATTATGCAACACCTGAGATCTATACTGATCCAATTTTTGTACCTTATGACATGGAACCTTACGATACAACAGGATATGATGTTGTATTGAATCAACCACTTGATGCGGATTATTTAACAATTAGTAGATTATCACGTGATCGCAATGCATGGTCACGTAGCAATCGTTGGTTTCATTATGATGTGTTACAAGCTACCTACAATTATACAAAGAGTGCACGTTCATTAGAAGATTTACAAAGTACAACAAATAGAGCAAAGCGTCCTATTATAGAATTTGTGCCTAATTTAAAATTATTTGATAGTGGTACAAAATCATTAGGTTCAGTAGACTTTTTTGATACTGCTACTACAGATTTATTATCTACTGTAGAGGGCATTGTACCTACATTACCAACTATAGCTAATTTTTCATCAGCAACAGAGGCTATTGTAACCATTAATAATACACAATTGGTTGGTACTATTAATCCATCTTTACCTGTTACATTAATCGAAGGACAATCTGTTGTATTACAAATACCTAGCACATGGCCTACAGAATGGCAAGTTTTAGATAATCAAATATATTATATCTATGACATAAACACGTCTAGCCCAACTGTTACTACTTTTAAATTATCAAGTGTTTCTACTATTGATACACCTGATCCTCTTGATACAAATGGTTTTACAGCACCATCAGTAGGCACAGCCTATGCAAGTTTTGGTGAGTATATTATTGATGGTGAAAGTGTATTTGATGGTGCTAGAATTATTGTAAGTAATGATACTGATGCTAGTGTACGAAGTAAAGTATATTATGCAACCTTTGTTCAAATCGATACAGCGGGAACTGTTGTAGCAAGTTTTGTTCCTGATACAGATGTTACAGTGACTAATTTAAGTCAAGCAGTTATTACACGAGGTGACGTATCTTATAATCATCTTGGACGAACATTTGTTTATGAAGATGTGTTGTTTAATAATGCAGGTGGATGGCAACAATGTCAACTAAAGACAGGACCTAACCAAGCACCCCTATTTGATATATTAAATGAAAATGGTGTAAGTTTTAGTAATACGTCATCATATCCTGCTACTACTTTTGCAGGAACAAAGTTATTTTCATATACAGAAAATAGTTCTAATCCTGATGATCCTGTATTAGGTTTTCCATTAGAATACACAAGTTTAGAAAATACTAGTGATATTAATTTCACAGTAAACCTTAACGTAGATACATTTAGTTATACAAGTGGTTCAACTACTGTTACAGAATTAATCAATACAGGCTATGTTAATCAATATGAAATCATTGATGTACCAACCAAGCGTATTGGATGGGTAAATTCTATAGAGCAAAGTGTACAATATCAAGTATTTTCATTTACAACATCAGCTCTTAATACAGCAAACAATATTACAACGGTAAGATGTGATATTCCTGCTCAACCTGACACAGGATGGAATCCTGTTAAAGTATATCTAAATAATCGTTACTTAAAACCAAATGAATTTACCTACACAGTGACTTCATCAGAAACTATTGTGTATATACCTAATGGATTTAATGATTTACCTGTTGTAGTGGAACTGCTTAGTGCAGAGGTTAGTCCTACAGCATACTATACAGTACCTACTAACCTAGAAAATAATCCATTCAATGTCAACCCAACAACAATTGATTTAGGTGGTATTAGAAATCATTGGATTAGTATATGCGAAAATAGTGGATTAGTAACGGGTAGCTTTGTTGGTAATAATAATAGTCGTGATTTACCAAATTTAGATCCATATGGAAATAAGATTATTCAAAACAGTGCGGCAATGTTGTTGCCTGGGTTGTTTTTGCGTAAAGCAGGGTATAATATATTAGATGCGTTAAATTTTAATTCTAATGAATATACAAATTATAAACAAGTTATTGTTGATACTGCTTATCAGTTAGATTTTGGTCCTTACGACAGCCCATCGACCATATTAGATACTATAGTACAGCGTTTAGTACAAGCTAAAGCAGATACTGCTCCTTTCTTTTGGAGCGATATGTATTTTAGTGGCGATCCTTATATCACTAACACTTATCGTTTCCGTAATCAAGCAAGCACTGCTACCTATACATTAAGTAGAATCTATGATTTTACAAGTGCAAATTACTATGGTTTAGGCATTTATGTAACACGTATCATTGATGGTATTGCACGTGAGATACAATTATTGCGTGATGTAAATTGGGTAACTAGTACAACATCACCTAGCGTAACCATAACCTATAGTTTTTTAGCAGGTGATGTTGTTACCGTTAAAGAATATAATCAAACTTATGGTACATTCTGTCCTAATACACCATCAAAATTAGGCACCTATCCTGCTTTTGTACCACAGGTATTGCTTGATAATACATACCTTACGCCAACGTATTTTATTGTAGGTCATGATGGTAGTTATAATAAGTTATATGGTACATATATTAATGGTCGTTTAACAGACCCACGTGACATTGCACTGTTTGAGTTTGAAAATCGTGTATGGAATAATATTAAAGTAACACAAGATATTCCTATTGTTTATGCCGATGTAGCCCCAGGCAAATTCCGCACCACGTCATATTCTGAAGAAGAAATTTTACAGATTAAAAATCCATCATTCTTAAATTGGATTGGAAAGAATAGATTAGATTATAGAACTAATTTCTACCGTTCAAATAACGCATTTTCATATAATTATCGTGGCAGCACAATGAGTATTGATGATAGTATCATTACTCAAGGCTATTGGCGTGGTATATACAATTGGCTATATGATACAGATACGCCAAACATTACACCATGGAAAATGTTAGGCTTTGCAGTACGTCCTACATGGTGGCTAAGTTATTATGGTGATGCACCATATACTAGTGATAATACTACATTGTGGACAGATTTATCAAATGGTTTTGTTTGGAATAATGGTGATAGTTATACTATTACAAAATATGTTCGCCCACAATTATTAAGCATTATACCTGTTGATAGTATGGGCAATCTAGTGCCACCATTAGAATTAGTTGTTAATTTCTATAATACGCTTGATTTTAATAAAAGTTGGTTACCAGGCGATGACTCCCCAACCGAAGCAAGTTATGAAAAGAGTAGCACTTATCCATTTGATTTAATGCGTTTGTTAGTATTGACAAAACCTGCACAATTTTTTAATTTAAATGTTGATCGTGATTTATATAAGTTTGATGTTGAGTTAGGGCAATGGTTATACAATAACCGTTATCATATTAACCCTAATGATATTGTTGTATATGGTGATGGTACGCCAAAGCATAGTTATATTAATTGGGTAGTAGATTATTTAAATCAGCGTGGTATATCATCAACCTCTGAGGTACAAGTATCTTTACAAAATTTAGATGTGCGTTTGGTATATCGTGTTGGTGGATTTACTGCTAAAAAGTTTTTAAGTTTTCTAGTAGAAAAAGCAAGCACTAATAGTGCAAACACAGGATTATTGATTCCTGATGATAGTTATAACATATTATTGTATGATAACGTGCCATTTGATAAGATTACTTGGTCTAGTGTGGTTGTACAAAAAACTGAAAAAGGATATTCAGTTTGGGGTAATAGTTTAACACAAAGTTTCTTTACTTGTGCTCAACCCTTAAACAACAATTACAAAGAAGTTGTTAGTTATGGTGATTATCGTGTCAGCGTAAGTACAGGATTTAGTAAAACACAAACTTACATTGTGCCTTATGGTACAGAATTTTATAGTTTAGAAGGTGTAGCTGAATTTTTAGTGCGTTATGGCGCACACTTAGCCAATCAAGGTATGTTGTTTGTTAACATATTTGATGGGGTAGAATATAATTGGACACAAATGGTTGCTGAGTTTTTATATTGGCAATCACAAAAATGGTCAGTGGGTAGTTTAATTAATCTTAACCCTAATAGCCAACGTTTAAGTATTAACAAAGATAATTTTATTGTACAACCATTAACTTTACAACAAAGTAATTTTGTACTTGATCAAAACATGTCGCCTATCAAACCAACGAATATGATGATTAATCGTGATGGCACTGCTTTTGAGTTACAAGTAAAAAATGTTGGTGATACTTTAGCTTATTCTGTTTTCAACATGTCAAATATTGAACATGCTATTGTGTTTGATAATATTACATTGTTTAATGACGTTATCTATAACGTATCAATTGGTTTACGTCAAGAACGTATTTTAATGAAAGGATATGTTACTGCTGAGTGGAATGGCTATGTTGATGCACAAGGATTTTTATTAAATCAAAATAATGTACAAGAATGGCAATCAAATATCAAGTATTCAAAGGGACAAATTGTTACTTATAAAGGACAATATTGGGTTGCATCTGAAATTATTGAACCTAACGCAAACTTTAATCAAGAACAATGGATAAAGAGTGATTATGAATCTGTACAAACAGGATTATTAGCTAACCCTAGCACTGAAGCTGCGGAAGCATTGTCTTTTTACAATACCAACGTTGCTGCATTAAATGAAGATACTGATTTATTATCATTTAGTTTAATTGGTTTTAGACCACGTGAGTACATGGCAGCAGCAGATTTAAGCAATATTAGCCAAGTTAATATCTATAAAAACTTTATTAAACAAAAAGGCACTAATATTATTGCTAATACGTTCAAACGTGCTGAATTTGCACAAGGACAAATTGACTACGATATTTACGAAAATTGGGCAATTAAGAGTGGTGAATTTGGCGCAGTAAACAGTAGTAATTTCGTTGAAACATTATTAATTGAGGCAGACTTAAACAGTAACCCAACGATTATAGGATTTACTGATAGTAACATTACCTCGGTTAATGGTGCTCAACAAAATACAAACATCAATGAATTAATTAATTGGGACAGAAAACCTTCTACTGCTAATTTCTTGCCACCTATGATATCAAATTATACGGTGCAGCAGGGTATACCCACAGCAGGTTATGTTAATTATGATGATGTTGAAATTACTTCATATACTTACGAAGGTTTAAATGATTTAACAACCACTGTACAAAATATGTACTATGGTGATTATATATGGTTGGCTGATTATTTAAGTACATGGAATGTAAGCACACCATTAAGTGTTGGCGCAGTAGTTGTATTATTACAAAATAATTTAAACAGTACATGCACGTTAACTTTTGATAAGCCACACGGTTTAGTAAAGAATCAACGTTTCAGCGTAGTTGGTTTTAATAGCGAAGTAGATGGATATTATATAGTAAACACGGTATTATCACTTAATTCAGTACTCATTAATTTAATACTGCCAAACAATATTCGTACCATTGAAGGTGTAGGTATTGCTTTTAAGTTTCAGAATCATCGTGTTACACAGCCAAGTGCAGCTAATAATTTCCCTATTGCAGGTAATGAGTTTACTAGAAAGAAAATTTGGGCAGATGAAAACGGTCCTGAGCCTGATAAACAGTGGGCAGTATGGGAAAGTGTTCCCGTATTTCAACTTACCACATTAACAAGCACTGCTAGTAGTGGACAAACAGGCGCAGTTGCCTATAATTCTACTGTAGGCTCAGTGGTTGCTTATGCAGGTTATGTTCGTGTATTCCCATTAATTGGTTCACCTTATAATCTACTATCATCTTCTAGTGTAACAGCTATTGCTGTGGCAGGAAGTTATATTTTTACAGTAAGTGGCACAACCCTAAGAATTTATAATGCACCAACAACTACAGCAGTACAAACAATAACGTTAAGTAATACATGTACAAGTATTGACACAAGTGCAACAGGAACTATTGTATATGTTGGTAGCCCAAGCACGAATAATGTTTACCAATATGTTAACACAGGTGCATCTTGGGTAGCAGGTGCAACAATTACTACACCTAGCGCAAGTGGCAGTGTAGGTGCTGTATTAGGGTTTGGTACATCTGTTACATGTAGTAATCAAGGTAATAAGTTATTTGTAGGCGCACCAACGTCAACTATTAGTGGTATTACACAAGCAGGTGCTGTATATGCGTTTGATTATACAGGCAGTGCAGTAAATTTACAACAAACTATAGTCAACCCTGCACCACATCAAGGTGGGTTATTTGGTAGAAGTGTTTCTACTTTCCAATATGGTAGTGATTTTATAATTGGTGCACCATTTAATTTACAAACTGTTGATGGTATTAATAACGTAGAGGGCGCAGTATATCGTTATACAAGTCCTGCACAACGTTATGGTACAATAAGCGGTGTAGTATCAGCAACTTATCCATTTAGTGGTACCTTATACATTGATAACGATACAATTACTATTACTTCAGCAGCTAATTTAGCAGGTATTGTGTCACAAATTAATGCAGGATTAACGGGTTCAGGTCGCACTGCGCTAGCATCATATAGTGGTTCAACGTTAACGATTGCGGTAGATCCTGACTTAGTGGATACACCACTTAATTTAATTGACATTAGTAGTAACAGTGTGGCTACACTAACTGCTTTAGGTTTGACACCCTATGTGTTAACACAAACAATTTACGAACCTTACAAAACAAATACATCACAATTTGGTTATTTGGTTGCGATGAATGAGCTTAATAGTATAGCTATTTCTGCACCTACAGCAACCAAACATGATTTAACTACATTTGATTTTAGTGATGATTATGCTAATAATGACACTATATTTGATTGGGGTGCTACTACATTTATTGATCAGTGGCCTTTATTTGGTGAAGTTTGTGTATACGATTATCTTCCTGCTGCAAATGAAAACATATTAAACACAGGTAAGTATGTTTTTGCAGAATATGCTAATGATCCAACATACAACATTGCTAATTATGGTTTACAACCACAATATGGTAACGGTGGATTATCATTTAATAACAGTGTTATTACTGTAACTAGCCCAAATTGGGGTACACCTGATGTTGGTCGTGTAACACAATTTACAAATAGTAATAGACAAACATGGAACGTTATTCGTGCTCCATTGGCTGCCGTTGATATTAATAAGTTACAGTTTATTGAAATATACGATACTATTGACAATCAAACATTAGATTATCTTGATTATATCGATCCAATACAAGGGAAAATGTTTGGTGCTGTAGAAAGTAATATAGATTTTATTACAACAAAAGATCCTGCAGGATATGGCATTAACAAACCTGCTTGGACAGAAGATATGGTAGGTCGTATTTGGTTTGATCCAAGTGAAATAAGAATGGTTGATACACATCAAAGCGCATATGGTACACCAACCATTCCTGATAGTGTATACAATTCTAAATATTGGGCACAACCATTTGTAGGTAGCTTACCACGTGTATATCGTTGGACAGAAAGTACGGTAGATCCTCTTAACTACAGCGGCCCAGGCACCCCTCTCGATTTTGAAACATACGTATCAGTTACCGTACAAGATAATAATATTAATAGTTTAGTTACGTTGTATTATTTTTGGGTAGAAAATAATCCCATTATTGATACTAAGATAGGCAAAACACTTAATACATCAACAATAGCATCGTATATTCTTAACCCATTGGGGTCAGGTATATCTTACTTAGCACCATTAGGTACAAATTCTGTAGCATTGTTTAACAGCACTAATTATGTTCGTGCTAATAATAGTGCGCTACATATTGGATATTCAAGCACTGTCAATTCAGATCAAAAACATATTGAGTTTAATTTAATCCGTGAGGGCGATCCATTTGATTTCTTAAATGGTGTGCCAAACACACGTCGAGTAGGTCAAGAAGAACCAAAAGGGTTATATCTTAAGTTTATTAATAGCTTTGCAGGGCGTAATATTTTAGGACAAACTGTACCTGATACTAATTTGCCATTGTTGGTACGTTATGGAACAAGTAATATCTATCGTCAAAGTATGTTCCGCAATCGTGAATTAGCCCTACAAAATTATATTGATTATGTCAACAGCGTATTGATGTTGTACCCAATTACTGAAAGTCGTGTTATACCATTTTTAAATGAGGTTGGCTTAACATGGGATACAAGAGATTTTTGGTCTTATGAAAATTATTGGGTAAATGGTTACAGCAATGCTACTAAAGCACAAATTCAAGTACAAAGTGTGCCTGAATTAGCCTCAGTCAATGCACGTGAAGGTTTGATTGCTTATGTACAAACATCTGTAACTAGTGGGAATGGCACATATTATAGTTATACGGATGGTGAATGGGTACTAATTGGTATAGAAAATGGAACTATACAGTTTTCATCAACTTTATATACTAACACAGATTTAGATGAAACTTCCATGCCAATTCGTTACATTGTTCGTGCTATTAATGAACAAATCTTTATTGGTGATTTACAAATTGAGCGTAATCGTTCATTAACATTAATGTTTAATTACATCATGAGCGAAGCACAACAACGTAAGAACTATTTGCCATGGTTGAATAAAACATCGTTAATCGACGTTTCACACACTATTCGACAGCTTATACCTTATGAAAAGTTCCAACGTGATAATCAAGATTTCTTAAGTGGTTGGTTAAATGAAGTAAAACCATATCACGTAGTTATTAAAGATTTTGCTTTCCGTTATGCGGGGCAAGATACTTTTGAGGGTGATATTACAGATTTTGATGTTCCATCACGTTATGTCAACTCAATGAATCAATACGAAAGTCCAATATTGGTTTATGAATTAACGCAAACACAAGAAAATGAATACTTACCTACTAACCCAATATGGACAACAAGCCCTTATGTAAATTGGTATAACAATTATGGTCTTAGTATTGACTCAAGTGAATTAGAAAATTTAGCTATTGCACAGTTACGATTCTTTGTTGGACGTGATGCAACAAGTATATACATTAGTAATGCTTATGGAATGCCTGCAATTGGGTATATACAAATAAATGATGAAATTATTGGTTATAACTTTATTGATTATTATCGTGGGCGTTTGGCAGGGTTGAGTCGTGCAAGATTTGGTACGGAGATTGCGACACATAATCCTGGGGCGGACGTGGTATGTACGTTTGACCCTGTTACAGTGATTGAAACAGGACGAGCATATGCTAACCCACCAACTATTGATGTCGTTATTGATACTGCAGTATTTCCTGAGCCACGTGAGCAAGCCATATTAACACCGATTATGGCTAATGATCGTTTAATTGGCATACAAGTAAACGATGGTGGATCAGGTTATGGTCAACAACCTGAAATTATTATACAACCTGCTTTTGAAGAAACATTTGCCGCCACAGCATTTAATACAGGTACAAATCGTGTAACCTTAACATCATCAACAAGCTTTATCAGTGGCGATTGTGTTCGTTATCGTGTTGAAGCAGGTAGTACACCTCCTATTGGGTTAACAGATGGTGCTTATTACTATGTTCGTGTAGACACAGCATCTAATAGTTTATACTTGTTTTATAACAAAGCAGCAGCAATTGCTAGACGAGGAGATGTTAATTACGATGATGATCGTGTTATCATGTATGGTGGTGCGGTAGGTAATGGTCATGTGTTTGGACAAACAGCACGTGCAGTGGCATTTACAACAAGTCGCCCAACACGTGAAATTAAAACAACAATTAAATTAGATCGTACAAGCTATCGTAGTACCATATCTTCATGGGATGGTTCCAACACTGCTTATGCAGGACCTTTCACTGATCCATTGAATATAAGTTCTTCATTATTTTTAGCAAGTGGTGAGAATTATGGTTTAATCAGTAATAGCAATATTACCATACCAACGACATTGCCTTCTACAATTTCCGTTACTACAACCACAGATCCCACTGTGTTTAAGTCTAATCAAGTAGTTGCGCTAACTGCAACGTCAGTATGGGAACCTGCTACATATGGTAATGGGCAAACCATTGTTACTTATAATACAGCAACTTCACCATTTTCATCATTTGCCATTGTAGATAATCAAGGATTAAACTTTGGTGGTGGTGCAGCAGCATTACGTGGTGCAGCTATAAGTTTTGAAAGTGATGGTAATCCTGATTATGATTTACTTGGTACACCACAATGGAATGGTAATAATTTAGCTAATACGAGTAACGTATATTGGAAGAGTATTTCTAGTATTACATCAGCAGCTTTAGCTACTGTTACAACAACCACTGATCATAATTTAGTTAATTGGCAAAAAGTATACCTTGCAAATATCACAACAACACCAACAAGTGGTAATGTTATTAATAATAAAACATTTTATGCTAATCGTTTATCTAACAATGCTTTTTACTTGTATTCAGCTAATACTAATAGTACAGGATTAACAGCTAATGGTAATTACACAACAGGTAATATTATTAATGTAACAGGTGGAAACGTAGCTAACGTATTCAGTGTCAATGATCGTATTCAATTTGGTTCTGATGCAAACGCAGTATCGTTCATTATTTCTAATCGTTGGGCAAGTAATAACAATATTCAACTCATACCACCTATTAGTGGAAATACAGGAAATGTAGGGTCAGGATCATTAATTTGGCAAACCAAACCTGAACCTACATTAGGTTATAGTGGTGCAAATCTTATTACGGTGGGCAATGTTATACCATATATCTCTATTGTATCGTTGACAAATACCTATTCGTTTACTAATGTTGTTGCAACAAATTCTACAGTATATACGAGTGCTGCACAAAACAATCCACGTTATATTATTGGTACGATTAGTAACATTGTTGGACCACCATCAAATACATTTAATGTCACGGTAAGTAATTTTAGCGCAAACAATGGTACATATGCTAATTGGAATATAAATTATTATATCACTGCAGCAAGTGAAGGTGTTAAGATTGACTTTGCCAATGCAAATATTGGAACCAATACAACAAGCAATGGTGTACGTGTACAGCTAGATTTTGCTAATAGTTTTGTAAGTCCTGGACAGGCGCAGGGACAAGCCATTAACTTCTATAGTGTAGTAAGTAATGCTACTACAGCAAATTTTACAGCAAATACATTTTTAACTGCTAATGTTGCATTTGATAATATATCAAACTTGTTTATTGGGCAACCTGCTTATGGTGGAAATATTGCTGCAAATACTTATATTGTAAGTATTACACCTGATCCTAATGTTGCTAATGCACCTGCAGGTACGATACAATTTAATAATTTACAAAACCTTACACTAAGTGCTAACAATTTAGTTACATTTGCTAGAGGTTGGTATAACGAGCATATTTACTATGGTAATGTTGTTCAGGTAAGCAATAATTTTAGCAATGTTGATTTGTATTTTGACCCATTGTTTAACAATCCTGTTTCTTATGGCAATTTTACTGCAACTTATGGTTCTAATGTTTCTAATTTAATAGCTTTTATACCTGAACCGTTAAGTGTAACGCCAAGCACAATAACCTATGCAGGTAATGTTTATATTGCAGTAAACAGTGCCACAGGCTCAAATGTATTACCTTCACTAGATTCTGCTAATTGGCAATTAGTGGGTACATCTAATCAAGCATTAAACGCTATTGATCGTATTGTGGCAGCATATCAGCCCACTGTAAATATGGTTGGTAAAGATATTAACCAACTAGTTGAAGGTACACAATATCCAAATAGTACACTATATGGTGGAATCTTAGATGAAATATTAGATCCTAATACATATTATGACAGTTATATTATCTCTCCAAGATTTACAGCGGTAGATCCTACGGTATATGATGTAAGTGGTGGACAATTTACAGATGGTTATGCGCCCCCTGAGCTAGTTGCAGGTGTAGTATCAGATACGATAGATATTAATGTGAATACAAGGCCTGGCTCGACATGGGATTATGATTCTACTACTGCTACATTAGTTTTCCGTGTCAGCAATGTAAACCTAAGAGATAATCTAAATGGTAACAGTATTATACTACCACCTAAGGGCAGTGGTTATCGTTTACCACCTGATATTACAATTGATCCACCTCCAACATTACCTTTAGTATTTGGTGGCGTTGAGGTAACTGCTACAGGTCAACCTGTTGTCAATGGTAATGGTGGACGTTTAGGTACGCCAACAATAGGTCCTGTTGGGGCAATAAACGAAGGTAGAATATTAAGTATTCCTATTGACAACGTAGGAGCGGGGTATCGTTTAGCACCTACAGTAATTATTGACAGACCACGTTTTGCAAACAATGTTATCAATGCTAATGGAGTACAAGCAGTTGCACGAGTTACCGTACGTAATGGTGCAATAACGGGGGTGATCATAACGCAGCCTGGGTCAGGGTATGATCCATTATACCCACCAAAAGTCACTGTTGTAGATGATGAATTAGTTGGTGTTACTGTAACAAATGGTGGCGAGGGATATAGTAATGTAACAAGTGTATATCCAACATCGACTATTACTGCACCTGATATTTTAAATACAACCATTGCAACAACTACATCAAACAGTTATGTTATAAACGTATCAAATGTAGCAAATATTACAGCAGGTATGATTGTCAATGTTGCATATACTACAAACCTTGCAAGTAATGCTACCCTAGGTGATTCTAATATTACACTAGCAAATGTTACAGGCATTGCTTTAGGTGCAAGAGTAAGTTCAAATGTTGCTAACTTTATTTTATCAAACACTTATGTTGCTAACTTACATGCAGGTAATGTTATTGAATTAAGTACTCCTGTCATATCAAATGCTAGCACAACTGCTAATATTACGGTAAATCCTGCGTATGGAACATTAGTAACAAGTGTTGATACTGCTAATGCCAATGTCAATGTAAGTATACGAGGTGATTGGATAAGTGCATCAAATATTACATTCTCAGGTGCACAAGCTTATTCTAACGTAGTGTTAGGTCCTGTTTTAGTTGATCACACAGGATTTAATGTCGTTAACTTCACGCCAAACATTGTTAATACACAATTTACAAAAGTAATGACCTCTAATGCCAATGCTAATGTAGGCACTTTAGTTCTTAATTCAGTAGATGAAGTACGTATTGGTCAAAGTATTACAACGACTACAGCAAATATACTAGCAGCTAATACTGTAGTTACTAATGTATACAAATCTAACTCTACCATTGGTATTAGTGCAAATACATTAAATGCTGCTAGCGCAAATACAGTGTTTACTTTTAGTGCACAAGAGTTTTCATTCAATGAAATTGTACAAACACCAATGGATTTGATACTGTTTAATATTGACCATACAAGTCCTATATTCAGAAATTCAGGATTATCTCTTGTTTATGCTAACTCTAACACAAGTACCTTAAGTTTTAATGGTGATTGTAGTTATGCTTTCTTATCTAACAATGTTATTACATTTAGCGCAAATGCTAATACACCAACGTCAAATACAACAACTTATCCTCAATATACAGTTTCTAATGTAAACTATAATTTAATATCGAATGTTACTACGTTAAATGTTACGCCAAACGTAGGTAATTTATCAGGTGCAGCTAATGTTTCAACATGGGTATTAGAAACTTATAATGAAACTAGAATGGTTAATTCACCAACTAATGCTGTTGATGCCAATTTATATTATGTTGATTGGACTGACAAGTTTGTTACTTTAGATTTACATTATATAGCAAATGTTGGTACACCATATATTGATGCTTATATATATGAAGTTGGTGGTGGCAATGAACTAGAGCGTACAAATACTGAAATTAATCCTGTACGTGCTAATACAACAGGTGCATTAACTGATATCTATATTGATGCTAACTATAGAGAAGTATTTTCTATTGTACGTGATCCAATATTAAGCCCAATATCAAATGCAAATAGTTTTGGCTATGTTAATCAAGTATATGCTACACCACTAGTATACAAATATACAGCAGCTAATGGTGAATATCGTAAGTTACATTATTATCCTGAGCAGTCGACTGCATATACAACAACCACAATTGCTACAACAACAAGTGGCAGTACAATACAAGTACTTGATGCACGTGGTATAATAACAGGAACTACGCTATTAAGTGAAGGTGTCAACAATACGCCAACAGTAACCGCAGTATCTTTCTCTAATATTGCGCTAAATTATTCAGGCAACGTTACTTTAGATGCTAATGTAACAATTAATTATGGTTCATTTGTTACATTTGTTGATTATACTGCTGCTGCTAATACAGACTATTACATTGTACCACGTGATCAAGCAAATGATCCATTGGGTAAAGTTAAGATTGTATTACGTGATGCGGTAGAAGAACATGATTACTTAAGTTATGTAGTGCTTGGTAATAGTGGAGATTTTGATCCATCAACAGGCAAGACTAATTATGGCTATAGTATTCCTGAAACACAAACTACTGTATTATCTACAACAGGTACAACCGTAGCAAATGTTACTGCAGTTGATGCTCCTAACGTAGTCATTTCTGTAAATTCTACTGCGAACATATTTGCAGGAATGGTAGCTACAGGTGGAACTATACCATCAGGTGGATCAATTGTACTAAGCGTATTAAACTCTGCTAATTTACAAATGTCAAGTGTTACAGGTATTAGTACGGGTAACAATCTTACATTCTCTTATCCACAAGCCTTTACACAAGTTGTTCCATTAGTTAATTTTGTTGGTTCACCGACTGTAACAGGTGACAACAATATTGAAAATGCGATTGTTGAAGTAAATGGTGTACGTTTATTAGATCAATTGAGTAAAGTATATATAAGTGATGGTAGTTTACCATATGCAGCACCTATACCTATACAATTAACAAGTAGTGTTAATGGTATAACAAGTGGTACAGTAACCATTGGTTCTACAACTTATACCTACTATGTTGCTGTAGGCAACAATGGATTAATTTTACTTAATATTGATGACCCAACTAATCCTTTAGATTGGGTTCCACAGATTAATGTAACAGGTTATAATTTAAATAGCGTGGCAGTAAGTGGTACTAATATTATTGTAGTGGGTGAGCTAGGCACATGGGTAACATTGTCAACAAGTTCTATCGTAATTGCTGCATCAACACGCAGTGGATGGGTATTAAAATCGCCATTCACGGCATATAATTTAAACTCAATTGTTTATAATGCTGTATCAAGTACGTTTGTTGTAGTTGGTGATTCACAAACCATTTACAACAGTGCCAATGATGGTTCTACTTGGACAAATTATACTGTAGCTGATGCTACGATAACCACTGCAGGTTATACAACAACTCCTGCAACCCACAAGTACAACTTTAGAAAGATTATTTGGAACAATTATGGTACTGCACAATCATTTGTTATTGTAGGTGATTGTAATAATTTACCTGCAGTACGTGCACCATTACCTACTGATACAAGTTATATTGGTGTAACAAACTATGTACAAGGTATTATCATTTTAGGTAATTCTGCGGGTACTACATGGACAGTATTAGCTCCATCTGCTGAGCGTAACGATATTGGTTCATTGCGTTCAGTAAGTTATGATCCGCTAACAGGCAATGCAATTATTGTTGGACAAAACAATGCATCAACTTATATTGGTCAACCTTGGGCTAATGGTTATACAATTAACTATAGTACATTAAGTATAACATCAACATGGTCAATTACTAATATTAACACATCATTAACATCGACTACTCCATTTACTGATATTGTATACATTGCAGATTATCAAAGTACTTCATTGCCTTCATTTTATGTGGTAGGCGAGTTTGATCAGATTGCTCCATTTACTTCAATGGTGTTTACAATAAGTGGTTCAGGTACATCATGGACAGGTGCACGAGTAGATAATCAAATTGATGGTGATATTCATGCTGCCATTGTACGTAGTAATTACGATACACTTACTGTGGGTCAGCATGGTGATGTTTATGACGTTAATACTGATACATATAGTATACCAACGGTAGCAAATCAAGTTTATGGATACAGCCCAACATTCTTAACATTAGGTACATTAGTTGTTACACTGAATGGTATATTACAATCATATGGTATAGACTATACAGTAATTTACGATAGTAATGATACCCCTTATGTTGAATTTATTACAGCACCTGCAGTAGGTGATTTAATTGAAATTTCCTATGTAGATAATACAAACATAAGTGATCCCTATGACATTGTATACAATACAGGCTTAGGTAGTGCTTTATTAACGTTGAATATACCTGTACAAGCAGCAGGTGATGTGTTAACAGTAACAACCTTTAATCGCACTGCACAACAAAGTTTGAACACATTAAGCTTGCTTGGATCAACTGTTAATTCTATAGCATCAATTATTGTATCAGGTACAGTGGCTACAGTAACAACAATTAATACACATAGTTTCACAGGTGGACAAATTGTTCGTATTAATAGAACAAATAGTGCGGTATATGATGGAACAGATGATTTTGGTAGTATCTATGAGATTATTGCTGCACCAACGACAACAACATTTACGATAAACGTAGATGGTGGTTCGCCTAGTATATTAGGAGCGGGTTTTGTATTCCCTGACAATCAATACTTCCTAAACCAACCTGACTTTATCATTTTAAATAAGTCAAGATTATGGGTAACGGTGAATGGTTATCGTGTTGATGAAAATAATTTTGCTTTAACTAACAATCAAGTACAAATTTTCCGTGAAATTATAGCATCAGACGAGATTGGTATATTGTCGATGACGCCTGGGGCAACGCCAAATGCTGAGTTCTTTACTATACATTTGAGTAAAACAGGTTCAGCTTCAGTATTAAGAATGCCACCTGAAGATACTACATTTGTTACGGATGCTTTCCCAAGTGATCCACCCAATGGAATATTGTATGTACAGGATGCAGCACGTTTAATGGATAAAATTGTTCAATCAACCACTGTAGCTACGTCAACGATTAGTTTTGAAAGTGCTTATTTGGTATCAAATCAAGTTAATCGTGTTGATATTGTAGCTACAAAATATGTATCAGGTATTACTCAAGCTAGTATTGCGGTAGTTACTACAACAGTAAATCATGATTTAAGTGATGGTGATACAGTTGTGTTGAATAATGTTGGTGGTATGGTGCAAGTAAATGGACTGACATATTATGCTAAGGTATCAGGATATGCTGCCAATCAGTTTGCACTATATGCTGATCGTGGGCTAACTACTGCATTAAATTCTACAGCATTAACTGCTTATACAAGTGGTGGCACTTTTAATATTGAAGTAAATGGAACTTACAGTCCTGATAGTTATAACAGAATAATTGTTGAATCATACTTTACAGTGGGCACAGCAGTAGTTATTACTGTATGGATTGGGAACACTGTAATTGTCAATGGTGAATATATACGATTTACACAGTTTGATTTAACTGAAGGTACTAATAGTATTAGTGGGTTATCACGTGGTGTCAATGGTACGATAGTATCTCCAACGATTGCACGTGGTAGCTTAGTACGTCCAATTATACCAAAGAATATTTTACCAAGTACTTACTATGGTTATTCATGGAGTGATAGTAGAAATAATCCATTACAGATTAGTGAAACTCCTGCGGCTATATTCCTAAGAAGTGCTAGTAATTAAAAGATAAATATAAATTATGAACAAAATGGATAAAAATATTACAAAACCTGAAGTAAAAAGTACGCAAAGTTCTAAAAAACCAAATGAACAAGGTAGTTTTTATTTTAGTAGTAGCATAAAAATTTTTGATCCACAGACACAAAAAGTTTTTGTGCATAAAAGATGTAATTGATGGAAAAAATAAATGGATAAATCTACGATAGCAATTCAAGGTTTTATTAAGATATATGATCCGCATAGTGGTGAAGTACTATGTGAGAAAAAGAATGCTATTCACTATGAAAACATGAGTGAAGCGATTGCATTGACCTTGAGCAATCGTGGGTATGGTAGCATTTATCAAATGGCTTTTGGTAATGGTGGTGCTAGTGTAGATGAAACAGGTTTAATAACTTATTTGCCACCTAATACAACAGGTCAAAATGCTGCGTTATACAATCAAACTTATCAAAAAATTGTTGATGACACTATAGCAACCAATACTAATGCAGCACGTAATCGCATGATTGTAAGTCATGTAAATGGAACATTGTATTCAGATATTTTAGTACAGTGTTTATTAGATTATGGTGAACCTGCAGGGCAACAAGCATTTGATAATGCAACAAACAATGAAGGATTATATGTATTTGATGAGCTAGGATTATTAGCTAATTATGGTACAGATAGTACAGGAGCGGTTCAAACCAAGTTATTGAGCCACGCAATTTTTCACCCTGTTCAAAAAGCGTTAAATCGTCAAATACAGATTGACTATACTGTGCGTATACAAACGCTAACTAACTTGGTGACCATATGATAAATATTTAAAGATGGAAACAGAAAATGGCATATCAAATTCTTAAAACTAATGGTAATTTGTTAACAACCATCCCGGATGGTACGATTTCACAGGCATACTCGACGTTGCAGTTGCCTGGGCGAAACTATAATGGGTATGGTCAATTTCTTGATACAAACTTTGTACATTTGTTAGAGAATTTTAGCAGTGCAAATGCTCCATTAAATTCGCTTACAGGACAATTATGGTTTAATCCATCATCAAATACGTTAAGCGTGGCGATTACCGATGGCGGACCAGGCTTCACAAGCACATGGACAAGTGTTGTTACAACATCAGGTGATGTTAATAACCCTATTTTCAATGGTAACCTCACTGCAAATGGATGGTTTTATACGACAGGAAATGCACGTTTTGATGGTCCTGTTACCATAACAAATAATTCAAATAGCACATCAACAGTTACAGGAAGTTTTACTACAGTAGGTGGAGTAGGGATTGGTGGTAACTTATATGTTGGTGGTACGATTGTTGGTACATTGTCAGGCAATGTTACAGGTAATTTAATCACAGGTGGTAGCAACAATGCAGTTGTTATTACAAATGCAAATTCTGTAGCAGTTGGTGCTTCATATTTGTCATATACAGAATCAACAGAGGCTAATTTACAAGTTGAGGGTAATTTAATTGTTGTACCACCATCGTTAAGTGGTCCACGTTTTTCGGTTGGGTCTAATGCAAACTTAGGCACAACACAAATGAACGTAGCATTTGCTAATGGTTCTTCATTCTCAGTACAAGCTAATACGATGGCGTTTACGGGACCTGGGACCTTTAGCGTAAGTACAGGTGCCAATCCAATTACATTAACAACTACTTCAAGTAATGTTGTTGTGCAAGGACAGATTGCTGCAAATAGTGTAGCAAATGGTTCAATGGTTATTACAGTGGGTGGTAATCCTGCGTTGTCGCTAGGTCCTAATATCTATAGCAATGGATCAATGTTTGCTAAGGGTGCCATGGTTGTTGGTGCTGATGTTACAAATAGTGGTGGTTCAGGTACTACAAATGCTAGTGCAGTGTTAACTGTATATGGTACATCTGCAGCTAATTCGACAACAACAAGTGGTGCATTAAATGTACAAGGTGGTGCACGTGTTATTGGTAATTTAGTCGTAGGCACAGGTAATTCTACAGATTATGCATTTATTTTTAATACAGATAATGTTAATGCACAGTCAACATCATTTGCAACAGGAACTTTAGGTAATGGTGCTTTACAGGTACAAGGTGGTATTGGTGCAGCAGGTAACATTTATGCATATAATACTTTATCAGGTAATGCTGTAATTTTAAGAAATGGTTTAGTATGGTTAGATACAACAGGTGAAAATAGAATTGAACGTACAGGTTCAGGGGCAAGTGCGGTAACTACTTTAGTTGTAGGTAATACATCACCCGCTATTTTTGCAAATACAAGTGCTGCTAATGCTGCTAACTTCCAATTTGGTATTACTACACCTATTTTAACTACAGGTTCGAATGCAACAAGTGGAACAATTACAGGTAATTGGACATTGTCAACAGGGTCAAAACTTAACGCTACATACGCTGACTTGGCAGAACGATTTGAGTCTGATTATCCTTATGAAGCAGGTACAGTTGTTGAGTTAGGTGGTGAAAAAGAAATTACTGCTGTACGTCAAGATTTAAGTGAAGATGTTTTCGGTGTAATTTCTAATACAGCAGGTTATTTGATGAATGCAGGTGCAGGTGATGATGCTACTCATCCTCCTGTTGCTGTAAGTGGTCGAGTACAAGTCAATGTTTTAGGTAAGGTTAAAAAAGGTGAACGTTTAGTTAGTGCGGGTGGTGGTTTTGCACGTGCAGCCAAACATGGTGAAGCTACACATTTTACAACATTAGGACGTGCTTTAGAAAATAAAACAACAGATGGTGTAGGGCGAGTTTTAGCAGTAGTTAATGCTAAATTAAGTTAATGGTGAATTTATGACATATAATACTGATGGTTTAATTCAAGCTAGTGATTATAATACACGAGAAACGATAATCGACGGTATTTGGGGACCAGGCAGCGGTAGTCGTGGATGGGGCCAATCTTCATTATCATCAGTAAATCAATTTGACATTGTCACCGCAGGACCAAGTGGTTCTCCTGTAGAATGGGCAAAACTTATACAAACGTTAAACTATATATCAGTACATGAAAATGGTACAAACACAGGTATTACTCCACCAATGACAGGTGATTTAATTACATGGTTAAGTGCTTTCGATGGACAAATGAATACATTGTGTGATGTAGGGGCAACAAACAATCGTTTTGGTACATATGCTGCTTTTAATGACCAAGGAGAAATAGCAGGTACACATTCTTCAGCATGGGGAAGTGGTTCTTCATCTATTACAAATATCGCATCAGTTAGTTGGGGCAGTGTTGACCAAGCAAGATATTTTTTTAATGCAGGTGGTCGTATTAACATAAACATTTCATATAGTGGAGGTAGCGGTAGTCCTCAGGACAATAATTGGTCAACAGTTTGTAGCAATGCAGGTACCATGTGGGTACAAGCAATTTCAGTTGGTGGCACTGCATCAGGTTCATATGGATATTATGGTAGTGCAGGAAGAATGTACAGTGCAAATGGAACGGGGAGTTATAGTTCAAATACATTGACAGTCGATGTGAGTGGTCAAGGTACATCATCATTGACGTTTACTACAACATTTACCGATAATCATAATAACATATGGTTTGACCAAGTTACAGGAACTTTTCGCATTGGTATAACAGTTCGTCGCCCCACGACAAATGGACCAATCACAGATACTTGGGGTATTGCATCAGTGAGCGTTCCTAATTTTTAAAAATAATTTTTATGCCTAGCAATTAAGTTAAATAATTGCATGGACACAAAAGAAATTATTCAGACAGTTAAGTATCGTTATGACCAACGATTACACAAAAATTTACTAGAAGAAAGATACAAAAACAAGTTACTTGTTATCAATCAAACAGGTTATTGGTTTGCAAGTCAACAACTTATATCTTTTTTATCAATTGAGGCATTAGGCGAACAAGTTTATATTCAAGATGAATATAAAAATATTATTTTAGTAAATCGCCAAGAACTACTAAGTGTTCTTATTGAAACGTATCGTACTGCCATGAAGCAATGGGCAATTGAACTTGAAGAATTAAAACAAGTACGATGAATCGTGGAATAGTTATTATAGCATTTGATACAGAATATCTTGAATATACAAAAATTGCAAGATTTTGTGCTAAACGTGCTAAAGAATTTTTAAAATTACCAATCACGTTAATTACGGACAAAGAATTCATTGATCCTAATGTAGACAATGTCATTTATACCAATAATGAAAGATATCAACATCGTACGTTTGGTACTGATTTACAAAAATGGCGTAATTTTAATCGTGCCGATGTGTACGATCTTAGCCCTTATGACCATACTTTATTAATTGATTGTGATTATGTTATTAATAGTGATCAATTAAATTCTTTGTGGGATTTAGATAAAAGTTTTCTTTGTCATGGTACAACAGCAGGAGTGACAAAATTTAGTAATAGTTTGATTGAATCTTTAGGTCAATATGAATTAAACATGTGTTGGGCAACAGTTGTTATGTTTAAAAAAGATCAATTCAGTAAATCAATTTTTCACATGTGGAAAATGATACAGCAAAATTACATTTATTATGCAGCATTATTCAAATTTAATAATCAACTTTACAGAAATGATTATGCTTTAACCATTGCTTTAAATACTATGACGGGTCACTTAGGATATGACGAGTTTTTAATTAAATACCCACTTATTAACATCTTTACTGATGTTGAAGTCAAACGTAATGAAGATGAATTTGAGTTTTATTATCAAAAAATGGTTGCTAGCACTCTCCGTCCTTACCGTGTAAAATTGTCAAACACTGATTTTCATTGTATGAACAAAAAAAGTTTATTGGAATTTATTAATGGATAAAGGCATTGTTATTGTAGCACAAAATAATACCACTACAGATTATGTAGCTTGTGCTAGGGTATTAGCAAAAAGTATTAAAAAAACGAACCCTAATTTATCAGTGTCAGTTATAACAAATAATATTAGTGAAGCCGATCATCCTATATTCGATTATATTATACCATTCCCATATGAAAATACTTCAACTGAAGAATGGAAATTATCATATGATTGGCAAGTATATGAAGCTAGTCCATATGATGAGACTATAAAAATCGAAAGTGATGTATTAATTACAAGAGATATTTCAGATTGGTGGGAAATTTGTGGATCACGACAATTAGTAATAGCACAAGGGTGCATGGATTATAAAAATAAAGATTCAACTTCTAGGTTTTATCGTAATTTTTTTGACAAAAATGAATTACCTGATGTGTATAATGGTTTGGTATATTTTAATAAAACAGACTTAGTTCAAAAATTTTTTATGATTATTAAAGATATCTATACTAATTGGGAACAATACAGAGATGCATTAGCGTATTGTGCATCTAGTGAAACACCAACTAATGATATTGCTTATGCAATAGCCACCAATATTATTGGTGAAGAAAATGCATTATTACCAAAATCTGTCAATCCTTTAAAATGGGTTCATATGAAACCAAGAATAATTAATGTAATGAGTAATGATTGGACAAGAGAATGTTTTTTTGAAATATTAAAGTGCGGACAAGTAAGGATTAATAGTTATACGCAATACTACCCAATTCATTATGTTTATAAAGATTTAGCTAAAAAGTTTGAAAAATATTATGACAACGATTGAAGATATTATAAAAGCGTTTGCGTTATTAAAAGATACTCAGCCAATTACTTACGAGTACAGATTGTACTATGATGAAACCAATGGGTTACCAATAAAATATTCAGTCGAAAAAGAGTACGGATCTTATATTACAATTAGCAAAAAAGATTATGATATAGCTAGTTTTTTAGTGCGAGTGGTAAATGGCAGATTGATACATCCTGTTCACCCACGTTTTTTAATTATGCATGAATCAACAGGTGGATTTACTGTAGATCCGTATGATTGGACAGTATTAGTTGATCCTGAAGAACCACATATCTTTATCGATAGCGTAAAGGTAGAAGACATTCAGAATGAGTGAATCGATAATTGATGTTGCAGATTTAGATGTTATATACTTAAGCTATGATGAACCACAAAAAGAAGAATTTTGGCTTAAGATTAAACATATGGTTCATTGGGCAAAACGTGTCGATAATGTTTATGGCAGTGATGCGGCTCATAAAGCAGCAGCCATAGTCAGCGAAACTGAAAGGTTTATTCTTATTGATGGTGATAATTTGCCTCACGAAGATTTTTTCAATCTACAGTTTACCATAGACGAATATAATCACCAAGCACAATTTAGATGGCGAGCAAAAAACCATGTTAATAATTTATACTATGGTAATGGTGGTTTAAGTTCATGGACACGTGACTTTGTTCTTAATATGAAAACACATGAAAATAGTTTAGGTGATACACGAACAAATATAGAATTTTGTTTTGATCCGTTATATTGGCCTATGCATGATTGCTATAGTACAACTTATATTAATTATACACCTAAGCAAGCATGGCGAGCAGGGTTTCGTGAAGGTGTAAAATTGTGTACACGTGGTGGTGAAATCCCCCCATCACCTAAAGAGTTTATTGAATACCTATGGCCTAAAAACTTAAAAAATTTATCAATATGGTATAACCTAGGTCGAGATGTTGAAAATGGTTGGTGGGCAATGTATGGTGCACGTATGGGTACCTATTACTTAATGTTAAGAGATTGGGATCATACATTAGTTCGTGATTTTAAATATTTAGATGAGCTATGGGTTGAAACAGCTTATTCAACTGAAGAAGATTGCATACGATTGGGTGAGATATTAAAACATGATCTCGGAATCGATATTGTTGAATTTAATGCAAAACAAAGTAAATTTTTTAAAGATTATATTAGTAACAATTGGTTTAATCGTGGATGCATGGTAAAAGAAATTGATGTTATAAGAGAATTGGAGGGATGGTAATGCATCATCGTATATGTATCATAGGCATCCCACGATGCGGAAGCCAATATGCTGTAGAATTAATCAAGCACAATGTAAAACACAACTTTTTTGATTTGGTTGAGCCATATACACATAGTTTGCCACAAATAAATATTGACGAAAACAAACAGCTTTTTATTGAACCTACTCAATTTAACATTGATTCACATGAGGAAAGAATAAAATATACAAGTCGTATGCTTAAAGAAGGAGATCAAAATCAACCTCTTATTATGCGATTGTTTTTAGTTTATGAAATTGAAAAAATGTTATTTGATGTAATATCAGATGTACAAAATTGTAACTTTCAATTTGTTATATTAAGAAGAAAAAATATTGAACATCAAATATTAAGTATGGGAATAGCTGATGCTAGAAACCAATACACTTTATTTCATCACGACAAATATCCAACTGAACCTGTGATGGTTACAAATTATAAGTTAATGTCTTGGTTGTATAGAAATCATCTAATGTTTGAACAACGTGTTACTGAAAATGATATTGAAGGTATACCGTTAACCTATGAAACCGCTGTAGAAGATTTAGCCAAAGTATTAGATCAACCCATAAATATTTGTTTACCAATCAAAAAACAAATCGTTACTGATCCTTATGATCAAATTATTAACAAAGATGAAGTAAAAGCATTCATTCAAAGTTTAATTAAATGACCAAAAAGTATATTAAGTTAGTACACAATAACCCTGATCATGAAAATTGGTTTGTGGTAAATTGGTGTATAGGTAATACATGCAACTATAGCTGCAGCTATTGTCCAAGTGGTTTACATGATGGTAGTAAAGCATGGCCTGATCCAAACACCGTTAAACAATTTATAGCACGTCTTGCTGAACAAACATTTCCTAAAAATCTTTATTTTGAATTTACAGGTGGAGAAGTTACTCTATGGAAATACTTTACTGATATTTGCCAATTCTGTAAAGATCTTAATATTAAGATTGGCTTGATCAGTAATGGCAGCAGAACTATACGCTATTGGGAAGAAAATAAACATTACTTTGATCATATTTGTTTGTCATATCATCCTGAAGAAGCTAACTCAGAACACTTTGTCAATGTTGTAAAAACTGTGCACAAAGAGTTGCGAACTCATGTTAATATTATGATGAGTCCTGAAAAGTTTGACGAGTGTTATATTTTAGCTACTAAAATAAAAGAATTAGGTGATTTAAGCATTGCTTTACAGCCGTTGATACATGATTTTGGTGATACGCTATATGAATATACACCTGCTCAACATACTATTTTTGACAAGCAACACGAATTAATTGTAAAGCACATTAAGTATACTAAAGACTTTCCATATTATCGTGGAGCTATGAGAAAAGTTTTTGAAGATGGCACATCAGAACCCATGTCAGCACAACGGTTTATCAACGATAAAACAAACAATTGGCGAGATTGGGATTGTTATGCAGGGGTTGAACAAATTGTAGTAGATATGGATGGTCGTATTTTTAGAGGATGGTGTAAGGAAGGTGGATCGATAGGGCAAATCAATGATCCTAAATTAATGATACCTCAAGACCCAATCATTTGTAGCAAAACTATGTGCCATTGTAATTTTGATATTATGGCTACTAAAGAATTAGTGGAATGAGTAAATTTTGTATTTTACCATGGATTAATCTGACGATTGACGTTAATGGTAGCACAAGACCATGTTGTCGTTTTGAACAACCACAACATCAAAATAAACACAAATTACCTTTCATTATGCAAGATAGGTTAGATAAGGTTTATAACAATGACAGTTGGCAACAATTACGCCAAGCATTTTTAAATGGTGAAAAACCAACGGAGTGTCGTTCATGTTGGGATGACGAAAAAAGTGGTATACCAAGCTATAGAGAAGTATTTGTACAATCAAAATTTGTGGACGTAAGTAAAGTTGATGTAAATTCTTTAACTGTAGAAGCACCATTAACATTAGATTTAAAACTTAACAATGTATGCAATTTAAAATGTAGAATATGTAGTCCACAACAATCATCAACCTATGCTAAAGAATTTAAACTGTTATATAATATTACCTACCCTAATGCTGATTATTATCCACAAGATAAAATAACTAATACTCAACACGAAGAAGTTATAGCAAAATGGGGAGAAACTGTTCAACATATTGAAATGTCAGGTGGCGAACCCATGAATAGCCCCGAAAATGTAAAAGTGTTAAAATTAATTAATGAAAAAAGTGATCTTAAAAATAAAACTATACTAATTAATACAAATGTTACAAAATGGAATAAACAGCTAATTGATTATCTTACCATGTTCAAAAAATCTATTATTTGTTTAAGTGTCGATGATTTATACGATAGACAAGAATACCACAGATTCCCTAGTAAATGGGACAATATTATTGAAAATATTGATAAATTTATAGCATTACGTGATGAATTCCCTAATGTAGAGTTATTATTGTTTTGCACAGTAAGCAACTTTAACGTATATTATGTTCCTGAATATAAAGTATGGGCTGATAGTAAAAAATTACCTGTACATTGGAACATGTTACATTCTAACCCAAAATATTGTATACATAATTTACCAACATTAGCAAAGTCAAGAGTAAAAGATAAACTAACAGATTTTCCTGATATTGTAAACTTTATGATGTTGCCACAAGAAGATGAACATTGGCAAGAATTTATTGATGAGTTAGAAATTCTTGATGAGCATCGTGGACAGAATTTTGATGAAACATTTGCTGAGTGGAGCGAAATAATTGGTAGGTATTAACCATCTAACCAAACTTTAAATTCAGGAAATGTTTTAAGAAAATTAGTATTTCTTCTATCATCTAATTCAGTAAAAAATACAAAAACTTCCTCACCCTTATCGAACATGTTAAAGATATTTTGGTTCTTTTTAATTGCGTCTTGTGTTTGTTTTAAAAAGAAAAGAAATTCTTTCCATACATTAATAACTGATTGCCCTTCAAATTGTGGATCATTAATAAGTTCATTAAAGATTTGCAATGGTTGATCAAGATATGCTGCATATTCTCTAGGTGCAATAGTTGGACTTTGTTCTTTAGGCCAAGTTACAATATTACGATGAATATCAATAGGGTAATATTTTTTACAACATGCTGCAAAATATTCAACATACTTATAAAATGATGGCAATCCTAACAAGTTTAAACATGGCATAAAATTGATTTTGACTAAGTCAGGTTTTGAAAGTAAGGTTTCTAAATTGTTTTTAAATCGATCCCATTTTACACCGTAGCGAATATATTCTAATTCTTCGCCAATATTTTCACCGCTTACTTGTACAATGACATTAAAGTATTGATTTAATATAGGTAAATAATTTAAAAACTTATTAAAATAAGATGGTGGCGTATTCATGTTGGTTGTAATGCATAACTCAATTTTATCAACAGTGGTATCGTTTGACAAATTAATTGTAGGTTCACGCACTGTATTGCTATGAATTTCAATAAGTTTATCTAAACATTCATATAATAAATCAGTTATTAACGGTTCGCCACCTATAAAACCAAACCTAGTTAAATGTTTAATGCCTGTTGTTTTATACCATTCCCAAAATAATTTTTCAGCTTCTTTTTTACGTTCGCCCAATTGACTTGTATCTCTTGTCATAGGTATATTATATTTTTTCTTTTCTGCATACCATTGTGTACTATAATGTTCGCTACAGTAAGTACATTTTGCGTCACATGTATTATTCAAAACTATTTCAATAATACTAGCATACGTGCTACGGGTAAGATTTGGAATGTTTTTTAGATCCTCTTTGTTTTGTGGCTCAAATCCTGTATTACGTTCCATATATTTTTCAAACATGTAATCATTTCTAGAGCTTTCAAACCCCTTATTTTCAAGTTGCCAACATGTATGACAATCATTATGTTGCACGTTTGATAATAAGCTTTTACGTCTTTCTACATGTTCAGGTAGATTACTAAACAAATCTTGCCCTAATGATTTGCACATTTCATCTGTAATACGTGTGCGTTTTAATGTTCTGCAGCAATAAGTAAAACTTGGTTCACTTATATAAAACATGAGATAATCCCAAGCATAACGACACAATGTGTCAGGACGTTGAGGATAAATGGGAATCATTTACGGTCACCAAATAATACGTAATGTTCAGGTGCGTATCCTTCCATAATTTCAGCACCACTATCATCTTCAGGTATAGAAAACTTATTATTCATGCTACCCCGTATAGGAACAATTGCCCATGTACATAATTCTTTGAACATAGGTATTTGTTTTAATTCTTCTTCCAAACTTAATGTTTCCTCGACGTATTGTGGTGGCATCATAAATTTTACTTCTAGGTGACCTATGTTCTGATTATTGTTTTTTACTTTTTCATCTGTGATAGCTTCTACTACTTTTACAAATTTTGCACGATCATAAAATTCAAAGTGCACTGATAAGTTCAAATTGCCATAATGAATAATTTCACGATAGTATTCAGGTTTACGTGAGCCATTACTATGTAAGCTTATATGATGACCAAAAGCGTTTAAATATCGTAACCAATCTAAAAAGTCTTTATTGGTAGTAGGTTCACCACCACTTATAATAAAGTTTACACTTTCACCGTTCATGAATTTTTCTTCAAGTAAATTTGTAGCTTTAATTAAGTCAGCTAATGGTTTATGTGGGTCAGTATTATTGTGTATCCAAGGCCAACAGTACGAACAATCATAATTACATCTTCTACCAATTTCCCAATAAATTTGTTTTTGGCTGCTTGCATGAGTACGTTCCATAGCAACAAATTCATTCATGGTTGGTTTATTTTTTTCCATGATAGTTGGTAATTCTTGACTTTGGCGCAGTAAAATGATTTGTTTTTCATTAACTGCTTTGGGGATAAACAAGTCTGCCCCACAACTACATACGTTTTTTGTACAATCAATCCATTCTGTAGGTACGTCAAATGTGTCCCATACACTGCCTAGTTTACCACCTACACGGCAACTTGCTGTCCATACGCCACCATCCATATCGATGAATAAGCTATCAACACCTGCGCCACATTTCCACCCTGTTAAGTAGTTTAGTTTTGCGCCAACAAGTTCATCTGTACTCCAATCTCTCCAATGACCCATTTCATTATAGGTTCGTATAGGTTTTCCCGCTGTTTTGTGTAATGTCATAGTAGGATTATTTATAAAGAACAATGTTTGTTACTTAAATAAAACTATGGATGAAGAATATGAAATTGATCGTCGATATGAATTATGGCAACGTGGATATTGGGATATACCTAAAGATTTAGACACAAGTCAATTTAATTTTGATTGGCGACCTGATCCATACGATAAACCTTACACTCATGTTTTTGGTACACAATGGCAACCAAGTGGTGGACCACGCTTTGTTATTCCTGAAAGCATTGGGTATAAGTTTCAAAACAGTCAAATTGCTAAAAAACTACCAACAAAAAATAATTGGATTATACCTGATTCATTTAGTGGACAATTTGATTATAGTTGGCATTATGATGAATTTATTGAGGCTATACATTATGAATGGAAATGTGGCGTAAAGTATGTACATCCTGATGGCATTGATACTATTTACTTAACTGAATATGATAATATCACGCCACCAATTTATGGTAAATTTTTAAGTGATGACATTGATCATTTAGTTGAAAAACAAATTAATAATTTTTGGGTACTTAATCCCTATTGTTCTTACAACCGATTTGATTTTGTATGGAAACCAAAAAGAATTGCAGAGTTACGTTATGTTAATGTTTTTGGTAACCAACATAGTCAAGATTTAGGCATTAAATTTATAAATGTTGAAATGTACAAACGTGGGTACAAAGACTTAAACTATGTCAACAATGTAAACTTTTTCCTTGATACTAAATTGGATATGTTTTATATCGATCATAGTAATAGTACATCAGAAATTAATTTTAATAATCTTAAATCAAGATATCCAAAAATTACTAAAGTCAGGTTTTTTGATAATTGGGTAGACACTATTACAAGATGCGTAAGAAAAGCTACAACGCATCTTATTTGGATTGTCAATAGTTATTATGATTATACTAATTTTCAATTTGATTATTATCCTGCACCATGGGATATGACCAATACACATGTATTTGGTACACAATGGAATGCATGGGGTAAAACTTTTTTAATTAACTGTAATCAATGGGACTTAGTTAAAAATGTCCAAGAAGTTGAAAATATACAACCAATTAAACTAATTGATAAAAAAGCAGAAATTAAAAATTGTAAATATGATAAATTACTGATTGATTTTGGTAATGAGCATAACTTAGATGCAACCTATACAGTACCTTATCAAGGTAGTTTTTTAAGCACGATTGATTATTGGTTAAAAAAAGAAAAGTATGTAACTAGTAAAAAGAATTATAAAGTGTGGGTTGTTAGCAGTATATGTGATTATGACAAGTTTGATTTTACTTACGAACCATTACCCTTTGATGAAAAACAATTACATGTTTTTGCTACACAGTTTGATAATCAAAAAATACAATATGGTGATACGTTTTTATTAGATGTGAATGAGTTTGTTATAGTAAGATCTCTTTTTGATAAACTTGAAGATTATACCTCAAATCTCAAGTTCGTTGATACATTAAACGTAAAACGGATGCAACATCCTGTAATATTACATGATTATGATTGTCATATTGACGCTATAAATTTACCTACAGAACCATTCCCTTATATTCAATTGCAAAACAATCAAGTAAAACATCTTGAACCAATAAATATGTGGGAATTTCCAACAATCAAAACTAATAATGATTCTACTTCAGTTTACGTGCCTACTCATGCACTATCTTATATGACAAAAGATTTATATGATTATGAACATGTTGTTAAACCTGTTCAATTTTATGGTGGAGAACCGCTAGATATTGTTTACATTAGTAATGGTGAACCTAAAGCTGAGCAACACTATGAACATTTACAGGAAATTGTAACTAAAAAAGGTGCAAAAAATAGAATTATTAGAGTACAAGATGTAGTGGGTAGAGTTGCTGCTTATCATGCTGCTGCAAATATTAGTACAACAAGATGGTTTTTTGCAGTGTTTGCTAAGTTGCGAGTTAATCCAACTTTTGATTGGGGTTGGCAACCTGACCGTTTAAAAACACCACGTCACTATATTTTTACAGCTATTAATCCTGTTAACCGTTTGAACTATGGTCATCAAGCTATCATTGCTTATAACAAGAAATTAGTATTAGGTAACAATGGAATAGGATTAGATTTTACAATGGACAGCGATCATGAAGTTGTCAACATGAATAGTGGTATAGCTATGTACAATACGGATTCGTGGACAACATGGAGAACTGCATTTCGTGAAGCAATTAAATTGCGTGATTTAGTTGATAAGGGTATTGACAACGATGCTGCTTATCGTTTAGAACGTTGGTGTAATGTAGGTATTGGCGAGTATGCAGCAGATAGTCAACGTGGTGCTGTAGATGGTATAGCTTATTGGGAAGAAGTTAATGGCGACTTTGATAAGTTAAAATTAAGTTATGATTGGGCTTGGTTGCGTAAAAGGTTTGAAATTAGATATAAATGATATTTGTTTGGCTTGACAATTTCCCTAAATAATGTCATACGACATGTGGAGGTTACCATGAAATATTTTCTTATTGGTTTATTAACGTTTTTGGGTTTAACATATGCTAATACTACTTACGCAAATGGGTACCATCATGGGCATAGAATTCAGCAAAGACATTGGCATCATCACCATCCACACCATGTCCACAGACCAAATTGGATAGCACCTGCTATTATTGGTGGAGTTGTTACCTATGCTTTGACAAGACCTTATATAGTTGAACAGCAGCCTGTGGTAGTACAACAAATTCCACAACCTGCTGTAGTACATTGTACAGAATGGCGTGAAGTTATGCAACCAAATGGTGCTATTGTACAAGAAAGAACATGTAGTCAACAATAATGTACGAATTATTTTTATTTTTATTTACAATAGTAGGTTTATGGTTTATAGAAGATATATACTTACCTACACAAAAGATTGATCTTACCATAAATGATGAAGTATATAAAGGATGGTATTGATATGGTAGATCCTGATGATAAATCGACAACGGTTTGGTTTTTTATTATTATTGTAAGTTTTATTGCAGCAATTATTCTAACGTAAAAAATCTTTCGTCCTCACAACGTGAGTAAATATTTTTTACCACTTAAAGGAAATAATCAATGAAATTTACAAAACGAACACTTGTGCATACTGCACTAGCTGCAATGACTGCTTTGGCTTTGGCAGGTTGTGGCAAAAAAGAAGAAGCCAAAGCACCTGCTGCTGAAGCACCTAAATCAGCAGAACCTTTAAAAATTGGATTTATATATGTAGGTCCTGTTGGTGATGCAGGATGGACATTTGCTCATGACAATGGTCGTAAACATATTGAAGCTAAATTTGGTGATAAAATTAAAACTACGTTTGTTGAGAAAGTACCTGAAGGTGCTGATGCTGAGCGTGTTATTCGTGATTTAGTTGGTCAAGGTAATAAATTAATCTTCGCAACATCATTTGGTTTTGGTGATGCAATGGAAAAAGTAGCCAAAGACCATCCTGACGTAAAGTTTGAACATGCTACAGGATATAAAACAGCAGAAAATCTACGAGTATATGAAGCAAGATTTTACGAAGATGCTTACATGGCAGGTATTGTAGCAGGTAGTATGACAAAAACTAATACATTAGGATTTGTTGCTAGTTTCCCAATTCCTGAAGTATTGCGTAATATTAATGCGTTTACTCTAGGTGCACGTAGTGTTAATCCTAAAGTTACTACCAAAGTTGTATGGGTGAATACATGGTTTGACCCACCAAAAGAGGGCGAATCAGCACAAGCATTAATTAACCAAAAAGCTGACGTATTGTTACAAAATACTGATTCTACTGCGGTATTATTAACTGCTGAGAAAAATAATAAGTATGCTTTTGGTTGGGATAGTGATATGAGCGCATTTGCTCCAAAAGCACACTTAGGTTCAGCCATTGTAAATTGGGGACCATACTACGAAAAAGCTGTCAATGATGTATTAGGTGGTACGTGGAAAACAAGTGACACTAAATGGGGTACTAAAGAAGGTACTAATGATTTAGTAAAGATTAATGATGTTGTATCTGATGCTGCTAAGAAAAAGGTTGATGAAGTCAAAGCAGGGTTAAAGGCAGGTACATTCCATGTGTTCAAAGGACCACTCAAAGACAACACAGGTAAAGTTGTATTGGAAAAAGATGTGGTTGGTGATGATGCATGGAAAGGTAAAATTAATTTCTACATTGAAGGTGTAGAGGGCAAAGTACCATCAGGTAAGTAATGTTTAATTCAGCAAGTACAAAGTTATCACTGATTGCAAAACGTGCAGGTGTTGAATACACTGAAAGCATAGAGTTATTTGCAGAGATGATAGCCGAAGAATGTGCTGAGATTGCCGAAACAGCGTGGCAGGTAAAGTTATCTGCTGCGCCTGTTATTCGTAGACACTTTAATTTAATAGAACCTAAAGGATAAATTATAATGAAAACAATAACTAAAGATGATGTTTATATTGGGGTTTTTGTAGTATCAATGATATTAATTGGCATATTTTTTGACATTGGACCCGTTTGTATGACAGGATGGAACCCAATGTTAGGTGAATGTTCTGATATCGTTAAAACTAAATAATAGTATTGTTGTATGAAGTTGAAGGAAAAGTGCTGCGGACGGGGCTTCGATGCCCCCTGGTCCACCAAGTATGCTAGTCCGGTAGCAATAGTGTGAGTGACTACTGTCTTGTGCGAGTCAAGACCATACCTGCTGGGCCAGACATGGTTTCGACGGGGTAACAAGTACGGATATGGACAACACGATAGGCGATGATCGTTAATCAAGCAAAACAAATAGACGCAAACGATGAAACATTTGCTCTAGCTGCCTAAACAAAGGTAAGCGGGGGTAGGAAATACCTAGCAACAGGAAATACCATTAGGGGCAATGCCCCTAATTTTTTATTATGTTTTGTTTTTACGTAAAGTGGTATTGTTAAATACTTCTTTAATTTTTTACAAGGAAATATACATGGCTATTAAAAATACAACCATTACCATTGAAGATACTCCTGTCAATACAACTTATCAAGATGTAACAGGTACAACAACAGGTGCAGGAACAGGCGCAAAATTTGATGTTGTTAAAAATAATGGAGCATACAATGTTACATTAGACACTGCAACAGGTTCTTTTGGTACAGGTTATGTAGCAGGTGACACTATTACGATTGCAGGAACAAGTTTGGGTGGCATAGCACCAACTAATAACTTGATCGTAACTGTTGGTACAGTAGGCGCAAATGGTGCTATTGCAACATTTGGTGCTGTGGGTGCAGGTCGTAAGGGTGATGGTAATATTGATGTTGTAGTAAAAATTGAAGGTACAGCATTAGATATTGAAACTTATAATATGAATGGTAAAAGTACTGATTTTACTTTAACTTATGATGCTATTAATAAAGATATTATTGCAACAAGTGCACTAGCAACAAACGTTAAGTTTGTATTGGATGATGTTGAACGTGTTGCTTTTACTGATAAGCGTTTAGCATTTGATACAGTAGGAACAGATTTAGGTAAAATTATTGCTTTAATGGCAGCAGCTATTGGTGAAAATGACATTACCCCTGCTTATATTGGTGCAGGTATGTACCTACGTGAAAATTTAGGTTGGACAGTAAAAGAAATTGCTGCTAAGATTTTAACAAGCACTGAGTATCTAACTGACGCAGGAGGTACCTCAAATACCGTATTTGCTAAACATGTATGGCAAAATGTATTTGGTCGTGAAGGAACCTATGATGAAATAGCTTCAGTTATTGAAACTATTGAAAAACATGGATATAGTCAAGCAGACGTACTTATGGTAGCTGCAAATCGTCCTGAGCTATTAGCGCAGATTGACTTAGTTGGGTTGCAAACTACAGGTGTAGAATACGTTCCATTTGGTGGTTAATCCACATTATATAGGGCACTAGGAGTAGTGCTCTTTTTAGATATAAATATCTAAAAAGGAAAATATAATGTATATATATCGTTGCAAAATCAATAAAGTTGTAGATGGTGATACAGTTGAGATTGATTTAGATCTTGGCTTTAATATTGTGTTAGTAAATCAAAAAGTACGTATGGCAGGTATTGATACTCCTGAAAGTAGAACATCTATCGCTGAAGAAAAAGAACGTGGGTTAATATCCAAGAAAAAATTAGCTGAAAAATTACCTGTAGGTAGTTGGCAACGTATTCAAACCATGCGAGCAGACAGTAACGATGATAAATTTGGTCGTATTCTTGGCGTGTTTATTATGGAAGATGGCATGAGTTTAAATCAATGGATGATTGATAATAACTATGCTGTATTGTATCAAGGTGAAAATAAAGAATTGGTACAAGAAGGTCATCGTTATAATAAACAAAAGTTGATAGAGCGTGGTGAACTAAAAGCATAAATACATAATCATGCTAACAAGAGAATTCATGCAAGAAGGGGTCAATGACCCCAATATCTTTAAGGCTATTTTTATGGCAGGGGGTCCAGGCTCAGGCAAAAGTTTTGTTTCCCGTAAATTAGGACTACAAGCAGCAGGACTCCGCACCATTAATAGCGATGATGCGTTTGAATTTTTGCTTCGTAAACATCAATTAGACCCTAAAATGCCACCTGAAGAACAAGAAAAGCGTGATATTGTCAGACAACGTGCTAAACAAATGACTAAAACAAAAGAAACTAATTTGTTATATGGTCGTATTGGTTTAATAATAGATGGTACCGCAAAAAATGCTGAAAAAACTGCTAAAACTAAAGCAGGATTAGAAAGTATTGGTTATCAAACGATGATGGTATTTGTCAATACAAGTTTAGATGTAGCACTTCAACGTAACCGTATGCGTGAACGAAGCGTTCCTGATGAAGTCGTAAAACAAGCACATGCTGAAGTACAAATTGGTAAAGATGCATTGCAGCAAGTTTTTGGATCTAATTTTGTTGTCGTGCTTAATGACATGGATCCTGATTTTAAACCTGCTTATAAAAAAGTACAACAATTTTTACGTAAACCATTAACACCCGTTGCCCAACAATGGGTTGATCAGCACCGCTAATTTCTCTAAATTGTTTGTGTAAATATAAATAATATGTCAATATATTGTCATAGACATTTATTTTCGTTATTCACACACAGAAAGGAGAGATTATAATGAAAACAGTAGGTTACAAACTTACACCATTTGCAATTACAGGGGTTAAGCCCCATCAACCTGAAGATGCATTCTTCACAATCACAGAAAAAAGTTTTGAGGGTAAATGGAAAATTATCGTTTATTATCCAAAAGATTTTACTTTTGTATGTCCTACAGAAATTGTAGCTTATGATAAACTAGCTAAAGACTTTGAAGATCGTGATGCTGTATTACTTACAGGCAGCACAGACAACGAGTTTTGTAAAGTAGCGTGGCAAAAAGCGCATCCTGATTTACAGAAAATTTCACATACACAATTTGCTGATACACAGCGTGAACACTATGATGGTGAGAAATATGTAAATTTAAGCCTTATAGAACAACTAGGTGTCTTTTATGATCCTGCAGGTGCTGCACTACGTGCTACATTTATTATTGATCCTGACAATGTTATCCAACATGTTACAGTAAATAATTTAAATGTTGGTCGTTCACCTGAAGAAACATTGCGTGTACTTGACGCATTACAAACAGGCGAACTTTGTGCATGTAATCGTTCTATTGGTGGCGAAACTCTGTGATTAGGTTATTAATTGCTTTCATAGTAGCTTTTGTAATACCAATTGTAATTGGATTTGGGTTATATAGCATTCGTGATGAGCATTACGCAGTAACGAATGTTTGTAATTCTACATTTTACCCTGATATATGTGGAAAGGAATAATTATGTTTGGTTTTTTAAAATTTTTGATACTTATTGTAAAATCGTTTATTCAGCTTTTAGACCCTGATCGTAACGCATTACAAGATGCACCACCACAAATTAAGTATATAACTAGTATATTATTAGCATCTTTTTGGGCATTATCTTTTAGTTTGTTTATTGGTGAATTATCATACTTAGGATATAATATCATAGGTCATGTCGCAGTAGTTTCTATGGCATTTGTTACTTGGGTAGTATTTAAGCATTTTCATAAAACCTACACATTAAGAAATGAATATGATTTATTGCGTGATCCTAATCGTAACCCAAAATGTTATGAACTGACTGATCAACAAAGACTTGAAGCAGCGTCGAAATTTTAAAAGTGAGTAGTTTGCTTTTGATTATAGCAACCATGGTGTTAGTACCATGGTTGTTTTTAAAATTAACACGTTTAGACAAACATATTCCATTACCAATGGCACAAATTGCTTTTGGGATATGTTTTGGTCCTAGCGCATTTGGCTCCGTATTACCTGAACTATGGTCTACAGTTTTTACCCAACCCGTTCGTTTTGGTCTTGATGCTATACAAATATTAGCAATTAGCGTATTTGCTTTTATTGCAGGTATTGAACTTAAACCAAAAGAAATTATAGAACGTGAAGGTTCAGCAATATGGAAGCAAGCATTTCATGTAATTGTAATTCCCATCGTATTAGCAGGTTTTAGTTTTATACTTTTTTTTGATGATCCTATATGGCATAATCCCGAAATACCATTTTGGAAATATGCATGGACTATGGGTGTTGCAACGTGTATTACTGCTATGCCTATGTTAGTTGTGGCTTGTAAATCAATGGGTATTTGGAATACACACACTAGTAAAAAATTGCTTGGTTTAGTAACTTTTGATGATTTAATATTATGGCTTACCGTAGCTGTAATTGTTAGTGTGGGTAAGTATGCAATTAATGCGTCAATATTTTTTGCTGTATTAGCTGTTTTATGGTATGCATGGCCTAAGATTTTAGAATATGCGGGTGAAAGTTCACATCCTACATTAACTGTAGCTTTAGCATTAGCTATGGCAAGTTTTAGTCATTGGGCAGGATTGCATTATGTTTTAGGCGCATTCTTTGCAGGTATGATTACACCAAGGTCAGCAATCAAGTGGAATGAAGGTATGGAAGTTCAACAAATGTATTGGCTGATGCCTGTTTTCTTTATTTGGACAGGATTAAAGTCGCAATGGACGTTAGACTTTGAAATCATTTTAGCGGGTGCGTTAGGGATGTTTGCTATAGCAATAATAACAAAATTTGTTGGTGTATGGTTAGCATATCGAGATCAAGGCTTACAATTGGTTTTATTTAAAACAGCTTTGTTACAAAATAAAGGATTAATGGAGATATTCTTAGTATCTATGTTATTAGGTGCAGGTATTATTAGCACCAATATGTTTGCAGCAGTTGTTATTATGAGCTTAATTAGTACAGTATCTGCTGTACCATTAGCAAAGTTATTTTACAAACCTGAATACGTTGAAAAGGAGTATTAAATGTTTGAATATGAAACACTATGGGACATATATGAAGTAAAGTTTGTATTTATTTTTTTGTCTATTGTTGTATCTATAGTGTTAGCTACATTAATGTACGACAAAAATAAGAAAGATAAAAATAAAGATGATTGAATTATTTTGGGCACTAGGTGCAATAATATTAATTGATGTAGTTTTAGGTGGGGAAAATGCTTTAGTCATAGCAATGGCATCAAGAAATTTACCTCCTTCTTTGCGTAAAAAAGCATTGTTATGGGGTACATTTGGTGCGGTAGGTGTTAGATTTCTGTGTATTGCAGCGTTAACGTACTTACTGATGATACCTGGGTTAAGGTTAGTAGGTGGGTTGGCGTTGCTATATATTGCCTATCAATTGGTACGTGATAAAAAGGACGAGCATGAAGTAAATGCTGCAAATACTTTTTGGGGGGCTATGGCAACAATTGTATGGGCAGATGCAGTGATGGGATTAGATAATGCTCTAGCGATTGCAGGAGCAGCAGGTGGCAATTGGTGGTTAATTATTTTTGGGTTACTTTTTAGTGTACCAATTATATTGTTTGGAAGCACAGTAGTTGCTAAAATTATGGAACGTTGGCCTAAAACTATTTGGATTGGTGTTAGTGTATTAGTAATTGTAGCATTACAAATGATTTGGGCTGAACCCCTTTTACATGAATTTATAGGAGAATTTACAAGTGGCGAAATGGATAGAACCAATTAAAGAAGCATTACCTGATTATGCAAAAGATACACGTTTAAATTTAGATGCAATAATTTTGCGTTCAACTTTAGATAAAACCGAAGCAGAATGTTGTGCTTTAGCAGCAGCAGTAGCAACAGGAAATGGTAAAATTGTATCACTTATATTATCAAATATTGAAGATGAAAAAGAACGTGATGCAGCTATGGCAGCAGCAAGCATTATGGCACAAAATAACGTATGGTATCCCTATGTTGAAATGACAGGTGATGATCAATTAAAAGGATTACCTGCACAATTACGCATGAATGCAATTTTATCACATGGTGGTACTACTAAAGTACGATTTGAAGCATATAGTTTATGTGCTAGCATTGTTGGCAAGTGTCATTTTTGCGTTAAAGCACATTATGATACGCTTAAAAAAGAGGGCTACACTGTGGAACAATTACGTGATATTGGACGCATTGCAGCAGTTATTAATTCAGTAGCAAAAGTTTTAGTAGGGTAATTAATGAGAATTGCAATTATTGGTGCAGGTATTGCAGGTGTACTTCCTGCGTATTTTTTGTCTAAAAAAGGACATGATGTAACAATTTTTGAACAAGAACGATATGCAGCTATGCGTACAAGTTATGCTAACGGTGCTCAAGTCAGCGTTAGTAATAGTGAAGTATGGACAACATGGGCTAATGTTACTAAGGGTTTAAAATGGATGCTCAAGAAAGATGCACCATTATTAATACATCCTACGTTAGACTTTGACAAAATTAAGTGGATAATTAAATTCTTACAAAATACCGCTATGGGCGTTTATAAACAAAACACCATAGAAACTATTAAATTAGGGCTAGAAAGTAGAGCATTATATAAGCAAATTATCAAAGATGAAAATCTTGAATTTGACCAAAGTAATAGTGGTATTTTACATATATATAAAGATCCAAAATATCTAGATGCTGCTTTTAGTGCTAAAGACCTGTATGAATCACAAGGATGTGAATGGAAAACTATAATTAATCGTGAAGATATCCTTGCTATTGAACCTAATCTAAAAGATATGGGTGATTTAATTGGTGCTGCATGGACAAAAGATGATTGGGTTGGAGATATTCATAAGTTTTGTAAAGCATTACTTGATACCATTAGAATAAAATATAATGCATGTGTTTCATTTAATGAATCAATTATTGATCCTAGAACATTACTTGAGCATTTTGATAAAGTAATTATTGCAGCAGGTGTCGAAAGTGTAGAACTTGCTAAAGAATTTGGAGAATCATTACCCATCTATCCTGTAAAAGGATATAGTATTACCGTTGAAGCAACAGATGTGAAATCATATCAAGCCATGCCTAAAGTAAGTTTATTGGATGATCAAACAAAAATTGTTAGTTCAACCTTAGGTCCTAGATTACGTGTAGCAGGTACAGCAGAATTATGTGGATACAATCGTGATATTACAAGAAGCAGAATTGAGCCATTGTTAAATTGGGTAAATCAAAACTTTCCAAATATTGATACAAGTAACTACAGTAGTTGGGCATGTTTGCGACCTATGACACCAAATATGATGCCTATTGTGCGTGAAAGTAAAGTAAAAAATATATACTATCATGCAGGACATGGGCATTTAGGATGGACAATTAGTCCTGCAACTGCTATTAATTTAGTTAATCAAATCGAAAATTGATAAATATTAATATGAGCGAAGAGCAAAACAAAATTAAACATAGTCTTCGCAGACTAAAAGATGAAAATGCTGTGAATAAGCAGGTACGAATTGCTAAAGAACACGGTTTTCCCGTTGATGAACCACATAAATTTGCAAAACACCATGCAATGAATTGTGGTAACCCAAAATGTTTATTATGTTCTAATCCTAGAAAAGTTTTTAAAGAAAAAACAATTCAAGAACAACGACATGAACAACAAAAACTTTGGGATGAAGAGTAGTATAGGTAGTTATTACGTAGTAACGGTGATTATTTTCAGGTATTTTACAGTATAAGTAAATATCTACGCACACATTTTAATGTGTATTTTTTTATAAAAGAGGAATTGAGCATGAAAAAACTTTTATTTGCAACATTGTTTGCAACAATGACAGGTGTAGCAACTGCACAAACAACGATTTATGGTTTAGCAGATGCGTACTATGGTCAAACATCAGGTAAACAAACAACGAACCAAGTTAGCTCAGGTGGCATGACCACAAGTTTTATTGGTGTAAGAGCCACAGAAAAGCTTGGTGATGTTACAGCTAGTGCAGTATTGGAAACATTTTTACGTCCTGACACAGCAGCACAAGGTCGTTTTAATGGCGATACATTTTATGCACGTAACGCATACGTTGGATTAAGTTCAAAAGCAGGTGAGATTCAAGTTGGTCGTGTAACGACACCAATGTTTATTTCAACGATTGTTTTTAATTCATTTGGTGATAGTTTTGTTTTTAGCCCAATGGTAACAGCACGTTATGGCGCAAACAACTTCAACTTAGGTGGGGGTGGTTCTGACACAGGTTGGAGCAACAGCGTTTTAGTCAAGACTAACGCAGGTCCATTGGCACTTACGGGTGTTTATAGTGCAGGTGTTGCAGATGATGCAGCGGGTACAAAACAAGCAGGTAAAAGTGTTGGCGCAATGTTTTTCCAAGGTCCAATCGGTTTAACAGCAACATGGCAAGATGTTGAGCAAGGTGCAGGTAGACCAAGCATGACTTCAACCATTATTGGTGGTAGCTACGATCTTAAGAAAATCAAAATGTTTGCACAGTGGAATCGTGTTGAAAATAGTGATACTATAACAAAAGAAGACAAAGGTTATAGTGTTGGTGCAACAATGCCATTAGGTGGTGGTAATACAGCTATGGTAAGCTATGCTAAGCATGATCATAATTTTACAAACCATAAATCAGGTGAAACAGCATCGTGGGCAATTGGTTTATCACATGCAATGAGCAAGCGTACAGACGTTTATGCTGCAGTACGTGATACTAATTATACTAATGATGGTTCCGCACGTACAAATGCTGCATGGGCAGATGCTCGTACAGCAGGAGTTGGTGTACGTCATCGTTTCTAATTTAAATACAAATTTAAATGAAAAAAGGGGGCAATGCCCTCTTTTTTTATAAGTATAGGTATGCTACACAGTGTGTATGAGTGGTCAGACAAGCGTAAAGAATTGTATAATCACATAGTCAATTTAAATGGCTATTACGGTGATGCACATAAATTACTTAAAAATATTGACAATTTAGTACGTGAATTGAACATGTTAAATGTAAGATTTCGTAATCGAATTGAGCCAACTATATTACAAAAAGAAAAAATGTCTCAAATTAACAACGCAATCGATATGTTGGAAAAATGGCTACTTGTTGTTACTTTAACTGAATAAAAGCCTTGACAAGTATACCTAAGTTCGCTAATATACACATATTGCATGAGGCAATGATCTAGACACTTTCTAAGGATTACAAATGGGAAAAATTGATACTAGTTTTAGCTTGACAATCGATGAAGCAGAATCTGCTCTGCATAGTCTTATTGATACCAAACTTTCAATGTTTTTATGGGGTCCCCCAGGTATCGGTAAATCAGACCTAATTCGTACGATTGCACGTAAAAATAATTGGGCAGTACGTGAAGTACGTTTGGGTCAGATTGATCCAACGGATATTAAAGGTATTCCCTTCTTTAACGCAGATAAAACTTATTTTGCGTATAATGAAAACACTAAAGAGTTTGAAGAAACCAAAGGTACCCTTGATTGGGCACCACCATCAGAGTTTCCTGATGCTAAATTTGCTGAACAATATGAGCGTGTTATTCTGTTCTTGGATGAAATGAACGTTGCCGCACCTACTGTTCAAGCTGCTGCTTATCAACTTGTGCTTGATCGTCGTGTTGGTAAGTATCGTGTACCTGACAATGTAATTATCGTTGCCGCAGGTAATCGTGATAGTGACAAAGGTGTTACTTATCGTATGCCATCACCCCTATCAAACCGTTTTGTTCATATGGATGTTCGCCCTGACTTTACAGTATGGCAAACATGGGCAGTACAAAACAACGTTCACAAGGATGTAGTTGGTTACTTGTCATTCGCCAAAAATGACATGTACGATTTTGATGGTCGTAACAGTGGACACGCATTTGCTACACCTCGTAGTTGGTGCGCTGTAAGTAAAATTCTACAGGAATGCGATAAGATTCCCTCAGAATTGCTTACTAAAATTGTTGCGGGTACGATTGGTGAAGGTCTTGCAGTAAAGTTTATGGCACACCGTAAGCTTGTTGATAAGATGCCCGACCCTATGGATATTCTTGAAGGTAAAGTAAGTGAACTTCAAGTAAAAGAAGTTAGTGCCATGTACTCACTAACAGTCAGTATGTGTTACGAATTAAAAGATTTGAGCGATAACAACAAAGTTGCTTCGAAAAAGTTTCATGAAATGTGTGACAACTTCTTCAAGTTTATGATGGATAATTTCGAAACTGAGTTGGTTATTATGGGTGCTAGGATTGCGCTAAAAACTTACAAGTTAAACATGGATCCAACCCAACTAAAGACTTTGACAGACTTCCATAAAAAATATGGTAAGTACATCAAGGAAGCAATATCAGCAAAGTAATCGTCTAGATCAAGGGGGCTGAAATGCCCCCACTTGATTTAAATTATTACCTATGTTATGATACTGCTATTACCTAAAGGAACATTTATGACAACCACTGCAAATACCAAAGAAAACAAAAAACTTAAAAAAGAATTTGAAGATTTGATCGGTCCTTTTGATCCTGTAATAGATCGTGAAGCACGTGATATTCTTACAAGCGCACGTGTCGCATTGTTACTTAAGCATTCATTTTTTGGTAATCTTGCTACCCGTTTGAAGTTAATCAATGGGGATGAATGGTTAGCTACAGCAGCAACCGATGGTAAGCGTTTTTACTACAATAGTCGTTTTATTAAAAAGCTTACACGTGGTGAAGTAGAGTTTCTAGTTGGGCATGAGGTGCTACACGTTGTATATGACCATATCGGTAGGATCGGTCACCGTGACCGTCAAATGTTTAATATTGCCAATGACTATGCGGTTAACGCTGACCTTAAACGACACAATGTAGGTACTTTTATTACCACTGTACCATGTTTGTATGAAGCTAAGTATGATGGTAAATCGTCTGAAGAAATTTATGATGATTTAATGAAGAACATCAAAACTATTAGTATGGATGCACTGATCGATAAAATGATCGATGAACACCTTGAAGGTGATGGTGAAGGTGAGTCTGATGGTGATGATGGAGATATGGATAAAACAGGTCGAAGCAAGAACGGACCTAAGAAGATGACTGATGCTGAGCGTGAGGAATTGCGTCAGGAAATTAAACAAAATATCATCAATGCCGCACGTAGTAGCGAAGCAGGTTCAATTCCTAGGGGTGTTGAGCGCATGATTAAGGACATTACCGATCCTAAAATGCCTTGGAGAGAATTGCTTCAAACTAACATTGTTTCTACCTTGCGTGATGATTACACTTTCCTACGTCCAAGCAAGCGTGGTTGGCATCTTGATGCTATCTTACCCTCTATGAACTTTAGCGAAGAAATTGATATTTGCGTAGCGATTGATATGAGTGGTAGTATCAGTGATGCACAAGGTAAGGATTTTCTTAGTGAAATTCAAGGTATCATGGATATGTTCAGTCATTACAAAATTCATGTATTTTCATTCGATACTAAATGCTATAACTTGCAAGAGTTTAATTCAGATAACATGGATAGCATTACTGAGTATCAGTTAAAAGGTGGTGGTGGAACAGACTTTGATGCAATTTTTAACTTCCTTAAAGATGAAGCTATCGAGCCTAAACGATTGGTAGTTTTTACGGATGGTTATCCTTGTGGATCATGGGGTGATGCAAATTATTGTGATACAACGTGGATTATCCATGGTGATAAAAATCCTAACCCACCTTTTGGGACATGGGCACTTTATGATGATCAAAAGTAATGGATACCTTTTGGTCTAATACATTCAGTGCAAAGAAAGTGGGTTCTTACAATTCTTTCCTTACCTCAAATGGTGAGGAAAGAATTTACAAATCAGTTAGTAATGGCGTAACCGTACATGAGTGGGATTTTTCTCAAAATTGTGCAGGTCTAAATTTAGAGGATTATTTAAATTGTAGGGATTTGGCTAAAACTGATGAACGTTTAGCTAAATTGTTAATTGAACTTGAAACCATTTATTTTTTGTTAAAAAAATGAGTAATACATTTAATTACATAGCAAGTTGGGATGAATTTGGTTTAGAAGCATTAATTAATGTTTCCAAAATTGATGAGAACAATGTTTGGAAAATATTAAAAGATGAAAGAACACAAACAGTGCCATTGCGTCAATTAATTTTGCGAGCACAATTTAATCCACAACGTGCATATGAAATATACGCATTTGTCTCTCCTTTAACCGAAGAAGATATAAGGTTATGTTTTGAGCATACACCACAAGTTATTGTTGAACAGATTAGGCAAGTTGGACATAAATTTTTCTCTAATTATAATCCACACATTAAAAGTAAAATAAAAATCACATAATACTATGCTCCTAAATATTTGTGGTACTAGATATTAGGAGAATACCAATGGCAAGATTTATCAAACATATTGGAACGCATGGTGATCGTAAAGTAGCAGTAGTTTTCAGACAGGTTCCTAACGAAGAACATATGTGCTTAGTCGTATATACACAATTGTTAAATCAAAATATCCACGATCCACTTATGTCTACGATAGAAAGTGATATTGGACAACATAGTAAAGAACTTGCTGATGCATTGAATCGAACACATACACGTGACGGTAAGATTATTTTACAAGTGTTACATCAAGAAGGTATGCTTAAAAAAGTTAATACTGAACAAATTGTAATGACCCCTGCACCAAGACAAACAATACGCTTAAATGAACTTAATCGTTTATTAAATGAAATGGAACAAGGAGAACAAGCTGTACGTCGATTAGCTGAAATTGATGCAAGCAAGGGATTACAAGATCCTGTTGATATAGCCAAGCGTATGCGTGGTGAAACACCTGCTGCAGATCGTTTAATGGGTACTAAAGAAACATTGGGTGATAATGAACTAGCCAATAATTTGCGTCAGCAAGCAGCTAGAATGAGTTCTGAGGCTAAAGGTTTATTAGCTGAAGCTGATAGACTAATGAAAGAAGCTGCATCTATGGAAGGTATTATAGTTGAATCTAAACCTCCAAGGGCTAAGAAAACTGTTAAAGCTGCACCTGCTAAAAAACGTGCAGCACGTGTGTCAAAGGCTACACAAGCCGTTAGCTAATTATTATGTCTCCTGAAGTATTCAAAAAATGGGAAGAAATTGTTGATGATGTTGAAAAAATTAAAATTCCTGTTGAATTCATCAAAAAGTTAATTATTAAACTTGAGGGTAGAAGGCAACGTACTCTTAATATTCAATCATTGGTCAGATCAGGACATGATAATGATGAAATTGAAGAAATTATATCCGCAAAGTTACAAGAACTTGATGATGAAATGATTAGTATAGAATTTATTTTAGATATCGAAAACATTGCTGAAACCGTACAACCTACAACAGATGATCTTTTAAAAGGTTTGTAAACTAGGATAAGTTCATGTTTGATTTTATAAAATGTATATGTATAATACATAATTAAAAGGATCAAACATGAATGTAAAATTAGTATCTTATTCTCAACCAACAGAAGAATTTAAAAGTCTTGGTCTTGAAGATGCCCAAGATTTAATTGCATATTGTGCAAGAGTTAGTAATCCATCTAACCAATTTAACACTGAAACTAGTGATAAACTTATACGTTATCTTATTAAGAACGCACATTGGTCACCCTTAGAAATGGTTAGTGCATGTATGGAAATTACAACCACACGTGATATCGCTAGGCAAATATTGCGTCATCGTTCATTTTCATTTCAAGAATTTTCACAGCGGTATGCAGACCCAACTAAAGATTTAAATTTTGTTGTACGTGAGGCACGTTTACAAGACACCAAAAATCGACAAAATAGTATTGAGTTAGGTAACACAATTGAACATGGTGTACTGCATGATGAATGGGTTAAAAAACAACAAGAAGTAATTAAAGCTGCAAAAAATGCTTATACATGGGCTGTTATTAATGGTATTGCTAAAGAACAATCACGTGCAGTATTGCCTGAAGGATTAATGGAAAGCAGGTTATACATGAATGGTACTATTCGTTCGTGGATACATTTTATCGAACTACGCAGTGGTAATGGTACACAAAAAGAACATCAATTAATCGCACAAGAATGTGCAAAAGTTATCGCACATGTCTTCCCTATGGCAACCGAGTTGGTCAGCAATGTCACAGCTTAAAAATTTACTTGAACCTACTAATGGCGAAGGAACGTATTTGCAAGATAACGTTAATTATGTAGAAGTGTGTAGGTTTAGTATGGGTGATGTAGAAGATCCTGAACTATACGCAGCACAACCTCTTTATGAATGGTTGCAAACTGAAAAAGGTAAATGGGTTAAAGAGTATAGCAGCGATATGATATATTCAATTATACCTGATGTTGAATATTATGGCTATCGTTGTGTTGTACGTGCAGCATTTAATAATAATGCATTAGATTTATATATATTAAAGTGGAAATAATATGATTTTTGTAACAGGTGGGCTAGGATTTATTGGACATAATGTCGTACGACAATTAGAAAAACGTAATCATGAAGTACGAATTATTGATAATTGTACTGATTATACTTTTATACCAAAAGACGAATTGGCTTATCTTATTAAAGAACGTAAACGAGAAATCAACTCTATCCTACACAATTTTCATATTGCAGATAAACAATTACATATGGTCTTTAATATGTTAAAACCTCATACTGTAATACATCTTGCTTCAATGCCACGTTCTAAAATCGTTAATAAAAACCCTACTCTTGGTGCATATACAATGATAGAAGGGTTATTGAACTTGTTAGAACTATGCAAAAATCATAGCGTAAAGCGTTTTGTTTATGTTAGTAGTAGCATGGTATATGGTGATTGGAATGGATGTATTGATGAATCACATCCTACTAACCCTAAAGATATATACGGTACCTTAAAATTAACAGGTGAAAAACTTGTTAAGTTATGGGCAGAACAAAACAACCATGAGTATACTATATTACGCCCAAGTGCGGTGTACGGACCATTAGACGTTGAGGATAGAGTATTAAGTAAGTTTTTACTTAATGCTATGCGTGGTCAAGACATTATGGTAGAAGGTGAAAATGAAGTTTTAGACTTTAGTTATGTTGAAGATGTAGCATGGGGTATTACTAGTGCTGCATTATCCAAAAATACTGTGAATAAAACATACAATATTACTAGAAATCAGCCTAGTCAAATTACGTTACATGATGCAGCTAAGTTAGCTGTAGAGATAGTGGGTAAGGGAAATATTACAATTCATCCAAAAAATATTGCTTATCCAAGTAGAGGTAAGTTAAACTCAGAATTAGCAAAACAAGACTTTGGGTATAATCCATATGTTGACCTTGAAATCGGTTTGGAATGCTATCATAAGTGGCTCGCAGACAGCACCTATTGGCAATCAAAAATTAAATAATAGTATACCATTCGTTCGTTTAGATCGACAATATCAATTACTAAAAGATGAATTATTAACTGCTACTAATGACGTATTGAAAAGTGGCAAATTAGTCAATGGTAAGTATAAGTTTGATTTAGAAGAGTATTTTTGTGATTATTTAAATTGTAAACATGCATTTGCAGTACACAGTGGTACGCAAGCTTTAGAAATAATTGCTGAAGCTAACAAGTTAATATCATCCTATAGAAAGAAAGATAATCATGTTATCTTACCTGATGTTAGCTATAAAGCTACCTTACATGCTTTTATAAGACAAGGTTACAAAGTAACATTAGTTGATGTTGACGCATATGGTATGATGAAGTGGGATGAAGTTACAAAAATTATTGAACAAAATCCTGATATTATCTATGATATTTGTGTTGTAGGATTGTATGGTGCCAAACCATACTATAGTAATCACAAAGAAAATGATTTAAGATATAAAGCACTAAGCATGATTGCTTTACGTGGTGGTAAAGTATTTGAGGATGGAGCACAGCATTGGCTAAGTGGTAGAAGCGAAATGAGTGCAGCTATGGCAATAAGTTTAGATCCAACGAAAAACTTAAATGCTAGTGGTAATGGTGGCGTTATTGTTTGTAGTAGTGATGATTTAGCAAATCATATTAGAGCAATTTGCAAAAATGGTTCAGAAAATAGCATTTATGCTACACAATTAGGAACCAATAGTAAGTTAAGTGAAATTGATTGTGCACATGTTTTAGTACGTACTAAGCATATTGAAGCATGGCAACAACGTAGAAAAGATATTGCTGCCTATTATATGCGTGAATTTGCTAAGCATAATATTGAAAACTTATGTGAATCAAAAGAAGAACGTATGTATGCATATCATAGCGTTAACAAGTTTGCGATTAGTGTAGAGAATCGTGATCGTTTACAAGAATATTTACAGTTACATGGTATAGAGACTAAAATACATTATAAACAAAATTTATCAAGACATAGATTAGCTAAGAATAACTGTTCCTTTTTAGAGAATTCTTGGCAATTTTGCGCACATACATTATCATTACCTATCTATCCTGAATTAACTGATGGTGAAGTTGAGCGAATAACACAGACAATTATTAAATTCATGCATAAATAAGTTTATGTGGATATTATCATTATTGCCTGAGTGGGTTATACATGCTATTTTTATGGTAGGTGTGTTGGGTGTTATCCTAGGATTTGTTTTAGGATTTTTACCATTTTTAGGAAAATACAAATTGGCTATACAAATTATTAGTGTGCTTATATTAGCATTTGGTGTGTATCTTGAAGGTGGATTTGCTAATGAACAACTTTGGCAAATGAAAGTCAAAGAAATGGAAGTCAAAGTAAAAGAAGCTGAAGTTAAGGCTGCGCAAAAGAATGTAGAAATACAAGAAAAAGTAGTAACTCAAACACAAATTGTAAAAGAAAAAGGTCAAGACATTATTAAATATGTGGATAGATATAGAGATCGTGAAGTATTAAAGACTATTGAAGGACCTGAACGTGTTAAAGTTGAAGAAGTAATTAAGTTTGTAGAAAATTGTCCTATTCCACAAGATATAATTGATGCACATAATTCTGCTGCTAAAATGAATGAAGCAGCAAAAGGTGATAAAAAATGACAATCTCTAAAGATTTACGTTTTTTAATCGTTGTGTGCTTTATTATGTTATTAATGACATTAGGTGGTTGCTCATTATTCGAAAAGCAACCTATCCCTGTCAAGCGTGAATTTCCACAAGCTACGCCTGAGCTAATGAAAAAATGTGAGCAACTTAAAACTATACAGGGTGATAAAGTTGCGATTACTGAAATGTTAAAAACTGTTGTAGAAAACTATACGTTATATTATCAATGCTCAACCAAAGTAGAAGGTTGGCAAGAATGGTATAGTGAACAGAAAAAGATTTTTGATGAAGTCAAATGAAAGTTGCAGACATAACAAAAGATTATAAATTGTATATGGCTAAAGTCACCGTAAAGCAACTTGGATACAGTGGTCAGGTTGAATTTACTGTAACTGCGCAAAACTTAAACATGGCTAAAATTCTAATGAAACGACAATATAATTTACAAGATCATCAAATTGGCTCGATAAGAGAAGTCAAGTAAGGAATTATTATGAAAAACATTGCAATAATTGGTTTCGTAGTGTTGTTAGCAGGATGTGCATCAAGTAAAGATCAACTATATTATGATGCAGCCAAATCGATTAGCAAAGACAATACTATGAGTCAAACTGCTTGTTGGGCAGCTATTTCAGATATTGCTAAAGGTGGTAGTGAAGGTGCTAAAGTTGGTGCAATCAGTTTAGCAGACAAGTGCAAGAACGAACCCGTAAAGATTGAACGTCCTAGAAATTGGATGGGACTATAATAGTTTAGCTATTTGTATAGCTAGTTCATCATTACGTGGTGCATCAGGTAAATCGTTATTGTTTATATCACGATATCCAATGATTGGAAACTCTACGTTTTCATTTCTAATAAATCGTTGAATAAGTTCTTTTGGTGCAGCAATACCATCAGCATCCATTAATTGACCATTAGGCAATTCTAATACAGCATGATCGGCACGTTTGCCATACGGTGTGTCAGCAATTAGTACAACCACTTTACCACCATATTTTTTCTGTAGTGCTTGGGCAAAAACTACACACCCACCATCAAACGGTCCGCTATCGGTTTGTTGTACTAGTAATGTATATATTTTGTTCTTATTTTTAAATGGAAATTTACCTTCATGTATGATTTTTCTAGCTACTATACCATGACCAACAGGATATTCTTTATTAAACCTAATAGGTTGTAGCATTGGATAGAGGTATTTTGTTGTACCACTTTGTATATCAAACTTAGAACCACGTGGTACAAGATGTTTACGCTCTAGTTTTCTAAATGTATCTTCATCTACAACAATAGGTTCGCCCACTATGATAGAACCTATAGCAACTGCCTTACCTGTACCTGTACGAACGATGCCAACACGTTTGCCTATGTATGGGTTAAGGGATGGTCCACGCCTACTTTCGTAATACTTTTTACCATCTACTATAAGGTCAGCATAGTGTATATCACCATCGCTACGAATGTTTATGCCTATGGATGGTATATCAAACTCATTAAACTTCATTTTTTATTTGTTCACGTTTTTCAACATACTCTTGATATAGTTCTATTTCTTTCATATTGATTAGGTATGACTTGCCACCTGTCATATGGTTTTTCAACATACCTTCACTTAGCCATTGTAATCTTTGTTTAAATTCTTCCAAATTAGAACATTTCATATATTCATATGAATTCATGAGTTCTTTTCTTAGCGCATTTAATTTTTGTTGTTTAGTCATGATCTACCGTTATATGTCCATAATTCCATCGACTCAAATTGTAATATTGAGTGGTTTCTTCTCTTGATTCAGTAATAAATTCAGTAGCTCTCATTTATATATTTATGAGCAACGCTAAATATTATAATGGATAAAAAGCACAAAAAATTACTAAAGTTTACTGATTGGGTTATTGGTCGTTTAGGCATAAAAAATAAACCACAGATACGATTTAGTGATGACAAAACAGAAGTTACCAAACATAGAACATTTGGTTCGACCACCCCTAATAATACCATATGGGTCCATGTTGGTGACCGTAATACCGCAGATGTAATGCGTACGTTATGCCATGAACTAGTACATGCTAAACAATTTGAAATTGGTACCGCTAAACCACAGATGGACCCAAAGCGTGAACAAGGCATAGAAGATGAAGCAAATGCTATGGCAGGACGTATGATGCGTAAGTATGGTAAGATGGATGCTACCATATATGAGAGTAAAGAACGAGCATGTTGTGCAGAATTGCGTCAAGGGTTACTAAAGCTAGAAAAGACTGATTACGATACGATTGATCGTTTAATGAAGAAAATAGCTAAAAAACATGACATTACTCCAAAACAATTACATGATTACTTTGTTGAAACACATGGTGTTATACCTGATACATGGATTAAAAACAAGAAGAAAGAGTTAAAAGAAAGTGATTTAGGCGAATATAAAATTGTTAACATTCCTGAGTTTAGAATACAAGAATTGATCAAAAGCGGTAATGAATACAAAGATGATATGAAAATTATTAAATCGCCTGTAAGTGATTTGTTTAGAGTAAGATTAGATATAGAGCATCCATATCGTGATTACTTTTTATATGATAAGAAAAATGATGTGTGTGTTGGTGCAGTATCTATTGAAACTGTTACTTCAATCCCTAGAAAATCTTTTAATTCTGTACTTAAACCCAATGTAGCGGTTGTTAGTCCACATATAGTATTGGATAAACAATTTCGTCAAAGTGGATTAGGTAGTAGAATATATTCTAGTTTTTTAAATAGTAAAAAATGGGTGTTTATTACTGATAGGCATACTGAAGCAGCGTCAAAGTTATGGAATGCATTAAGCATTAAAAATGGCTTTGTGTCTATTTTTTATGATGTTGTCAAACAGAAAGTAGTTAATGATGTAAATGAAAATACCTTTCGTTTGATTGGTTCACCTGAGCATTTTAAAATGTCTTTATCAGAAAGTCGTGAAGGGTCATTAACGCATGAAGTAGCTGACAGTTTACCACATGCTTATGTATTACCTGATATTAATAGTGGAAATCCTTACTTGCAATATAAGTTTGGTGTAGCGATTGCATCAGCACGAGGAGCACAAGCACGTAAAGATGATGATATTAACCCATTTGACGAAAACGGTATGCTTGATGTTTTTTCTGATAAAGAGTTTGTAGTAAGTTTCGATCCACACATTGATCAAATTATTAGTGCTGCTTTAAAAAAAATTGGTATGCCTGATAATAAAAAATTAGTTGGGGTAAAAGGTAGTAAAGAGGATAAGGATGTTGACAAAGTAAGTCCTGTCATAGGGTTTAGAGGATTTTAGCATGAAAATTTATGAAATTTTAAAAGAAGATACATCAGATCGTCCTCATTTATCTAAAGAACAATTGGATGCAGTTGAACGTTTTGCCGATAAGTTATGGGAAAAATTAGGTATAGATGTAAAGTTTGGCACTCATTTTTTAGAACGTTTATATCGTTATGAAAATGACCCACCTATTTCAGGAGCAGAGTTAGTTCGTTTATTCAAACAAGAATATCAAAAATACGGTAAAGAAATTGCTTCACTACCACCTGAAACTGAAGGTGTTTTTATGGATTTACTCACTAATGTAAACCTACCATTTGTGATTAAACAGCGTGATGATGATGAACCTAAGAAAATATTAGGGCAAACGATAATGCGTAAACCTAGTAATACCACTAAAGGACAATTTGTCCCTAAAGGTCCTGCATTTAAAATTGGTAGAACGGATTAAATACAATATGCGAGCTAAAGAATTTATAACAGAACAAAACAGTATTGGTGAACCACCTGTACGTGCTAGAGAAGCATCACGTGGATTGCATAAGTTTCGTGACATTGAAGGTATGGATCGTATTTACGAACTTAATCGTGTTATGATGGCAGTTGCTTGTACAGATGGAACAAAACCTGTCGAGTTAAATTCAGAAAGTTATACAGGTAGATATAATACAGCACATCCTTATACAAAAGAAGAACAAGATATGTTAAAAGTTGCATATGCTGCAGTGGGTTCAGATATGCATGATTTTAATAACGGTGATATGCGTAGTTTAGAAGTAAAAGAAACTAATAAATCAAGCCCAATACAAGCTTTCAAAGGCTTTAAATAATTTTACTTCCGTCTTAATATCGTATAAGTAGTTACACAGAGGACTACTATGAAAAATATTGATATAAACAAAACAATTGATGCTGTGAAATTAAAATGGTATCACGAATGGTTAGCCACACATATCTACGATGAAGGTGAAAGCGGATTTCACGAACAACTTACCAGACAAGTTGTTGAAAAATATATTGACCCACTTAATTTAAGCAAAGACGCAAAGATTTTAGACATGGGCTGCGGTCCAGGCTACTTTATGAACGAACTTAAAAAACGTGGTTACAATAATTATCTTGGTATAACATTAAGTCAAGGTGATATTGATATTTGTACAAAAAATGGGCATACGGTAGAATCATATGATTTAAGCTTTTTACCGCAAAAGAAAGGGTATATAGATGAATCTGTTGATTTTATTTTTTGTAGACATGCTTTAGAACATAGCCCTTACCCATTGTTTACTTTGGTTGAATATAATAGAGTTTTAGTACAAAATGGTAAAATTTATATTGAAGTACCTGCACCTGATTGTGACAGAATGCATGAATTTAATATTAATCATTATAGCATTTTAGGTGAGCGCATGTTAGCTGCATTGTTACAGCGCACAGGATTTACCATTAATGCGTTTGAAAATTTAGAATTTGATTTAAGTATTGGGCAAAATGAAGATGGTACACCAAAGAAAGTACGTGAAAAATTTTATTGTGTAGTTGCTACAAAGGCTAGACCACTTGATTTAAAATAACACTCATAAATATCTTTATGAGTGATTTAGATGATTTAAAAAAATTGGCAGGTATTACCCTGCCAAATTCTTCTGACTATGGCGCAGCCATTAGTATGTCTGCAACCCAAAAAGCACAAATCATGCGTGAAAAGAATATAAAACCTGGAGATGCGGCATGGTTTAAATTATGGTTTGCACAAACTCATCTAACAGGTGAAAAACCAATTTAGATAAATAATTTATATTGGGAATTTTAAAAAATGGCAGAACCTAATCCATCAAATGTAGCACCTTGGTATTTACGTAATATTAATCAAGCACTTGCTTTAGACTCAACTACGGGCAATGTATATGTTCGCACTGATGCTAATATAAGTTTTGGCAATGCAAACCTAACAATTGGAAATGTAGGTATCACAAGTTTAGGTAATGTGGTAATAAGTGGTAATACATTACCTGTTACTGTAAGTGGTGGAAATTTAAACGCTAATGTTACAGGTAGTACTGTATCATTAAGTGGTAACTTAGCGGGTATTACAGGTAATGTAACCATTGTTGATGGTGGTGGAAGCATTACAATAGATGGTACAGTTGGTATTAGTGGTAATGTCAATATTGGCACAATGCCTAATGTAAACGCTTCAATTTCAGGAAATGTTAATATTGGTACAATGCCTGAAATTGAAATTAAAAATGATTCAGGTAATCCCATACCTGTATCAAAAGATACCAATGTTAATAGTGTAACTAATCCACTTTATGTAGAGGGAGTAAACAATGCAAGTTTTTTTGCTCCAACACAAAGTGATAGTTTTGGTAGATTGCGTGTAAGTAATCCACAAACATTATTTGATACACAAAGTAGATATTACAACCATAATCAGTTTGCTAGTAATGTAGCAGGCGCAGGTACATATACATTTGATAGCAACAGTAGCACATTTGCTATGGCAGTCAATACCGCTAGCGGTGATAAAGTATATGCAGAAACATACAAAGTTTTCCCTTATCAGCCAGGTAAGAGTTTACTAATTTATTCATCATTCTGTATGAATATTGCTAAACCTAATCTACGCCAACGTGTGGGTTATTTTAGTAGTCAAAATGGCATCTACTTTGAACAAAGTGACAGCACATTATATATGGTTATTCGTAGTTATAGTTCAGGTAGTGTAGTAGAAACTAGAGTAGCACAAAGTAGTTGGAATGGTGATCCATTAAATGGCCTTGGACCGAGCGGTATTGAATTGAACCCCGCAGTAGACCAAATCTTTTTCTGTGATATTGAATGGCTAGGTGTAGGTAGTGTTCGTACAGGATTCATCATTGGTGGTCAATATATTGTTGTGCATACATTTGAACATGCTAATATAGCAGGTAATACTACAACTTATATGAGTACTGGTAGTTTACCACTAAGATTTGAAATTGAAAACACAGGTACAGCAAGTAGTTCTAGCACACTAAGACAAATTTGTAGTACAGTAATTAGTGAAGGTGGTTACTCATTGTCAGGAACACCTAGAAGTATTGGACATAATTTAGGTACTCCTGTACGATTGCCTAATGACCAAAGTTTTCTACCATTGTTAAGCATAAGGTTATTAAGCACTCGTCCTGATAGCATTGTATTGCCTACATTCTTTACCATAGCACCCGTAGCACAAAGTACATTTAAGTACCGTATATATAGTAGAGCAGTTACTACTGGTGGAACATGGACCAGTATCGGAGCATCAAGTCCTATTGAATACAATTTAGCACCTACTGCGGTCAGTAGTGGAGAAATTGTTACTGAAGGATTCATCATGTCAAGTAACCAAACTGCGGCAGCTCCCAGTCAGGAATCATTTGGTTTTGAAGTTCAACTACAAAGACAGCCTTTTACTAATGTAATGTACGAATATGTAATGACAGCCGCAACTATTGGTACTAACCAAGATGTTTATGCAAGTATTGAATGGCAAGAAGTCAATTAAGATATTTTAAGATATGTAATGAATAGTAGTATTCAACTTATAAAGAATCCTTATGAACTAACTACGTTTAAGGATGATAAACAGTTACAAGATTTTATAAAATGTTGTGATCCAAAACATGGTTATCTATATTTTATGGATAACTTTTTTGTTATACAACATCCCACTAAAGGTAGTATGAATTATCATCCCTACCCTTATCAAAAAAAATTAATCGAAACCTACCATAATTATCGTTTTAGTATTTCTCTTATGCCACGTCAAAGTGGTAAATCAACAAGTGCAGCAGGATATCTATTGTGGTATGCCATGTTTGTGCCTGATAGTACAATTTTAATTGCAGCACATAAGTATGCAGGTTCGCAAGAAATTATGCAACGTATACGATATGGTTATGAAAACTGCCCATTACATATTAAAGCAGGTGTAGTGACTTATAATAAAGGATCACTAGATTTTGAAAATGGTAGTAGGATAATTAGTGCTACAACCACTGAAAATACGGGTCGTGGTCTTTCTATATCATTATTATATTTGGACGAATTTGCCTTCGTTCGCCCAGGTATTGCTAAAGAATTTTGGACTTCTATTGCTCCTACCTTAGCTACAGGTGGTAAAGCAATTATAACATCTACACCTAATAGCGATGAAGATCAATTTGCTTTGATTTGGAAAGGTGCTAATAAAACACAAGATGAGTATGGTAATGAGACAGAATTAGGTGTAAATGGTTTTAAATCTTATAAGGCACATTGGAGTGAGCAGCCTGGGAGGGATGAGGCTTGGGCTGAATCAATGAAAGCACAATTAGGTGAGGAGCGATTTAGACGTGAAATTGGTTGTGAATTTGTCATTGGTGATGAAACATTAATTAATCCACTGATGCTTACCACATTAGAAGGAATTGAACCCATTGAGCGTATGGGACAGGTAAGATGGTATTCAAAACCACAAAAAGGCAATATTTACTGTGTGGGATTAGATCCAAGTTTGGGAACAGGAAGTGATCCTGCCGCTATTCAAATATACGAAGCTAATACTACAAAACAAATTGGTGAATGGAAACACAATAAAACAACCATACCTGAGCAAATTAAACTATTAGCAAAAATTAATGAGTATATTGTTGATATAACCAATGAACCTAATAATCTTTACTATAGTTTAGAGAATAATACAATTGGTGAAGCAGCATTAATTTCATTGAGTGAATATGGTGAAGAAAACATTAAAGGCACTATGCTAAGCGAACCTAAAGCTGTTGGTGCTACACGTAGATATCGAAAAGGATTCAATACCACACAAAAAAGTAAATTAGCAGCATGTAGTAAGCTGAAAAACTTAATAGAAAGTGGTAAAATGCAACTAAAAAGTAAAGCTTTAATTACTGAACTAAAAGCATTTGTTGCTGCAGAAGGTAGTTATGCAGCTAAGATCGGTGAAACAGATGACTTAGTTATGGCTACACTATTAGTAGTAAGAATTCTCCAACACTTGCAACATTATCATAGTGATTTGGATAGTCATGTTAGGGATCATAGTGAGTATATTGAACCCATGCCTTTTATAATGACGCTTGGATAATAAAGTAGATAAATACACTATCATAGTGGATTTATCATGCCTAAAAGTAATGAATTAATTAACGTCGATCTTGATAATTTCTTGAATGCAAGAAATCTAGATGCTGTACCGTACGATAGTAGCGGTAAACAAGTTCCTATTCCTGATGATGCTGAAGTATTTCAGTTTACATTTGCGCCAAATGGTAGTGAACAAGGCACAGCCACGGTATCAATTGATGGTACTAAGTCATTAAACTTATATTATGATGATGCAATAATTAAAGAAGATGACCACGATGAATGGTTTGATTTTGTAAAATCACTTAAACGTTTTGCAACACAGCATCAATTAAGTTTTAAAACAAAAAATATTGACAGATTGGCAAATGATATGAAAAAACGTGAACATCTTAAAAAACTAGAAGAAGGATATTACGGTACACGTCATACAAGTTATAGCGACAAAAACCCAGGTACCGTCAAAATGATCATCAAACATAGCAGACCACTTGATGAGAATGATCAGCGTTTTCGTAATATTGAAAAGATTTTCCTTGAAACTGAAACAGGCGAGCGTTTTTTGCTTGATACCAAAAAACCAAGTATTGGTCGAGCATATGCACGTCATTTAGCTGAAGGTGGACGTTATAATGATGAGCGTTGGAACCACATTCAACAAATTGCTGAAGATATTAATAAATTAGGTGGTTTTGTACGTGCTACACGTAATAAACAATTCAATGAAAGTGCTGTAAAATTAGTTAATGAAGCACAAAATCATTACCAATCATTACGTGAAACAATAAAACAACTACAAGGATCACGTGGTTATAAGAATTATTTCGAAAGTTGGAAACCAACATTAAATGAAACAAGTGATGATAGTGCAGTAACAGAAATGTTTTTAACACAAAAGCTAGACCCACGTGTTGAAAATGCACTACCTGTTTTAAATCGTTTAGCAAAGAACTTAACAGAAATAACTGAGGTTGCTGAGTTTGAAAGTTGGGCAAATGATATTGTTAGTGAAGTTATGCACCCAACCCAAGAAGGTACATTAGATGATTTAATCGATTTACTAGGTTCAGACAGTGATTTTTTAGCATTAGGTCCTGATGGAAAAAATGCAATTAATGAATTAAATGGCATACTTGATAATCAAAGCTTATATGCACGTTTGCAAAAAGCAGGACGCAGTGACCCTGATCAAGACGCACGTCCTATAATTATTGGTTGGATGCAGGAAAATGCAACTGACGAGCATTATGAAGATGTTTTAGATAAAATTGAAAAAGAACAACAGGTAACACCTGCGGCTAAACCTGCACCTCAACCTGAACAAAACAAACCAAAAACTGTCCCACCACCTCCACCTGAAGTTGCTGAGGATTATGATCCACGTTTGTCACAGAAAACACAAATTGCAGGTACCTTACCAACTTATCGTTATGCTAAAGGTTTGTTGGATAAGGTAGAAGGACCACAAGGTAAGACATTAGACTTTGGTGCGGGATTGGGATTAGGTTCAGCGGAAATAGGTGCTGATAGTTATGAAATGCATCCAAAAGCAGGATTCAAGCCTAACTTTGACCGTGTTGACAGTATACCTGATGAGTCATATGCAAAAATTGTATCATTAAATGTTCTTAATGTTATACCTAATGATAAAGGTTGGCGTGATGCAGCAGTAAAAGATATTGGTCGTATTCTTATGCAAGGTGGTTCAGCACTTATCACTACACGTGGTAAAGATGTGTTAGCTGCAAAAGGTGAGCCACAAGATGAACCTAATAGTATCATAACAACTGCAGGAACGTTCCAAAAAGGATTTAGCCCACAAGAACTAAAAGGTTATGTACAAAATGTACTTGGTGGTGGGTTCACCGTTAAGACTGTAAAAGTAGGTAGTGCACCTGCAGCAATCTTAGTCACTAAGGGTGGTGAGCAAGTTAATGAACTTAAAGGTAAGATGCCTACACCTGACGAAGTAAAAGCACTGTTACAAAAACAAAAAGATCGTTTTGCTCAACAAGGTTTTGTACGTGCTAAAGATGAAACAGAACAAATGCTTAAACAACGTGATACGCAACCTAGTGCTAAAGTGGAGGAATATTTAAAAGAGTTTGAAGGTGAAATTGAAGAGGCATGTTGGAAAGGCTATCATAAAGAGGGTATGAAAACCATGTTTGGTAAAAAATATCCTAATTGTGTAAAAAATAAAGCCAATGAAAGTTCAGTACAAGAAGCATCTAAAGATAAAGAATCTTCAGTAACCGTACGTAACCCTGTAGCCAAAAATGCAATGGCAGGAATTGGTGGTGGTGGTATGGGCAAACACAAAGATAAAAAACAAGCTGATAAGCGTGGTGAAGTAAAACATAAAAAAGATAAAGTCCCAATGGATCTTGAAGAAGGATCACTTGATAGGATTAGAAAACTATCAGGTCTATAATATGTCAGCATCAATACTGTTGGAATCTGCTAAACCACCTGTTGGTCGTGAATTCCAACACCTTGAAGATTTAATCTACATAGAAGGCGCACGTGGTATAAAACGAGTGCTTGAATGTATTGCAGGTATTATTAAACGTCAACCATTAGAAGTAAAATGGGATGGTAGCCCTGCTATAATTTTTGGTAGAACAGACAACGGTCGTTTTCACTTTGGTGACAAATATAGTCGTGATATTGTAGACAGCCCACAAGCAGTATATGAACAATATATTGGACGTAAACCTAAGCGCACTTTTGAACGTGAACAATTTGCACGTGATATGGCAGCATTGTATGAAATATATGAAGCAGCAACCCCGCAAGATTTTCGTGGTTTTATGGAAGCAGGATTGCTATATAAAGGGTCACCATCATTAAACGAAGATTGTTTCCAATGTAACCCAAATACTGTAATTTACAAAATCAACCCTCAAAGTCAATTAGGACAGCGTATTGCTAATAGTGAAAGTGGATGTGCTGCAACAGCATACTTTCAGCACTTACCTGCTACAGGTGGTAGACGATATCCTGTAGGTGATTATGCTAATAGTTTTAAAGGTAATCAAGTTGTTGTTATACCACCATTACACACAAGTGATTCACCAAAATTAGAACGTTCATTGCTAGAAAAATATTGGAACTTTGCCAAACAAAAGCGTTATAGTATTAATGAATTTGTGTCTCCAATGGTTATAAAAAAGATACTATACGAATATGTTAATAGCCAAATAAATGAAAATGATTTAAGCGCATTGAATAATTTAGGAGATAATTTCACTACCTATGCACGTGATAGTTTATCTGCTAAGGAGCAAAACATATTAGCTGAACATTTACAAAATAATTTAGATGGAGCTAATGATACTTTTAGGATGATACGTGCTACTATGAAAATTAAGGATTTAATTGTTGACCAACTTGAAGAAAGCACATTACGCAAGTTAGGCATTGAGGCAGAATTACCTGATGGACAACGTGGTGGTGAAGGATTTGTTTATGATATCAACGAAGGTGTCAACCCAATAAAACTAGTCAAGCGTGGCGCATTTACTAGAGCAAATAAATTTAAGAATGAATCAAAATATTTAAAAGAATCAATTAGTCGTAACGGTAAGAGTGATCGTGCAGTAATTACTTTTGGTCGTTGTATGGGTCATCGTGGACATATGTATCTTGCTAATAGTGTGTTTAGCACTGCAAAAGAACAAGGTGCAGACCCTTATGTTATATTAAGTAGAACGATGGGTGAAGATGATCCACTTACGCCAAATGAAAAATTATCCATCTACCATAAAGTATTTCCAAACCAAAAACAATGTTTTGTTGCTGCTGATGATAGTATGCCCACATTAATGAGTGCGTTAAAAAAATTAAATGAATTAGGGTATAAGCATGTTACTGCTATATTTGGTAATGATCGTGCTGATAGTATGGGGCATGTTAAAGAATACAATGGTAAGAGTTATCAATTTGAAACATTGAATGTTATTAGTAGACAACAAACAAATGATCCATACAAGAATATAAACGGACCACGTGGCACTGATATGCGTAAAGTATTAAGTGATCCTAATTTGTCTGAGCAACAAAAATTTGGATATTGGCGCAAGTGTATGAGTCCACAATTGAGCGATGATGATGTACAATATATCATGAGCATTGTACAAAAACGTATGGGTAATCAATTGGATGAAGCTGATAACCCAAATTATTTTGGTGCTAATAGTGCATCACCGATTCCTGGTACGCCTGAAGATTTACAAGATGTTCGTACACCTGCCCAAAAGCGTAAAGATGCTATCAGAGCGGTTAAAAAAGCACGTGAATTACGCAAATTTATGGGTCATAATGAAGTACGTTAAGAATATATATTTTTTGCGTTACTGTTTATCCTAAATACTTTTGACACAGAAAGAAATCAAGTAACATTCAATCTGTAGTCGAAGTTCTCGAAACTACACTTAGGTCTCATTTTAGCTACATTTTAACTTATTAAGGAGAAAATAAATGTCATTAGCTGCTATTCGTGCTAAATTGGCTGCACAAGAAGCCAAAACCAATGCCCAAGGTTCAACTACATTTTCGGGCGATAACGCAATCTACCCACATTGGAATATGGAAGAAGGTACAACGACAACGGTTCGTTTCTTGCCTGATTCAGATGGTTTGAATGATTATTTTTGGGTTGAGCGTAATATGATTAACCTTGAGTTTCAAGGTATTAAGGGGCAAGCATCAAACCCTGTAACGGTAAAAGTACCGTGTGTTGAGATGTATGGTGAGAATTGTCCTGTTCTTGCTGAAGTACGTACATGGTATAAAGATGAATCCATGAAACCCATTGCTAATAAGTATTGGAAAAAGCGTACTTATATTTTCCAAGGATTTGTCCGTAACAGTCAAATGACAGAGGAAAATGTACCTGAGAATCCCATTCGTAGGTTTATTATTTCCCCACAAATTTTTGGTGTTATTAAAAATAGTTTGATGGATCCTGATATTGAAGAAATCCCTACACACTATATGCGTGGTTTAGATTTTAGAATTATTAAAACAAGCAAAGGTGGTTATGCTGACTACAGTACTAGTGGATGGTCACGTAAAGAAAGTGCATTAACTTCAGATGAGCAAGCTGCAATTGAAAGATTTGGTTTGTTTAATTTGAAAGATTTCTTACCTAAAAAACCTAGCGAAAGTGAATTACGTGTTATCAAAGAAATGTTTGAAGCTAGCGTAAATGGTGAAGAATATGATACAGACAAGTGGGGCGCATATTACCGTCCAAGTGGTGTACAAGCACCTACATCAGCACCTGTATCACATGATGATGAAGAATCTTCGTATGTAGTTCAATCTCCTGTAGCTACAAAACCTGTAATCACACAGGTTAGCGAAGAACCTGCTGAAGCAACTGACGTTAAGGTTACTAAGCCAACTGAATCAAAGCAAAACGTTACTGATGTTCTTGCCATGATTCGTAGCAAGCGTAACGCACAAGCGTAAATAGCATTGTTCAATCAGGGTAGCATTACGATGCTACCCAATTCTAAGGAGATTAAAAATGACTTTACCTGATGAAAGGTACCGAGCGTTAAAACAAGGTAAAAAGTTATTGGAAGAACTATGCGACCCAGGCCGAACCCCACGTGTTCCAAGTATGGTACGTGATCGTGCTAGAGCAGCACTAAAACATTTCCCCAATGATTTTGATATTGATTGTTTAGCAGACTCTGCACCAACAATTCTTGATAAACAACTATTTAAAGTATATACAAATAATTCTATTGCAAAGTAAAATAATGCCAAGATTTTTAGAAAGACAAAAAGCATTACAAGCAGGGTTACCTACCTACTTTACAGGTAGACCATGTAAAAGAAATCATATTTCAGAACGTTTTACGTCTTCATGGATTTGTGTAGAATGTTCAAGAATGGATCTTTATAAGTCTGACCGAGATCGTTATAGAGAAATGAAAAATACTTTAGAATTCCAATTTAGACAAAGAAGAAACGCTGCGCTTAAGAAAGGTATACCATTTACTATAAATTATGAAGAATTAAATCAACCTGAATTTTGTCCAATATTAGGCATAAAACTAAACTATGGATGGGGTGGTTTAAATGGGCATCTTAGAGACCCTGCTAAAGCAACAATAGATAAAAAAATACCAAAGTTAGGCTATATAAAAGGAAATGTATATATAATATCTTGGAGAGCAAATAAGCTTAAATCTGATATGACATTAGATGAATTAGAAAAAATTTTAAACTATTTAAAAAAGGTATAATCAATGCAGAAACCGTTTGACATTGCACGTTTTCGTAAAGACGTAACAAAAAGTATTGAAGGAATTAGTATAGGATTTCATGATCCTACTGATTGGATTTCTACAGGCAACTATGCTTTAAATTATCTAATCAGTGGTGATTTTAATAAAGGTGTACCACTTGGAAAAGTCACTGTTTTTGCAGGTGAAAGTGGTAGTGGCAAATCATATATTTGCAGTGGAAATATCGTAAAAAATGCACAAGAACAAGGTATCTATGTTGTTCTTATTGATAGTGAAAACGCACTTGATGAAAGTTGGCTACATGCACTAGGGGTTGATACAAGTGATGATAAATTACTTAAAATGAATATGGCAATGATTGATGATGTTGCCAAAACTATCTCAACCTTTATGAAAGATTATAAAGAAACACCTGTTGCTGAAAGACCTAAAGTATTATTTGTTATTGACAGTTTAGGTATGTTAATGAGTCCAACTGAAGTAAACCAATTTGATAGTGGTGATTTAAAAGGTGACATGGGACGTAAAGCCAAAGCACTTAAAGCACTTGTCACTAATTGTGTAAACATGTTTGGTTCATTTAATGTAGGCTTAGTTGCTACTAATCATACATATGCTTCGCAAGATCCATACAACCCTGACCCTAACGTAAGTGGTGGACAAGGATTTGTTTTCGCAAGCAGTATATTAGTTGCCATGAAAAAATTAAAACTCAAAGAAGATGAGGAAGGTAATAAAACTTCAGATGTGCTAGGCATACGTGCAGGATGTAAAGTAATGAAAACACGTTTTGCTAAACCATTTGAAGATGTTGAAGTACATATTCCGTATGAAACAGGTATGAATCCTTATAGTGGATTTTTTGACCTAATTGAGAAAAAAGGATTTGTTACTAGAGAAGGTAACCGTTATATGTATACAGATCAAAACGGTGAAGTACATCGTTACTTTCGTAAAGAATGGGCTAAAAACGAAAACGGTATTATGGATTTAGTAATGAAGGAATTCTCGCAACGTGAAAAACAAGTAAATACAGAATTAGCGGAGGCTGAACAAAATGCTTGATACAGTTGCAGCAGTATATGAAGTGCTCAAACGTTATATCAATACTACTGATATGCGTGATGCAGCAGAAGATGTATTGAATGTTCTTGTTGATCATGACTTAAGTTACGATGAAATACGTGACGCTTTTATAGGTGAAAAAGAAATGGTAAGCGCACTAAAAGCTTACCAAGCAGACGAAGATGATTTTGATGATGATGAGGACTTCGCAGAAGACGAAGATGATTGGTATAACGAAGATGACGATTATCAGTAATCATGGGTTGGTTTACAGAAATAACACAGGATATCTCAGTACTACCTGAGTTTATCGAGCATTATCATCATGAACTTAACCAAGCTAAACATGAAGTAAAGATAATTAAAGGCGAACGTGTTGAACGATTGTTGGCGATGCTGCCTGGGGTGACGGAGCATCGTTTTAACCAACTACAAGAAATTGAAGCTATCCTTGATTATATGAATGGGCAACTTCGTAAAACACGTAGCTTAGCTTTTAAAAAATATTTAGAGAATTATCCACGTCAGCTAACATCACGTGATGCTGAACGTTATGCTGATGCTGAGCAAGATGTTATTGACATGGAAACCCTAGTCAATGAAGTTGCATTGATGCGTAATCAATGGTTAGGTATTATGAAAGCACTTGAGTCTAAAAACTTTATGTTGGGGCATATCGTACGTTTGCGTGTTGCAGGAATGGAAGATATTACAATTTAATATAAAAAAACACTTGACAGGTTATCTAAATTCACTTATACTTCCCATATAGTTAGTCAACACCAAGGGGAATACGATGAAAATTGCAGTTTACACTCAATACTTCGAAAACTACGGTACTGTTGAAGCTCCTCGTTGGAAGTCCAAAGGTGGTTCAACCTATCTTATAAACAACCTTAGTGTTAAAGATGTTTTCTTCTTAAAAGACAACCTCGATGTAATTAGTGACAAATTTAACTTTAGCAATGAGTTTGCTGAGGAAATCGTTGCTAACTTTACTATTCACGATGATGACGATATGTCATTCTGTAAAGAGTGGGAATTACCCTATATGAAACAGTTTTCACGTAGCGACTTTGCCACTGCTTGACAGTGGTAGAGTTTTTACCTATAATCACTATATAGTAAATACTTCAAAAGGAAACAAAAATGATGTATGCGAATCGTGAAGCTGAAGAAAACATGATTTTTGTGCGTTCCCGTATTAAGTATTCACACGGTGTATACACGTCACCCAAACAACGTTGGTTTTGGATGGACAAACCAAAAGATCTTATTGAAAAAGAAGATCGTACTACTCCTTATGGACTAGAAGTTAAAGCAGGTGAACGTATCTTATCGATTGATTCTGTTGCTGTATGGGCAGGATATGGTGTACGTAGTAAAGTACCTGTTGTCCATGTCGCAATCCTTGATCGTGTTGGTGTACGTGCTTTCTATAAACTAGGTGGTAAGGGTAACCTACGTGATGGTTGGGCACCTGACCCCAAGAAAACTAAATTAGTGTGGGAGCGTCCTGCAGATGTTGTGGGATTACCTGAAGAAGAACCCAAAGAAGTTAAAAAATCTGTAAAAATGGGTGAAGTTGGTGATACCATCATCGTAGAGGGTACCGTAGTCAAGCATGAAGTGTTGCCAACTGTTTATGGTACTGTTGACAAGTTTATTATTAAAGATGCTAATGACAACCTATACATGTACAAGGGTACAAAGTTTCTAACTGAAAAAGGTGGTTTCGTTAAACTTGAGACTAAAGTAAAAGATCACTTTGAGATGGGTGACGCATCTAATAATTGGATCACCATTCTTGGTGGTAAGGGTAAAAATTCGATGAATGTGTTAATTCAAGAAAGTTTTCAAACATGAGATTATTAATTAAAGATTATAAGTTGACACCTTTAGGTTGGTTTATTGCATTGTTGTTTGGATTGTTTTATGTACCACTATGGATATTATTTCATCCTAAAGAATTTTGGCAAGAATCTTTAAAACCATGGTTTAAAGAATGAATAATCACTTACGTACTATTGCAACTAAAGCTAGTCGTGATATTGATTTAGCATATATGGGTGATGCTTATGCCATCTCACTTACTAAAGCCATTATTAAAGATTTAACTGATGAATTAGGCAAGGTTAAATGGATGGGCGATGATGAAGGATGGGACAAAGCTATACAAGCTGTACAAAAAGAAATTAAATCACGTTATGGGTTGTGATCGATTGTTGATAACTTCATCATAAGTTTTTACAATATCTAATTCTTGTGGGTCATGATTTTTATCATAAGGCACAGGTAATTCTTGCCATTCGTTTTCGCTTACATCACATGTAATTAAAATTTTATATTTGTGTCCATCACTTGTATAAAGTTCGATATTTTCCAAACCTATAACACTATGGCTTGCTTTAATCAGTGCTTCACCTAGTGATTTTAGTGCCAATTTTTCACCAATAATATATGCACGTCCGTTAGGTTCAGAATGATTGTGCATATGTAACCTACCTTTTATATTATTCACGATATAAATCCTTTATTTTAAAACGCTTATGTTTTTTGACGGTAACATACTCCGTATTATTTTTATAACCTAATTGACCAACGCCCCATAATATAGGTTGATCATGAAAACTAATGGCTTTGTCAACAATTACGTCAAGGTATCGATTGTTACCTGTTCCTAATGTAACAAATGTTATATATTCTTTTGGTTTACTTTTGAAAACACGATAGTTAGCTACTAGACCACAGAATTCGATTTCACCTGGTTTGCGGATTTCATTGCAAAAAGGTAAGAATTTTTTACTGTGCCATTTGCCCTCTTTAGATAATTCTGATAGTTCATTGCCTTCGTAAATACTAACCACTGCGTCAGCCAATTTAGCCTCGTGATGATATACCCATCGACTATAACTACCTTGACAATGTTTTAAAGTAGCTTGCCAAAACTTTTGTGGGTTATGTGCTTTTTGATAGGCAATCGCCCATATTAGTCGCCCTAAATTTATGGCATGAGCACGACACAAACCAAAATTACTAAGTTCACGTAGAGCAAAAAATATTTCTTCTTTGTGCTCATGTTCGCCAATCATTTTCATAAATTCAAATATTTTTTCTTCGTCTTTTTTGGCAAATGCTCTGCGCCACATATCAGCATCATATTGGTTACAACCTAACAATTCACTAATTAATATGATGGCATCATCCTCAAAAACTATAGTATTATTAAAATTATCCTTGCTCCAATCTTGAAAAAAACTGGCTTTACGTCTACCTTGTGTAGCAACAGGTCTGATTAAAGCAGTTGCCAATACACAATCTTCACGTTTCTTTGGTTTTATTGCACGTAATAATCGACGCATGGCAGGACTTTCAGCTTGCGTTACACCAAGTACATTACCACTACTCAATAATTCAGATGTTTTTTCATCATACTCAGGATAGTCTAATAAGTTCATATTAGGATCAATCTCGTGCAATTGTGATAATCCACGATTAGCAAGAATATCAATTTTAAAATGTTCTAAATCTTCAATCTCATATTTGTCGAGTAAAATTTGATTTTGAGCATTGATCAAACTTTTAGGTACAGAACGATCAAAGATTAGTATTCCACCACAATGTTTACTAATACATCGTTTTTTACCAAGTAATTTATTTGCCAATCGTTTAGCATCTTCAGCATATTCAGGAACAACTTTTTCTAAATTTAAATCACGTGGTAGTCTACCTTTTGCGCCAAAGCGTTTAGCTGCTTCACGCACTGCGCTTTTTTCTTTATAGGTAACATAATTGCTTACTCTAGCTGATTGACCTTTCCATTTGTTAAATATTCGATTCATAACTGTTTCTTGTTGCCAATGTGGAAAGTCTAAATCAATGTCAGGCAAATCATCACGCTTAGGGTTCATGAAGCGTGATAGTGGTATTTTTTCTTTAATTGGGTCAACGTCACTAATTCCAAGTAACCAACATACTAAACTACTACCTGCGCTACCACGTGTCATGTGTGGTATGTCAACCGTAAGTTTTAATATATCAACCACTCGTAAAAAATGCTTTGCAAAGTTAAGATCAAGTATGAGATTTAATTCTTCTTCAAGTCTTGATTCGTATTCAGGTAGTTGGGGTAATGATCTTGTAAAGTGACTAACTAACGTTTCTAATTGCTTTAATCTTTCTTCCATAATGTGCCTTAGTGTAGTAATAGTATGTTGTAAGCATGGTTATTTATGGATGCCGATGCCGAAGAATAAAATTTGACAAGGTTGTAAGGGTATGGTACAATGCAGTATTGTACAAGGAGAACAAACATGATTTATTTGTTTATCAGTGCATTGACTTTGATGATAGCAGTAAAAGACTTTAATGATATGGACAATAAGCTAGGATGGTTTGGTATTGTAATATCTGCTTGTAACTTTTCAGCTTTTTTATTTGAATATTTCTAAATATACCTATGAGTAATTTTATTTGGTTTATACTAGGTGCTCTATTATGTTTCTTACTTGGAGCTATCATAGGATTTTGGGTAGAGGAATTAACTTATTCGCCACTTACACGTGGTTTTTATGAATGTAAAGGATGTTGGTAATGAAATTGTTTGATACGTATGAAAATATTGATAGTATGAAACCTTGTATGAAGCGACCTATTGTTGTACATGCGGTACAAGTTCATGAAGAATTTAGAGTAAATAGTTTAGAAGGTGACTATGCACAAGGTAAAGCAGGTGATTACTTAATGCGTGGTATAAACGGTGAACTGTATATTTGTGACCGTGAAATTTTTGAGAAAACATACGATTTTGTAAATGTCTGATAAATTAGTTGAATTAATTAAACGTGCAGGATTTAGTAAAACTTACGAACAAGTTCGACTTGAACGTTTGATATGGCTAACTGCACTAGAAATTAGTCCACTATTAACTGAAGAAGATTGGACAAAAGTAAAAGAATTGTTGCAGTTACCTGATGATGTACAGCAACGTAAAAACTTTAATTACTTAACAAAATTTAAACAAGAAGATCCTGAAGGATATATGAAATAGTTGTAAAAATACAACTTGACAGTATATCCAATTTTTACTATAATTTCTCTATAGTCAGATATAGGAGATAGACATGCCACTCGTTCAATACATGGATCACACTCACCCTGATGCATTCGTAGATTTTGAAAAGCTTGAACCAATGGTTAATACAGGTTATACCAAACCATGTCCTGTTTGCCAATGTTACGGTGGTTGGAATCTTAAACTCAACGCATACCCTTTACACAATTATCCCAATACTGCAGAAAATCGTCATCGTTATTCGCACTTTCGCAGTAACTGCTCACATTGTAACGGGTATGGTTATACGTTACCTACTGAAACTTGCAGTGGTCATGAGTGGGAGCGCAAGCAAAACCTAGGTCGTTGCTACAATTTATATGTGTGTATAAAATGCAACAAGCACATGGAAGTTGATTCTAGTGATTAAATAGTACATGGAACATAATTTTTACAAACTTAAACAACGTTTACAAGAACAAGGATGGTATGTTGCATGGGCACATCCTTGTTGCCAAACTTGTGCATGGCAAGAAGTACCATATGAACATCCTGATGGGCCTAATGAAGGTAAGGAATTAGATTGGAATAAATTACTATTCAATCATGAACAAGATTGCAACATGGAATGTGAGTATGACGAAGAAAATGATGAATACATCTTACCTGATGGCATGACAAAAGATGATTACTGCACATTTCCAACACACAAACCTGAACAAACATCAGGCTCATTATTTTGTTTCAATGGTGATGAACAAGGTGTAAAAAACTTAATCGAAGTATTACCAATCATTGAAGAAAGCGGATGCACTTGGAGTTGGAACAAAACAGGTAATGCAAGAATTTACATAGGGTGGTAGTTGTATAATTACAACGTATTGACAATATATCTCAATTAATGTACAATAGTTTTTGTGGTGATTAATTCTTAACGGAGATTGAAATGAGTAAAGCCCTAGTAAACAAACTTGCCAAGATTCGTGCTGAAATTGCTCTCTTGAAGGTAGCAGAAAAGAAGGTTGAAACTGCGTTGATTACTGCTGCCAATTTCGATAGCATGACTTTTTTCGGTACTGCTACGGTTGCCACGGTAGTTCCCCAACACGAACGTGCTAGTGTTAAATATGAAGCTATGGTGCGTGATGTACTTGGTGATGCCAAAGTAGAATCGCTTGCTGAAGCATATACCAAAATCAGCAAAGTTAGTGCTGCTGTGAAATTGTCAACCTTAGTAAAATAATTCTTGACTACAGATATATTTTTAGATATACTTGTATCTGTAGTAACTAATAAACAAAAGGAACAGACGATGAGCATTTTCAAGAAGATCAAAGAGTTTTTCAATGAACCAGATCAAATGGAGTTGATTGAAGAGCGATTCTACAAGAAGTTGGAAGACATGAATGCTCACCCTGAAAAGTACCAACACATTCTGAACAAGAACTCTGCCCAATCTAAGATTCCTCCAGTGTCTCTGTTTTAACCCTACAGGTTGACAGGTCTTTGAAGTGGTTGTATAATATGGGTATAGTAAACAACAAGGAGCAAGAGATGAACGAACGAATTAAAGAACTTGCTAAACAAGCTCAGGATTGGGCAGATGCTCATGCACCTTATGCCAGTGAAGAACACGAATACTTTGCTGAAAAGTTTGCCCTGTTGATTGTGAGAGAATGTGCTACTGCAATTACCAATGACGATTTGGCAAAAGATTGTGGCACTTTTTTGATGGACTCATATGCAAAAGGGATGCGCTATTCAGCGCATCTTATTAAAGAACATTTTGGAGTTGGAGAATGACGGACGGTGACCGAGCCGGTTGGTGGGCCGTTGTATATCTACTTATGGTGGGTGTGGCCGCTTATTTCACTATGTTTATGGTGATTTTTAGTTTTATTAAACAATATTTAGGAGATTAAACGATGAACGGATATGTATGGAAAATAACAGTAGGCAACACTTATGTAGGAGTGGCTAATACAGAGGACAGATTTAAGTTGCTAGAACAAGCAGTAGACAATGGAATTATTCCGGCTGACTATAACATAACCGATGTGAAAATGGAGATAATAAAAAATGAACGAACAGATTAAAGCACTCGCTCAACAGGCTGGTGAGAGCATTCCAGAATTCCATTTTGGAGATTGGAACATCCCAAACGAGTTCATTCAAAAGTTCGCCCAATTGATTGTTCAAGAATGTGCTACTGCGATCACCAACGACAATTTTGCAAAAGATTGTAGCACTTTTTTTTTCATGGACTCATATGCAAAGGGGATGCGCTATTCGGCGCATCTTATTAAAGAACATTTCGGAGTTGAATAACCCTACAGGTTGACAGGTCTTTGGTTTAGTGTTATTATACACTTACAGTAAACAAAAAGGAGCAAGAGATGAATGAGATGAAAGGTCCAATGATTCAAGGTCCCCTGTTCGAAGTCACTGTAACAGAGTATGAGCGTGGTTGGGGACAGCGGCTCTGCCCAGATGAGACAAGAATCTTCACCAACCGTCAAGATGCTGAGGCCTATGCTCGGACACGGAACTCAGGTACGGCAGAGATCTATTGGCGAGCAGACATCAGGCAGTTTGGTTGATAAGGAGCAAGCAATGAACGAACGAATTAGACAACTTGCTGAACAAGCGGGTATTCCTGCCATCGACGGTGTATGGGACTACAATGACAGAAATCTTTTAGTAAAAGATGGCGGTGAATGGCGGACGGCTGTGCCATCTGAAATCATCGGCACCATGATCAACTCTGAAAAAGGACTCGAAAAGTTCGCAGAGTTGATTATTCGGGAATGTATGGAACAGTTGAATATTTCCAATGTGCCCACTTCGATCTCCGCAGGATTGAATCTTGGTAGAGTAGCGATTAAAGAACATTTCGGAGTTGAAGAATGAGAAAATTCACTGAAGTATTGGAAGAGTATTTGGACGAGCGAGAACGCCAAAACGGTGATTACTACGACAATCGTTACATTGGCTCTAAATTGGAAGGCCGATATCGCATGAATGACTTGGCAAAAGAATTGGACGAAATGGTTCAAGGAGTTGAAGAATGAACGAACGAATTCGAGAACTTGCCGAACAGGCTGAATGGCGTTTTGCTGACAAAGCAACAGGTGAATTTTCTGAATATGATAATCGATTGGAAAAGTTTGCCGAGTTGATTGTTAAGCAATGCATTGAAATTAGTCAAGTGGGTTCAATTACAGAAAGTAAACTTAAAAAACATTTTGGAGTTGAATAACCCTACAGGTTGACAGGTCTTTGTTTCGGTGCTATACTATGTTCTGTAGTGATTGATAAGGAACTTGAGATGAAATTTGTTAAATGCTATGCTTGTGATGGTCGCCATGATATAAACTTCATCAAAATTCTTGAAACCAAAGAAATTAAATATAGTGGTACCTCAGTTAAATTTAAATGCCCTGATGACAACAGTGAGCAAATAAACAACTCATTTGTCTTTGAAGTTAAAGAACCAAAAACTGCTTGACAATATATCCTAATTTTGCTATACTTGTTTCTGTTAGATAACTAGTGAGGAATATATGAACGACACACAAATTCATGATGTAATTAACAGTGCTTTCCAAGCTGCTCGCACTGCCACTAAGGAATATCTTGCAACACATGGTGATGTGGATGCTTGTGGTTTTTCATGGGTAAGTATTCGCCCTGCTACAAAAAAAGTAGCAAAAATTCTTAAGAATTCTTACGGTGCTGACACCTCATTTGGAGGTGGGTTGAAATTGTGGAACCCAAGTTATTCCCCTGTGCAATCAATTTCTGCAAAGGAAGAAGGTGCGTACGCATTTGTTAATGTAATGCGTGAAGCGTTCCCTGATGTTACGTTTACTGTTGGTAGTCGGATGGATTAAAGGAGATGACAATGTATACTGAATTAACCGTACAATATACTCGCCATGGTGGTGCTTATGATCGTGGTAACGCAGATGCATACTATGGTCGTGTATTTGACCCACATTACTTCATTGGTGCAACATATAGTACTCAACGTGTAGTTGCCCTACAAGGTACACCTGAGTATGATGCATACAAACTTGGTTTTGAGGAGTGCACAGATTTTAAAGATTGGGGTGGAGATGAATAGAATATTTGTTTTTAAAGAACTTTATGATAGAGCATACAAAGCAAACCGCAAACAGCGTATGTATGCGATTCCTGAAAATAGTATTGAACTTATTGAGACAGTCAATGGTAGCCAAAATTGCTACTTGGTGGTTAACGGTAAGGAAGTTGATGGTACTTTTGATGGATTAATTGCAAAACTTGGTGAACGGATAAATGTGTAATGAACAAACGTTTACTTAAAATAGCCACTGAACATAATATTTTACCTCATGATTATATCGTAGGATCAGATCTACCATTAGAAAATACAATTGAAAAAATTGGATTGGCAGTGGCAAATGATTGCATGCTTAATGCTTGGTGGACTGAAGGATACAAAGATCCTGAAAAAACCATATCTAACAAAATTAAACAATTATACAATTTATGAGCGAAGAAATGATAGAAAAGATAACACTTAATTATACTGACTTACAAAAATTGATGGACACTCTTAAAGAGTTTGAAGTCAACCATTTTACTATTATCAAAACAGGTGGTATTGGTATTGGGTATGAAGTAGACTTAGAATTTCATCAACAATGTAAAGGTAAAATGGCAACAATTCGTATCCCAATTACAACAACTGATGATTGGTAAAAACTGCTTGACAGTATATCCACATTGTGGCATAATTATTTCTGTAGTGATTGATAACCAACTAGGAGATGCCAAATGGCTTACGTTTCCCAAGAAAAGAAGCAAAACCTCGCAGTTGCCATTAAACAAGTTCTAAAGAAATACGGTGTAAAAGCCACGTTAGGTGTGCATCATCACAGTACGTTAGTTCTTAATATTAAGTCTAGCAAGATTGACTTTCTAGGTAACTTTAATGAAACATGCAAGCAAAGTCTTAAAGCTGACCGTGATTACCTTGAAGTAAATCCCTATTGGTTCCAAGACCACTTTAGCGGTGTTGCAAAAGAATTTCTTAGTGAAGTAACACAAGCGATGTATGGTCCCGACTACTACGATGAAAGCGATGCCCAAATTGATTACTTCAATTGCTCGCACTATATTCGGGTAAATATCGGTAAGTGGAATAAACCCTATGTTCTAGAGCAGTAAATACAAATTTTAACCAACATGGGGCGTAATGCCCCTATAATTTTATGAGGATAATATGGAAGAAAATACAACGTCAAATCAATTACCACCTTTTGTTAGCAGATTTATTCGTGATGAAGAAGGCAAGTTAAATATTGATCCTGAGTGCAAAATACTAGCTGAAAAACATTATTGGAAAGATCGACCTGCTTATAGCAAGGATGATCGCAGAGTGATGATTGGGCATTATGATGAAAATGGTAATTTAATCCCATTTAAAAATACACGATAATCATGGCAGGATATAATTTAATCCAAGAAATACGTAGGCTTGAAGAAGATTGTGATCGTCTTGGTCTAATGATGTGTCACGCAAAGCATTTTTATAATGAATTTGGTGATGTAGTTGCAGTAAAACCAAAAGATGATGAAGCATTACCTTTGTATTCACGTGATGCTGAAGTGTTTATTGGAACTATAAAAGATTTACAAATGTGGTTACGAGGTATAGAATGGGCACGTGGTTATGATGGTATGATATTTGGCAAAAACCATGATAAAAACCGCACAGTTAAAGAAGAAAAGTATCGTGCAGGACAAACATTTAAACGATTATTGGAAGGAAAAGAAAGTGATAAACCTTGAAGATTATATGAAAGCAATTAATTACAGGATATCTGAAGGCACAGAATACCTTTGGAAATGCTTTGGTGACAACCCATTTACCCTATCATATTGGGATAATGATCATGATGGAGTAAGTACTGATATTACTTTTGACACACAAACACAAGAGGTATATTACGCCACTGTACATGATTACGCAAAAAAACGGTCATATCGTTTGATCAATCCTGATTACGTTGAAGCATATCGTCAAGAATGTAAAGATAAAAATGTAGTTGAGAATAATGCTTATGATGAAGTTAATTATGTTACGTTAGAAACTGATGAGGACTTTATTGAAAAACTTACTGCTATTGTAAATAAACAACCATACAATACCAAAGTGCAAGTACCACTTGAATTAGATAAAGAGGAAATGTATAATCTAATGAGTTTAGCCCATGAGCGTGACATAACGCTAAACCAACTAGTGGAAAGCATGTTATGGGAAGCTATCAACAAACACGAAACTAAGGTGTAATTATGCTTGAATCATGGATCTATAAGCTTAACGAAAGTAATAGTCGCTTACATAAAGAATCAGTTATACAAGAAGTTTTAAATTTAGCTACGCTAGGTGATGAAAATTGTAAACACTTTCTTAAATTAGTAAGCTTAACTTATGATCCATTTACTACTTTTGGTGTAAAAGCTGTAGAACCAACTGTTGGTATTGTCAATGCAGAAAACCCTTGGCATGACTTTAGCTCACTGTTAGTAGAATTAGCTCTACGTAGTTTAACAGGTAATGCTGCTCATGATGCAATTGAAGCTATGAGCGTACGATTCAATAGCCCAACATGGAATGATTTCTGTATCAATGTGATTGGAAAAGACTTACGTTGCGGTATATCTGATAAAACTATTAACAAGATTTGTAAAAATACAGAATACGAAATACCAATTTTTTCTTGCCAACTTGCCACTGATAGCGAAGGTCGCCCTGAAATGGTGGGTGTTAAACGTCTTGAACCTAAACTAGATGGTGTACGAGTACTTATGGTTGTTATACCACCCTCTGACTATGATGAAAAAATTATAGTTACATGCTATAGTCGTAATGGTAAAGTATTCAATAATTTTACGCACATTGAAGAACAAGTAAAAAATAATTTTGTCCGTATGATTCGTCTAGCAGGATCAAGTAATTTAAATACAGGATTTGTGCTTGATGGTGAAGTAATGGGCGAATCATTTCAAGACTTAATGCGACAGGCACGTAGAAAAGACAATGCTGATGCTAGCGATAGTGTATTTCATGTGTTTGATATTCTTCCGCTAGCAGATTTTAGGCGTGGTTATTGGAACGCACAATTAAGCAAACGAATCAAAATTTTAGAAGATATGCGTCCTGCCCTAGAAAATATGCCACATGTCAAATTATTGCCACATATTGTCGTAGATTTAGACATTGCTGAGGGTAGGGATCAACTAGAGCGTTATGCCAATGATTGTGTTGCACAAGGGTTTGAGGGCATTATGATTAAAAGTGTTGATGCCCCATATGAGTGCAAACGTAATAAATTTTGGTTAAAATGGAAACCAACCATTTCAGTAGATTTAGAAATTGTTGGGGTAGAAGCAGGTACAGGACGTAATAAAAATCGATTAGGCGCATTAATTTGCGAAGGTGAGGATCATGGAAAGCACATTATGGTTAACGTTGGTAGTGGGTTTAGTGATGTTGATCGTGATGATTATTGGATAAACCGTAATATGATTGTTGGTCGCACTGTAGAAATTCTTGCTGACGCTGTAACGCAAAATCAGGATGGAACACATTCATTGAGATTTCCAAGGTTTCTACGATTTAGGGATGACAAATGATTGTCAATATTTTTAATGTTGATGAACCATGGGTGTTTAATTGGTTTACTTCATTATGTCAAGCACACGAATATAAGTTTATTGTTAAATTAACTATAAAAGATTCATTGGCTATTAAAGTAAGTGATCGTTTAAATGAGTTATCCAAAATTACTAATTACAACTTTTATTTAAGTGATGAAAGTGATATTATGGTAGACATACCTGACGAGGAAATTACGTACATTAAATTGAAATATTCATAAAGGAAAAATATGGTTACTTTAGTTAAACATGAATGGCATAGTGTTGATAGTCAATTTGCCGTTGAGCTTGATATTGATTTGCTTAAAGAAATTTACCCTGATAAAGATGAGGATGAACTTCAATCTATTTTAGAAGCAGTAGAAGATGGTAGCTATGATATTGACGAGCTTATTGAACATGCTTGGGATAATGACGTTGAAATTATGTGGGAACGTCAGTATGATGATTGGTATAGTGACCGAAAAGGTGGGTATGAAGTAACTTATGAACTAGGTGATGAGAATAGTTGGCACAGTGACCCTGAACCTCCCGCCCCTACTCACAAGTGTACTAAATGTCGTTGGAAGGGATCTAAGTGGGAAACTAAAACTGAGTTTGTTAATGAAGATGGATCTATTTATACTGATGATGAATTAGAATTTCATCATACTAAAGAAGTGTGCCCAATGTGCGATAGCGATGTTGAATTTACGCCTGAAGGTCTTGAGCAAGAAGCCAAAATGCAAAAACTGTACCAAGAACTTGATGAAATTGAAGTTGATGAGTCTGAAGATACAGATATCACTAATTTAGAAAATGAACTAGATGCGTTAAGAAAAGCTGTAGATGATGATGACGAAGGTGAATCTTATCAGCGTATTCATCCTGCAGGGGAATATATTATACGTATTTTTGCTCGCACTACTGAGCTTGGTATTGGTAAGATTACCAAAGAACAATATGAACATTGGAGTAAAGATGAACATTACTACGATATAGGTCCTGCAATTAATGAAGAGTATGATTTTGATGAAAATGAAACACCTGAAGCTGCACGTTTTACAAGTAGTGGATATTATGAATTTAATGACGTAGCAGATTTTTACGGCATGGAAGAAGATGCTGATGTTGAAATTATTAACAGCGATGGTGAAACAATTTTTGAGGGAGAATTCTCAGAAATTTTTGAAATTGGGCATAATAACGAAGATTCCCAATACGAATGTAGTACTGAAGTAGATGAAATTTATCCACTTACTTTTGGTAAAGGATACTACTTAATGTACAAGCAAGGTGGTAAAGGTGGTTCATACCAACATACATTAACTGTAACTGATGAATTAGATTTTGCTAAATTTAGAATTGATACAGTTGATGTTGATGGAACTACACATATAAAAACAATTTACTATGACAACGTTGCACTTGAAGATGAAGGTATCGATGAAGAATATAACAATTGGAGAGGGCAGTGGGCTGATTACTCAGTTCATAAAATAAAATAATTGCACTTGACTTTAGTAGGGGGTTATAGTATAATCCCCTTATTCTTAAGGAGAAATCATGGGATCGTTTAATCGTAAAATAGTTGAATCTTTAGATGTTCTCAACAAAATTTTAGCTTTAATTTTTGTTACCATGTCAGGTATCACCTTTTTTGGCGAAGTATTTGAAAACTTTTTACCCGCACTAATGTCAGCATTAGGTATTCTTGTCGTAGGTATCGTTACTTGTGGCTATACAGCAATACTTATTAATGTAAATCAAAACATTGAAGCAATGCGTGACAAAATTAACCCCGCACCAAAGGAATAAAAAATGCGTAATATATTCGGTTATATAGTTTGGCAACTTAATCAATGGGAAAAAGAGACATGGTTTATGTTTGGTTGTGTTTTAATTTCTATAATTTTTACAGTTTTTGAACAACCTTTAATTGGCATGAGTTTCTTACTTTTGATTCCTATTTTTGGTGCATTTAGTTTGTTGAAAGAAAATCTACAAAAAAGTTATAAAAAATATCAGCGTATTAAAGAAGCATCTGAGGATAGTCCACTATGATAGAAACATTTTACAAAAAAGTTGGACGTAAGTATGTCCCTGTGTCCATGTATGACCCAAGTTTTGATAGTTCTTTTAGTAATGGTTGTACGTTAGTCGTTGTAACGCCAAACTACTCTATCCGCAAATACAACATAGACCCCGAATTTGCTCCATTAATTGCTGCAGCAACCTTTGCACGTGATGCAATAAGTAAATCACTGCGTGATAGTTTAGATGCCCGTCCTTCTCAAACACCTATAACACAGCAACAACGTGAAGCTTGGATTAAACTTTCTGAAGCTTTTGGGGAAGAATGTCATCCATTACAATATCCAAGCATATATGAGGCTGTTGAGTGTGGATTAAATGCGTTAGTAAATGAGGCAGCAAACACACTGAAAAACCCCACGGTAAAAACAGCATATGATAATTTTATGATGATTTATCAACTGACAAAATAATGACATTTCTCTATCGTACTATCTTCTTATGTATTTTTTTAGTCCTGATAAGAAATGGGGCATTGTTTTTAGATAAAAATTTTGCAGATCAATCTATTTTACCTCCTCCTGAACTTAGATACTACCATGTAAACCATTCGGCACTTTGTGCCGATGGTGTAACTATGTATGGTAAATGCAGTCAAAAAAGCGATAAATAATATTCTATGCTCAGAGATTTTTTTACTTTTAGTCGTTGGACATTATTTGTTGCTTTAGCTATAAGTATTATAGCTGCCTACTATAGTATTATTGGATTGACAGCAATTTTTGCAGGTGCTTTTGTTTCTATAGTAATAATGGGCACTGTATTAGAAGTTGCAAAAGTTACCACTACGGTATGGCTGCACAAGTTTTGGCAACGTTCAGGTTGGACTATAAAACTATATCTAACCACAGCGGTTATTACCCTTGCTTTTTTAACAAGTATGGGTATATTTGGCTTTTTATCAAAAGCACATATTGATCAAGGTGTTCCAACAAGTGATGTAGCATCACAAGTTTCGTTGCTTGATGAAAAAATTAAGACTGAACGTGATAATATTGAAACTGCTAGAAAAGCTTTGCAGCAGATGGACAATCAAGTTGATCAGTTATTATCACGTGGTACAACTGAACAAAATGCAGAACGAGCAGTAGTAATACGTAGACAACAAGCTAAAGAACGTTCTAATTTGCAAAATGATATAGCACGTTCACAAGAAACAATTAGAAAATTAAACGAAGAACGTGCGCCAATTGCTAGTCAATTACGTAAGGTTGAAGCAGAAGTTGGTCCTATCAAATATATAGCAGCATTAATTTATGGTGATAATCCTGATGCAACATTGCTTGAACGAGCTGTACGTTGGGTAACTATTGTGATTGTTGCTGTCTTTGATCCACTTGCTATAATCTTAATTTTAGCTGCAAATAATTCTTTAGCTTGGGAGCGTGAAGATCGTAATAAAAAACGTAAAGAAGATGAACAACAATATGAACAAGATGATGGTTCACTTACTGACGATCAAATTGAGCAAATCAAGGAAACCGTAAAAACTGAAGAACCTATCGTAGAAAACCGAGTTGAACAGGTATATTTAACAAAACGATGGGTGGATAAGGTGCCTGGGGTGTCGGTGCCGCATCAAGTTTATACGCCACCACCAAAAGATGAAGAAATCGTAACACCTGAGCTTACTATCGATAGTATTTCACTTACAGCAGATACGATGCTTGATCCTATTGAAGCAGATACTAAATTTAAACCTGTTCATCTTACTAATAATGAAGAAATAATAACAGACAATGTAACTAAGTTAAAACCATTGTTTAAATCTACGGAAGAATATGTTAATTTTGATGGTAAAAGTATGAGTATGTCAGCATTAAAAGGTATACGTCCTGACCTAATTCATCCTGCTGATAAACCATGGCCTAACGAAATTAACTTTGGTGCAACGTTTCCTGAAGAAGCGTTAAGTGGTGATACATATATTAGGATTGATAAATTACCTCACGTAATTTATAAGTTTAATGGTTCAAAGTGGATTGTTGTTAATAAGCAACAGAATACTACTTATTTGGCTCATGATGGTTATCTTGATTATCTTATCGAGTGTATTAAAAATGGAAGCATTGATATTGATACATTGACTGAGGTAGAAAAAGAAGAAATCGAGCGCAAACTCAGTGCTTGACAAGTTCAATCTTTTACGATAAGATCACATCATTAACAATTAATTTGTGAGGTTACAATGAAAAAAACACTCTTGGCAGTGGCACTTACTTCAACTGTATTGGGTGGCTGCGGCACTACTAATAAACTCTTTAGTGATGCAGGAATAAAAAGTGGCGATCAAACTGCTATTAGCGAACAACGTGTTACACAAGACTTTAAGCGTAGAGGAGTAAAACTTGAATATAGTTTGTTCTTGCGTGAACTTAAAGCCATTGAAGTAACAGGATATGCGCCTGTATGGGGAAATAGTCCCAATGCAACCGAAAGTGCATATAAGGTTGCCGAATTAGATGCAAAGAAAAAACTTGTAGACTTTATCTATCGTGAAACTGTAGCAAGTGAAACTAGCGTTAATATGATTAGTAAATCACTTGAACGTGCACGTGATCAAAAAACAAACCGTATAGCAAGTAATTATGATAACCAAAGCGTATCTGTAAGTGATATTGATGTTGAAGGTAAAGCCACACAAGCTGTAGGTAGCCCCCAAAATGTAAATGTTGCAACACGTAATGATGCAGTAGAAATTGCTACTACCATGAATCAAATTATTAGAAACAATAACAAAGGTATCTTAGGTGGGTTACGATTAGTTGATAATGCTGTATTAGATGGTGGTAAAGTAGTGAGCGTAGTATATCGTTGGGACTCAAAACATACTAGTGATATTCAATCAGTTCGTCGCCAAATGAGTCGTTGATATGAAGAAGTTGCTTGCTTCAACGCTAATTGCTGTGCCATTAATTGCACATGCTGATGTATGGACTGTGATTAGCGTAACTAAATTTTTAGTTGAACATTTTAATAATCAACCACCAACTCAACGTGTTCGTGTACAAGTTGAATCAAACACTGCTGTAAACGCACAACAGGCAGCATGGCGTGAAGCATGTAATCAAACATGGGGAAGTAGCTTAATCTCAGATTTAAGCACAACTAACACAAGGCTTTTAACTGATCGTGTTGCTTCAAGCTCAAGTTGCTATATTAAAAATTATACAGTAGTTGATTCTCATGTTTATGTAAACCATATAGGCGAAAAGAAATACCGTGTTCAAATGGACGTAACAACATCACCTAATAACGTTGATGGTAGAATTTTGGGTAATTCTACTGATACTAAACAATTACAAGGTGATCAACATCAAGCTGCTATAAAATCTTTGGTTGATAGCAGAAAGTCACAAGATAATTTAATTAAATCTTATTTAAATTTTTACCCTGAAGGCGCATGGGATGTTGAAGTCAATAAAGTACAAAGTGGCGTAATCAATACGCAACCTTATTTAAGAATTTCTTATGAGTATAAGCTTAGTTACAAATTTATGCATGGGTTGTGGCAAGTTGTTGACCGTATGAAAGTTCCGACAAATAGCGTTAGCGTATTGGATAGACGTTGCTATAGTGAGGGTAGTCGTATTGATACAAATTGTATACAGCACTATAGTCGTAATGATAATGGTGTGCGTAGCGTAAAATTAACGATGCGTGAATCAGGACAATTGTTTGGTGAATCTGATACCGTTACATTAACACATGGTAATTATGAAACTTTAGTTCAGGAGATTGCACGTTTAAGACATACAGTTATTCAATTTAATTTTAAAGATGCTAGTGGTAATGTATTATTAAGGACGTGTGATCGTAACGTTACTATGAACAATATTATGTTGCAGGGTAGTGGTACAGGTTTGATTCAAGGTGATCGATATACTAAAAATACTTTACAAATTAATTTAACAGAAATTGATTTGGAAAATTTAAAGAATTATCAATCCTTAGAAGCTAAAGTAGCAAGCACTTGTTATTAGGGATAAGTATCAATATGGGTGACGTTTATCATTTTCAAGAATGTAGTTTTTGTGGCAAACACAAAAATGTGGTTAAAAAACTTATTGTAGGTGAGAGTACTGCTATATGCAGTGATTGTGTTGAACTATGCAATGATTTGCTTAAAGACGAAGAACCTGATGGTGATGATGCACCAAAAAAGATAAGTTTTTATGCTGATGATATTAAAAATTTTCTTGATCAATATATCATTGGTCAAGATTATGCTAAGAAAATTATCAGTGTGGCAGTATCAAATCATTACAAGCGGATTACTTCGGAAACAAAAGAATTAGAAATTCAAAAAGCTAACGTGTTGATACTTGGTCCGAGTGGCGGAGGTAAAACGTTATTAGCCAAAACTGTTGCAAAATATTTAGACGTGCCATTTGTTATTGCAGATGCTACCTCATTAACTGAGGCAGGATATGTTGGTGATGATGTAGAAAGTATGATACAACGGTTAGTAGCTGATGCTGACAATGACATTGAACGTGCTCAACGTGGCATTGTATTCATTGATGAGATTGACAAAATTGCAAGAAAAAGTGAAAGTGCTAGTATTACACGTGATGTAAGCGGCGAAGGTGTGCAGCAAGCATTGTTAAAAATTGTAGAAGGCACAGTATGTCGTATTGCACAACAGGGTAAACGCAAACATCCAAGTAATGAAATGTTAGAAGTTGATACAAAAAATATTTTATTCATTGGTGGTGGTGCGTTTGTTGGATTAACGGATATTATTTCACGTAGGATGCATGGTAATAGTATTGGTTTTAGTGCACAAGTTGGACAGGCTGAATCTACAAGTGACGTGTTGGCTAAAGTAAGTCCTGATGATTTGACTAAGTTTGGGATGATTCCTGAATTAATTGGTCGTTTTACTAGTCGTGTGTCTATCACGGAACTTAATAAAGAGCAACTTGTAAATATTTTGACTAATGTAAAAAATAATTTTATTGAGCAATATCAATATTTGCTAAGTTTAGATGAAATCGAATTAACTTTTACAAAAGAAGCTATTGAACAAATTGCTGATAATTGTCTAACATTAAAGACAGGTGCACGTGGTTTGCAATCTGAGGTAGAAAGAGTATTAATGAATGTTATGTTTCATGCTAAACAGCTTAAAGGTAAGCAAATTGAAATAGATAAAAAGCATGTAGAAAATCCTGATTTACTAAATACATATTGGGAATCTTACCTAGGACAATCATTAAGAAAAGGAAAAAAATGAAAGTAGTTATTAAAGAAGGGCAATCTTTTGAAAGCGGTATAAGAAAGTTTAAGAAAAAAATTCTTGAAAGTGGTATCATGCAAGAATTGCGTGATCGTCAAGAATATACTAAACCTAGCATTGCTAGAAAAATTGCAAGAGGTAAAGCAGTAAGTCGTTGGAAAAAATATTTACGTACACAGGAATTGCCAACTAAGTTATATTAAATATTAATGAGGTTAATATGATTAATACATTGTTTCAATGGCAGGAAGTAGAAGTAACACCTGAGGAAGAAGAAGCATGGCAAAACTTTTTAACCAAATATCATGAAAATCCACCACGACAAGAAAATCTAGAAACTACAATTCCAAGGGAGAAAAAAGATGGCATACAGTGAACAGGTAATAGATCATTATGAAAATCCAAGAAACGTGGGTAGTTTTGATAAGTCCGATAGCGATATTGGTACAGGTATGGTTGGTGCACCTGCTTGTGGTGATGTTATGAAATTACAAATAAAGGTAAAAGATGGAATCATTCAAGATGCAAAATTTAAGACGTATGGATGTGGCTCAGCGATTGCAAGTAGTTCGTTGGTTACGGAGTGGGTTAAAGGCAAAACTTTGGACGAAGCGTCGATTATCAAAAATACTCAAATCGCACAGGAACTTGCACTCCCACCCGTTAAGATCCACTGTTCGATACTTGCTGAAGACGCAATTAAAGCAGCAATAAACGATTATAAAAATAAACACGCTATACAATGATTGTATTTTTTGTTGTCAACTTTATCATTGGCGTGATTTTTATATTAAGTTCACGGTGGACAGTTGATCCTCAAGTAAAAATGAGTATGCCACCACAAGATATTGAACAAATTAATCTTGAGCTTGATAGACGGGAAGAAGTAGGGGTACTATTTCTTTTGATATCAGCATTTTTTCTTATATTATTAATTTTATAGAGGTATTCAATGAGAATTGAAGATGAAATCAAGCTTGATTTCAAGGATGTACTAATTCGTCCAAAGCGTAGTACACTATCAAGTCGTAAAGAAGTTGATTTAGTAAAGTTTTATAAATTTAAACATAGTAGATATGAATACGAAGGTATTCCTATTATGGCAGCTAATATGGACGGTGTGGGCACAATGTCAATGGCATTAGCATTGGGTAAGCATAGACTATTTACATGTCTAATTAAGAGCTATAATAAAGATATAGAAAACTTCACAGAATTTAAAGTAAGCAGGGACCACTATGCAGTTAGTACGGGCACTAGTGATGAAGATTTTCGTAATTTAAATACTATTTTAACGGGTTTAGGTGCTCAATTTATCTGTATTGATGTAGCCAATGGATATAGTGAACATTTTGGTGACTTTGTTGAAAGCGTAAGAAATCGTTGGCCTGATAAAACAATTATTGCAGGTAATGTAGTTACAGCAGATATGACACAGGAGTTAATATTACGTGGGGCAGATATTGTTAAAGTTGGGATTGGGCCTGGCAGTGTGTGTACTACTCGTGTACAAACAGGTGTGGGTTATCCTCAACTTAGTGCAATCATCGAATGTGCCGATGCTGCTCATGGTCTTGGTGGGCATATTATTGCTGATGGAGGGTGTATTTGTCCTGGGGATGTTGCTAAAGCTTTTGGTGCAGGAGCAGATTTTGTAATGCTTGGTGGCATGTTTGCGGGACACGATGAAGGTGGTGGTACTATAGAAAACGGAAAAGTTACGTTTTATGGCATGAGTAGTGAAACTGCTATGGAAAAACACCATGGTGGTGTAGCAGATTATCGTAGTAGTGAAGGACGTACGGTAGAAATTCCCTATAAAGGTAAAGTTTCACAAACTGTACTTGATATATTAGGTGGACTACGTAGCACTTGTACCTACGTTGGTGCGTCAAATTTAAAACAACTTCCTAAATGCACTACATTTATTAAAGTCAACCGTCAAATTAATGATGTGTTTATCCAAAAATAATCGTATATTTTACGAATTTTGATAAAATATATACTGAGGTAGATGCCAAATGGGTCTACTTTTAAAAAGTCATCTTGCTTAATAAAGGAGAAAAAACATGACAAACACATTGACATTACGTTCATTTGATATTCCCACAATTACAAAATTTGGTATTGGTTTTGACCGCATGTTTGATGAGCTATCACGCTTTAATGACATGTCGCAACAAACTAATTATCCCCCATATAATGTAATTGAAGTTACTGAGGACAAGTACATTGTAGAGTTAGCAGTAGCGGGATTTAAAGAGGGAGAAATTGACATTACTGTAAACAATCGTAATTTGATTGTTAAGGGTCAACGTCAAACAACCACTATTGAAGGTGAAGAAACTAAATTTATTCATCATGGTATTAGTGCTCGCTCTTTTACACGTAGTTGGCCTATTGCTGAGTACGTGGAAGTAACAAGTGCAACGCAAGAAAATGGTATCCTATCAGTTACGCTAGAGCGTAAAATTCCTGAAGAAAAGAAGCCAAAAACTATTGCAATCACTTATGTAAAGTGATAAAATCATAAATACTAGAGTCAGCGTAGTCACTTTAGCTACGCTGTTCTCTAGCTTATTAGAGGATACTATATGTCTAAAACTGATGTGAAAACTAGAATTAAACCTAATTTGAAATTGCATGAACCAAATTTGTTTAAAATCATCTATATTAACGATGATGTTACTACTATTGAATTTGTTATTGAGTCACTTATGGAATACTTTCAGTATACTTCCGAAAATGCCTTAGAATTGACTAAAAATATACATAATGAAGGTAGCGCAGTTGTAGCAGTTTTGCCATTTGAAATTGCTGAACAAAAAGGTTTAGAAGTTACGTTAGCTGCTAGGGCACAAGGTTTTCCATTACAAATTAAAATAGAAGAAGAAAAAACTTAACTTATAATTACTTTTTTCGGATAGTAGGGGTCATGCATTTTAGGATTGTTGACATATCTTCTAGCATTAAAAGTATAATCTATTGAACGTTTATATGACCCAAATAACCAATGATCAACTTTATGATCTGAATCACTTGCTAAACACATAATTAACCCCATAGGATCATCAACTTTTAACGTAGGATCTCTAAAAGATACTTGTTGTGAAGGTAAAGAACTTGTAATTAATGTAATACGATTTGCGTCATGATGCTTTTGTAAATTTCTTATCGTTCTTGTTAGGTAAGTCATATCTTCATTATGATAATCACTTAGTTTTTCTTTGTTTGCGTTAGTCTCGTTAATATCTTGAGCATACCACCCATTAGCCCCAACAAATGCAATACCATTAAGTATAACTACGTGATTGTGTAAGTACACTACATTAGGTAATGGTCTACATATATTACGCATAGATTCAATAACATCGTGTGAGCTTATATATTGGTTTTCTAAACTACCATCAATAAACAATACACCTCTATAATGTTGACTTAGATTTGTTAAGACATTATCAACTATGGCATGATCTGAACTAACGTTACCTGCTACTATACAAAAAAGTGATGTTGCTTTACCATCCCAATCAAAAGTGTCTTTTACTGTTAAGTTTAAATCACTTATTAAATCCACCGCAAAAGATAAATCCATATTACATTTTGGGTTTTGGTGTACGTGGTTTTCTAGCTTTAGTTGCTTTAGGCTCCATCGCAGGTACCTCTTTCTTTTCTTTTTTAATAGGCGCAACTACCACATTATCTTTTTTAGGTTGTCTAACTGTAGGTTTTTTAGCGGGTGCAGTAGCCTCAATATGTTCATCTGCAGGTTTACCAACCGTTTGTAACGGTTGTGGGGCAGGTAATGGTGCGGGTGCTTCAATACCTTTTTGACCATCAGTAAATAAACTTCTAAAAAATTTACCTAATTTTTCTAACATTGTTATTCTCCTTAATTAAGTATTTAATCAAATTTTACTCATATAACCATTTTAGGTAAATAATTTTTGTTATAAGGTTTAAAACATGCAAGTTGAAGAATTGTGCTTTGTTTCTAAAATTGAAAATTTTAAAGAGTTAAAGGGAATTATTTTAGAAAAAATTAATAGTATGGGTCAACTTGACTTTAATAATAGCTTTCAAAATATTTGTCATACTGATTATCATTTAAATAATGCATTTGAAAGACCATATGTTGAATTTATACAACCAAGTTTTGTAAAACACCTAACTGAATTAAATTCTACTTTTGGATATGATTATTTTGAATTCGGTTATATTTGGTTTCAACAATATGAAAAAAATGGGTTTCATCCATGGCATTGCCATCCTGATAGCACATTTTCAAATATAGCTTTTATTGAATTACCTAGTAGCAATGTTTCAACTCAAATTAAAATAAAAGATTATCAATTTTCTATTGACGTAAAGGAAGGTGAGATATTATCGATGCCTGGTTCATTTTTACATTGTTCCCCAATAAATAAATCAAAAAGAAAAACTGTAGTTGTTTGTAACACTTTTAACTATGTCTCTTAAAAAATTCACATTAAAAGAATTTATGCATGCTCCACTACCATCTTTAACTGATCAAAGGAAAAAATTATATCGCCCTACTAAACGTGAAGTTAAACATTTTTATAAACTAATTAACCAAGATATATTTAAAAATAAGTTAACAATGCCAACTATTGAATTAGTCTCACATAGAAAATATTTGGGATTGTGTCAAGGAAAAAATAGATGGGGTAAACCTTATGATACAGGTTCATACTGTACAATAAAATTAATAGACAAATTTTACTGTAGACAATGGTTTATTACAACTTTGGCGCACGAGATGGTTCATCAATACCAATGGGATATACTTAGTGGAAAACGAAGGAAACAAGGTAAAAGCCCTATTATGAGTCACGGACCTTCATTTTATGTATGGAAAACCAAATTAAACAAATTTTCCATACCATTAAAAAAACACTTTAAATTACATAAATGGTTTCAATATCAACAATTGGATAAATGCTAGTTGTATTTTACAAAAACTAAGTTATAATGCCCTATGTCTAACGATAAAAAACCCAATAGTATGAAGGGACGAACTAGCTTTGATGCTAATGTGGCAGGTTTACCTGCAATTTTTATCAATAGAAACATAACAGAATATCCTGTTGAGGTAAGTGCGCCAAAGTTTGATCTTGTACCAATTCAACAACAAAAAGATGTTATGTTAAATGTGGCAAGGTTGCATGCCCAACAAGAATATGATAGGATTATGCAACTTGTAAATGTTTTACAAGATCAAGCAGCACAAATTAAACGTAGGTTAGATATTACAGATTGGGTACATGCAGCAGAATATAAGTTTCAAATAGCACATGGTCAAACTTATTGGTTATTATTTGATCATAAAATTAATGGAACCCGTTTGTCGTTGCATGGACCTAACGATTGGAGTACAGGAGTACCCGAAAGTTATGAATATATAACCAAAGTTAAATGGTTAGGTGATTATACTTGGATAGAAGTCGAAGGAGATTAAATGAGTCTTGTCCCCATAGTAGTAGAGCAAACAAGTCGTGGCGAACGTAGCTATGACATTTATAGCAGATTGTTACGTGATCGAGTAGTTATTCTTAATGGCGAAGTAAATCATGTTACTGCCAACCTCATTGTTGCACAGTTGCTATTTTTAGAAAGTGAAGATAGTGATAAAGATATTAGTTTTTACATCAACAGCCCAGGCGGTTCCGTCACCGATGGCATGAGTATTTACGATACTATGCAATTTATTAAACCTGATGTATCTACTATCGTCATGGGTCAAGCTTGTAGTATGGGTTCTTTTTTAGCCCAAGCAGGTGCTTCAGGTAAAAGATATATCTTGCCTCATGCTAGACATATGATTCATCAACCAAGTGGTGGCGCACGTGGTATGGCAAGTGATATGGAAATTTCATTGAAAGAAATTTTAAAAATTAAACACTTGCTTACTGAACTTTATGTCAAACATAATACTGCCAATAAAACATATAATGATTTTAAAAACGATATGGATCGTGACAAGTATATGTCTGCTGAAGAAGCAGTAGCGTATGGTTTAGCTGATAAAGTTATTTCTAAACGAGAACAAAATGTCTAATACGCTTACATCAAGTGTTATTGTAGATGATATGGTGAAAGCAGTAAGCACTGCTTTTGATTATGAATTTACAGGCATATCTACTTTTACTGTGCCACAATTTGAATTGCCAAGTGATTATCAAATTGGGTTGATTGTCGGTCCAAGCGGTAGCGGAAAATCAAGCATACTGAAAACAATTGGACAAATTGATACACCACAATGGGATGAAAACAAAGCCATTTGTAGTCATTTTAGTAGACTTGATGAATTACATGCAGTTGGTTTAAATAGTATTCCTACATTATGTAGACCGTATCATGTGTGCAGCAATGGTGAACAGCATCGTGCTGATATGGCAAGACAACTTAAAAGCGGTGCTGTTATTGATGAATTTACTAGTGTGGTTGATCGTAATGTAGCAAAAAGTTTAAGCAACGCAATAAACCGCTATATTAGAGAAGAAGGTTTACAACATGTAACTTTTGCAACATGTCATTATGATATTGTTGAGTGGCTTCGTCCTGATTGGGTATTTGATACCGCAACGGGCGAACTCACAAGGGGGTTACTTCGGCAACGTCCAACAATCACTATGGAAATCATACCTGCTGACCGTAGATTGTGGACAGCCTTCGCTCCGCATCACTATTTAAGTGGTAGCATGAACAAATCATCTAAATGTTGGGCAGCAGTATGGAATGATGTTATAATAGGTTTTGGTGCAGTATTGCCACAGCCAAGTGGTACACTAAAAAATGCGTACCGTGGTCATCGTACAGTAATCTTACCTGACTTTCAAGGATTAGGAATTGGTGTGAGATTTAGTGATGCAATAGCTAAAATGCATGTTGACCAAGGTAAACGTTACTTTAGTAAAACAGCTAATCCAAGAATGGGTGGATATAGAGACAACTCTCCTCTATGGAAACCAACAAGCAAGAATAGAATGAAACGAAAAGATTATTTGTTAAGTGGTACACAGCATGATAATCAAATGCTTTCCGTTGAATCCTTACTTGCACATGCTAATAGAGAGTGTTGGTCACATGAATATATAGGAGAAAAATGATGACTATGCAACTAGAAGATGATCAATTAGAGCGACTTGAAAAATTACTTCAACATGTTGTTGATGACATGTTTTTCCCTAATGATTACCATGGTTGGGAACGTGGTACAGACTACAGCGATACTCCAGGCATTAAATGCATCTTTGAACAATACGGTGATTTAGAAACTGAAGATGAAAATGGGGAATATGTTTATGAAGAAGGTGGAAATAAAGATATGCGTTGTTATGCAATTTTTATCCACAAAGATAGCAAAGAAGGTGAATTTCCTGAGCATGAAACTGCTTGGAATTTAATTAGGCATCGTCCAAAAGAAGAAGTTTGTATCTTTGCTTGGCATGATGTACAAAATGCATCGTGGGAATTTGTCAATACTTATGATTTAGATAGTGAAATGGGCGAAGATGTTCTAATGGATGTAGTAGATTATATTTTAGAAGAGTATTACCCTGATTATAATGAAGATGAAGATGACACTGTACAAGAACCTGCTGCACATGACCCCAATTCATGGCCTTTTGGAACAGTCAAAAAATAAAATGATGAATCAAAAAGTTTACAATAAACTAAAAAAGTTTATTGAGCTATATGGTTTGCCAAAAGAAATTGGTGTATCAGGATGGATTTCTGAAACATCACAATGGACATATAACAATCAAGTAATAGGTTCTTCAACAGAAGAATCTAAAGGTTGGATTTTTGTAAATCCTAATACTACTTCGTTAAACCAATTACAATATAAAAATTATTGGGATATAGATTCTGTGTGTGGCATAGTAGAATCTATATGTCTTAATAATACGATGGATAAAGATCTACTTTTTATAGTCAATGACCGTGAATTTATTATTGATTTAAATAATGAAGATGCAGATGGCAAAGGTTGGGATTGGTTATGTGATACAGAAGATCTAGAAACTATTGTTAGAAAATTAAAAGGTTTTCCTATACATCCCGACGAGGATGGTTATGATGATTTTGATTTAGATCCTATGGATTTTTTGTGGTCTGAGTGCGAAGAAGATATTGTTGAAGTGTCTTATTCTTTACCCTATCATACTTGTTTTCTAACATGGGAAAATGGTGCATCCATACAAGTTGAAGAACGTAAAGCTAAATTACATATTAAAAAAATAGAAGCACCACTTAAAAAGCATTACGTTTTTATTAGTTTACCCAATAGAGAATATTTTGATGATATTGAGGAGTGGTGTAAATCTAACAATTTAGAGTATGAACTTTTATGTAAACCTGAAACTTTTGGTACAGTAGGATTTGGTTTTGTTGATGAGGAAAAAGCAACACTCTTTAGTTTGAAGTGGATGACCTAAGTATACCTTGACTTTTGGTAAATAGTTATGTATATTCTATGTACCAAATTAATAAATCAGGTATTACTTATATGCACAATGCTAAAATTGTTGTTTATAATCGAGATCATATACATGAAATTTTAAATTGGTTAAAACAATACTGCAAAGGTCAATATACTTGGAAACAAGGACATAAAATAAATGAACGTGTTGTATCTTTCCAACACGAATGTGATCTAGTGAATTTTACCCTATATTGGGTTTGACAATTCATAACACTTATCGTATACTGACCTTGTCATAACACAGGAGGTTGTATGGGTTACAAAATTCTTCCCGCAATTCCCGCTCGTTACACTAAACTAAAAGGTCTTGAAGGACCTTTTCTTTACGAAACAGGTAAAGTGTTGTATTATGATCCTATTGTAGGTCAATACTATGATCGTGATACAGACTTGTACCTTGAACAAGAAGAAGCTGACTTTCACGTTTTTTATGGTGTACGTAATACTTTGTCTATATTGAGCGCATAATGCTACCACCTATCAACTCTTATGCATACGTTATTGCACCTCTTGAATGGACACCACGAGGTGTAAAAGGTTTGATTGATGATCTCGCTAAAACACCTTTTGACATGGTGATATTTGGCAACATTTTTAACCTTGCACCAAACATAATTCATTCTGCTGAGCAACCATTAGCAGATAAAATTATTATAGGTTATCTTGACATAGCTGCTAGTACAGCACTTGTAACGAACAAATATGTTGGTGCAAAAACCTTAGATCAAATACCAAGTTATTTTGGCAAACCTCAATCAGGTTTTATTAAACCAAATCCTGTACAAAATTTGTACACTGTAAAGTATTGGGTTCCTGAATGGTTTGATATTATTAAAAAGCAAATTGATGATCAAATTGCTGCAGGTTATGATGGGTTATTTTTGGATGAAGTAACAGGAGACAGTCATTGGTATAGTACTAACAGAGCAGGTAATGAATACTACCCTAATGCCACGTACGAAATGGCAAATCTTATTAGAAAAATTCATAGCTATATTAGTTCCAAAAATTTATCTAAACCGTTTTATTTGATTGGTAACAACACTGACCGTATTTTTGGTCAACATCCTGACCTAGTCAAATTGTTTGATCAATCAATGCGTGAAAGTATACATTATAACCAATCTGCACAAAATGGGGCAGTATCAGTTGCTGATCCAAACTCAACTAATGTTTTTAACTATATTAAACGAACATATGGTGAACAAAACATTCTAGTCAATGACTACCCACCGTTAAGTTCCGTTGATACTATAGTTCCTATACTTAAAAAATATAACATTGAAGGATGGGTACCAAGCTTACAAAAAGCTTTCCAAGATACAAACTTATTGCTGACAGGACCGTTTATCATTCAAGCAAACAATGTTGAACCCGTAGTAAGTGGTGCTAATTTTGCTACCAATTACTTATTAAGTGGCGAATATGGCGGATCTACCCTTAATGGTGGTGATACTACTAACTATTATGTATTAACTAATCAGTCCACTGTAAATGGTGGTAATAGTCAAGATACTATATATGTATGGAATACAAAACCTACAATTTCCAACAATGTTATTAATGGTAACGGCGGATTAGACAAAGTAATTTATGAAACTGTATTCTCTAATGTATTATTTAAGCTAGAAAAAGGTGGAGTGGTTTCTTTAAAATCAGATGTACTACGATTAAATGATACCTTAAGTGAGATTGAAACTATACAATTTACTGATAAAAAGATTAATTTAAAGTCTTTAGCACATGAATCATATAGTGACATTCCTGAAATGTTGTATCAAATGTTAGTATCAGTGTTTGATATTGCGCCTGGGGTGGTGTATATGAATGAATTGGCTAGTGCATATCGTTGGTGGTCAAAAACGTTAACACCAAAAGAAACTATTGAGAAAATAGTTGAAGTATTAAGTACTAAACCATTTTTTACTAATGTATATCCAAGTAATATGACAGACAGGACATTTGCTTTTAGGTTGATTTATGACTTTATAGAAAATTCAGTAAGCACTGACGTGCGTGATGCAGTAATAGCAGATGTGGAAGCAGCATTAAAAGTGGGTTGGTCTAGAGCAAAAATTATCTCACAGGTAATTTACAATATTTCTCAAATGTCAACTGATCATTCTGTATTTGGTAGTACAGTAAAATTAATTCAAAATGAAACTAAAGTGGCAAAATGCTATACTGAGTATTTTGACCAAAGTACTACCAATTTTAATATATTGGGTGGTCTTATGGACATTGTAAATCATCAAACTAAGGTTGATACTGAAGAAGATTTGATACAGTTTGTAGGTACTTTTATACTTAACATTGATGGGGGGTTATAATATGGTAAGAGGTTTTTTCCTTGCATTTGGCTTTATTTTTGGAAATATTGCAGGTACAATGTACAAAGATCAAAAATTTATGTTAGAATGTGATGTAGCGCAAAGTGTTGCTATACGCAGTAATGTTTATGAATGTAAGAAAACCCGTTTGAAAAATGAAGTTTAAACGTTTTAATTCGGAGCACATTATGGGATTAGATCAGTACGCATATGTAGCTGCACAAGCAGGTGATTATGATTCATACTTTGAAAACAATAACGTGGGTAAACCACGGGAATTAGCCTATTGGCGTAAACACCCTAATTTGCAAGGTTGGATGGAGCAGCTTTGGTTAAAAAAGGGTGGAACACCTGATGAAAATTTTACAAGTTCATGGGGTTCAAGTTTTAATGGTATTGAACTTGAATTAACTTGGGAAGATTTAAATCAGTTAGAAAAAGATATTTTAAACAACGCTGTAGCATCCTTAAATACAGAGGGATTTTTCTTTGGTAGTCCAAAGGACGCTTACTATAGAAATCAAGACTTACAGTTTATAGCTGACGCTAAAGCTGAACTTATACTAGGGTTAAAAGTATTTTACAATTCAAGTTGGTGATATGTTTAAAGATTATATGATTATAGATAATGCACTAGATGATCCCGATGAGCTAGTTTCATTAGCAAAAAGAATAAAGTTTCACTCATCAAAAGATATGCCATGCAAAAATATAAATCTTTATGAAGATCATGAATATAATGAAAGATATGTTTCAGGTAATTGGCGTGGTTTTAGATCTAATCCACTATGGTTAACACACGAACAACTTAACAATAATATATTGAAGCAACTGTTTAGTAAAATGTTTGTTAATGATCAAATTACTATTAAGTGGGATATAACTACACATTTGCACTATTTTCCTACAGGGTTGCCTGATGGTGAATTTTGGTGGCATCCTGATGGAGGGTGTTTTTGGGCAGGTGTACTATATTTAAACAAGAAACCAAAAAAAGATAGTGGCACTATGATAAGAATGCCTGATGGTACTGAAACTATAATTGATAATGTTTACAATCGATTTATTGTGTACAATTCTAAGTTACTACATCGTCCACAAGCAGGGTTTGGTACTAATACAAACAACTCACGTTTAACTTTAACGGTATTCTTTTATCGTTTAGATATTCAATCTATCGAAAATAATTGATTGTATAAAAAATAATGATAGCATACTCATACGGTATTCGGCTTGAAGCCGAATTCGATATTAATGATAGTCATAGTAAAAAAACAGGGTTAGAATTTAGTTACACTTATTATTGCGAGTTATGTAAAAAGCACCGTAACAAAATTTTAACTGATGATGAATATTATGATTGGGAAATACTAATGTACAAGTACGATTTAAATAGAAAGCATTTTTAATAAAGGAATTTTATGCAAAATATGGATAACTCTCTGACACCACGTCAGAAAAAAGCAAATGATCTATTGTCATTTGCTGAAGAAAGTGGTTTTGATATTGTAGTACGTGATCAAATTACAGGCGATGTATTTAAAAAAACTCGTAAAATTGACTATCAACCTATTAACCAACATGGAAAAGAAATTAGCGGAGGATATAAGTCAGGTAATCCTTTATTAAGTCGCAATGAAAGGCGAAATTATGCTAGTCAAAAAATAGTTGAAGCACTAAAGAAAAAAGAATCAGGTGTGGTACAAATACCACTCGGTCCGTATACAGGTAGGCAGTTACAAGCATCAGTTTCTTCTTGGGTTTTGACTGATAGTAAGAAAAATAACTATAAAGCAAGCACACATATTAATAAACTTGAGCAAACGCTTGATGTAACGCTTATTTTCCCAACAAAAAATACATCACCTCAAGATGAATTATCTTTTGATTAATCAATAACACAACAAAGTAGTTGACAAATTTATCTAAATTGACTATACTATGTCTATAGTGCTTAAAAGGAGATAGAAATGAAGACTACTTTGACTGACACAATTTACACGGATCCAGGACACGGATGGGTTAAAGTTCCACTCGCACGTTTAAGCAAGCTTGGAATATTAAATAAAATTACTTCTTATAGTTATATTCGTAACAAACACGCTTATTTAGAAGAAGATTGTGATTTTACTACTTATGTAAATGCCCTTAAAGCAATAGGGATTACTCCTAAGTTTAAAGAAGTGCATACAAACAAATATAGCAAAATTCGTAGCTATTGTCACTTTCCATCGAATTATACAAAATAATGGTGAGGATTTTATGAAAAATTTTCTGTTTGGTACTGTTTTCGGAATTATTGTTGCTACGGTTGGTTTTAGTGGTGTAGCTAGATTGCTAGACAATAGTGTAGAAAAAGTAAAAGAAACTGTACAGGAGCAAGCTTACAGATGAAAATTTTAAACTCCACATGGTTTACCAATAAAGATGCATGTATTGGTGTTGTCAAGGTTGATGTACCGTATGAAGGTGTAAAATATTACATTGGTTTGGGGTTTGGTGAAAACAAAACGGCTGATGAACAATATATTGCAGATTGGGGTTCATCATTTCCAAATGAAGCGGCTGAGAGGTTATTTTAATTAAACACTTGACAAGTTTATCCTAATTTGCTAAACTACTCCTATAGTCAATAAGGAGATGTAAATGAATATGCCAATAGGTTTTGCAAACAACACAGCAACATGGTATGAAATGAGTCCTGCTGAACGTGCAGAATTATGTGGTATAACTGAGACAGACTATAAAAACTACTTGCATGATATGGAAGTACGTTATACAATTATTGATGCAGCACTTACACAATCCACACAGGAGTTGGAAAATGCATAAAGTAATCAAGAAAGAAAAGCTTCATAATCGTTCAATGAAGAATAAAGACCGTATCTCTTATCGTTTAGACTTTATTCATCAAGATGGTACACGGTTTGCTTTTAGTAATATTTCAACCATTGGTGATGTGCTCAATATTCAAAATGTGGATCATCGTGATACCATCATCAATGCTCTACAAGAGATTGCACTGTCTGACCCTACAGCGGTTGGGATAGTAACAGATGCACCACGTTGGGTTAGTCACAAGATTTACCCACATTCGTTGCATGTTCAGGTTAACCTACTTGATTTGGAAGAAGCATGAGTAATAGTACAGAGCAATTAGTTAGAGTAAGCTTGGGTGATTCTGATTACAGTTTGTTAGAAAGTATGGGATATTTAAATAATTTTAAGATTCGCTCATTAACCCAAGAACAGCTAAATTATTATATGAGAAATAATGATATCAATTCGTTTGATATTATGGTAGATACAATTACAGGAAATGAAAGTGAAGATAGGTTTAATTAGTGATGCACATTTAGAGTTTGGTGATTTATCCTTTGATAATGATCAAAACGCAGACGTATTGATATTAGCAGGAGATATTCTTGTTGCTAAAGATTTAAAAGATTTTGCACGTGATGATGCAGTGATTCCACTACAACAATGGTCTAATCGTTATCAGCGTGTTCTAGCATATCGTAAATTTTTAGAAGAATGCAGTGCTAAATTTAAACATGTGCTATGGGTAGCAGGTAACCATGAGTTTTATCATGGTAAATGGTTTGAAACCCTTGACATACTCAAGCATGAAGCAGAATATTTTCCAAATATTACTTTTATGGAAAATTCTACTGTTGATATTGATGGGTATAAGTTTATTGGTGCATCCATGTGGACTGATGCTAATAAACAAGATCCACTTACCAAAATTCACGTAGAAGCTGTATTAAATGATTACCGCATCATTAAAAATGAAAATGCGGGATATCGTAGGTTAAGTATATCTGATTCGTTACAACGTCATTTAGCAAGTATGAGGTATTTTAGTGAGCAGTGGGACAAATTTAAACATGATAAAGTAATCATGGTAACACACCATGCTCCTACTTTTCAGTCAATTAGTCCTGATTATGTTGGTGAAACCTTAACAAATGGAGGATATGCTAGCGATTTATCCAATGAAATTTTAAACAATCCACAAATTAAATTGTGGGTGCATGGACATGTTCATGCTAAGAATGATTACATAGTGGGAAATTGCCGTGTAGTTTCAAACCCACGTGGCTATATTGGTCACGAGGTAATTGCTGAGCAATGGCAACTTCAGTATTACGAAGTTATCTAAATTGCTTGACAACTAGGCCGAAAGCAGTTATTATACACACACGTTGACAAACAACGATTTTTTAAAAGGAAATTTAAATATGAAAACTACAGTTAAAGCTTCAAAACCCGTTCTTTCTAAAACCGCTCGCTTGGGTGAGCAGCTTCGTGCAGGTAAGACCTTTACCGCAGCACAAATCAAGCAACGTTTTGGATTGGCAAATCCACGTGCTAGCGTCAGCGATGTTCGTCGTGGTGGTCTTAAAGTCTACGCAATTCAGCGTAGCGGACGTGCTACTGTTTACTCAACTAAAGCACCTGTCTAATTAAATGAGGGTGCAACGCCCTCTTATCTCCTTTTGATTATAGTTTTGAACGGATCTATTAAAAAATCCGTTCTTTTCTTTTATAAATACCAACATGAACGACATAAACCTTATCATACTAACAGTATCTTACGCAGTCTGTTTTTTTATGGGTGCAATTTTTGGTGTACGCATATTACAAAAACGTGTAACAGAAATATTGAAAAAAGATCAAAAATCAAGTGTGCAAGACGTAGAACCATCAGAAAAAATTACACGTGTTAGCATGCCAGCCTGTATGATGCGTGTTGAACATGTAGATGGACTTATGTTATTCTATAATTGCGAAGATGATAAATTCGTTTGCCAAGGTTCTACGCTTGATGAATCTGCCAAAAATTTTTGTACGAACACTAAAAATGAGTTGGTTGGCATGACTGTTATAAATGGTAAAAAATTTGTATTCCATGATTTTGAATGTTTACCCGTAATAGAGTAAATTATGAAAGTTAAAATATCAAAATACCTTAAAGCAGGTAGAAAAATTGCGGTGCATATTGAGAATTGTGATATATGGAGTTTAGACACTACCTTAGCGTATATCATTTATCCTGCTTTGTTAGAATTACGCATGGTTAAACATGGTGTTCCTGCTGACTTTGCTCAGGTTGGTGGTGAAGATTGGCATGATCAAGGCTGCTTTGATTTTTACAAAGAAACACACGATTGGGCATTCAATGAAAAGATTAAAGAATGGGACGTAATTCTCGATAAAATGATATGGTCATTTGGGCAATTAATATGGGATAATGAAGAATCCTTCCATTATGGTAAAGTACCTAGGTTTAAATTTGTTAAAACAGGTCAAACCATGTTAAATCCTATAACCAATCAAGTTGAACAATTAAGTCAGATGGTTGATCCTGATCCTACTAGTCATTATTTTGACGCAGCAGGATACACATTATATCAAGATCGTATCCAAGAAGGATTAGATTTGTTTGCAAAATATTATCGTTCACTATGGGATTAACGTGAAAGAAAAATTTATAAAACTTTATGCAGATATTGCTAAACGAGTATCGGAATTAAGTTATGCTGTACGGTTGAAAGTTGGTGCGATTATTGTTAAAGATGATCGTATCATCAGTATTGGTTATAATGGTATGCCTAGTGGATGGGACAATGGCTGTGAATATACTGAATTTATGCCTATCAACGACCCTACAGCAAAATTTCAAGACTATCCTTTTACAGGTAATTTTTGGATTAATGGTCACAGCGTAGAAAGAAGATACAGACTAAAAACCAAACCTGAAGTATTGCATGCTGAATCAAATGCTTTGGCAAAATTAGCTAAGTCTAACGAGAGTGGGGATGGTGCTGATTTGTTTATTACACACAGTCCTTGTATCGATTGCGCTAAACTAATTTACCAATCAGGTATTCGTCGTGTGTATTTTGGTACACACTATAGGGACGATGCAGGGATAAAATTTCTTGAAAAAAGTGGAGTAGAAGTTATTTCACATGGATAATCATACCTTAACAGTTACCATACCATTTGGTAAGTTAGGAGATATTTTTGATTGGTGTCAACATAATTGCACAGGCGAATGGCATTTCGCTAATTTAGAAGTAGGTGGACAAGATGCAGGACATTATGTTGTAAGTTTTAGTAATGAAAATGATTGTAATTTTTTCGCAATGAGATGGATGTAGGTCAACGTTTTTTAATTTTTTCAGGGGTGCCTAATATTTCTACTCATGAACACTGTTGTTTTATCATAGATTTTACATGGTGGGTAGAAAATGATGCAGAAATTACAAGTTGGTTATTAAAAAATATTGGGGTAAATAATTTTAAATTAGATGGTATTGTTCTACAATTTACCACAGCAGAACTACAATCATTTTTTTTGCTTACTTGGAGTTAATTATGATTATTATTGTTGATTCTTTTGATTGCCAACAAGCAATGAACGATTTAGGTATTGACCAAGATAGCAATGAATTTGTACCTGCTTTTGAAAAAAGACATGATTGTTTTGTACACCATTACGTGTTATCTTGCGGAATTAAACAATTTAATTGTATTGCGTATATCGAGTTTCATAATGAAGCAAGTTATAACTTATTTGCGTTGAAATACATGTAGCGAAATACTTGACAACAATTTTTTAATATTTTATAATAGGAATGAATAAATGTACAAATATCAACTTTGGGTACGACTTAACGACTATCAAACCGCTAACACCATCATTTGGGCAAATAATGACTATGAAGCTAAAATGCTTGGTGAGGCACAATATGGAGTAGGTAATGTCCTCAACTACACAAGAATTGATGATTGAAACGAAAGAGGTTGATAAAGAAGGTTGCTACGATTGGGTAGAAACTTATGCATTATTGCCTAAATTTACTATTTCAGGTAAAATGCTATGGTTCAAGAAATGCTACAAACGTAGAGTGCGTATTATTTGGAAACAACCATATGATGTTGATTACGTAATGGAGTATGCTACTGCCTTAGATTTATTGAAGTAACCATGAATGTTAAGCGATATAGTGCGCATACATGGGGATGGGATACTAATTGTAATGGGTGGTATCTAGCATATGTCAATAGTGGTAATTATGAAGAAGTCCTTGATTGGTTATACGATAATGTAGAAGGGTGTGAAAAACATTGTCGTTGGCGTTTTTTCCATGCGCATACTGAGGTGAAATTTAGACATGAACGTGATTTTGTATGGTTTAATTTAGTGTGGCGATAATGGCATATTTTGTTCAAAATAATGAATTGAAACATGTTTTATATAATTTGTGGGAAGGTTCAGGACAAAAATTTGTACCAAAATTGGGTATTGATTCTAAGATTCAAGCTTGTGATTGGTTTTATGATAATTATGGTATCCGCCTTGTTTATAATGGACATGCGTTAAAAGGTTGGATTTTTAAAAGTGAAGAACATTATACTTGGTTTATGTTAAATTATTCTTAATATGCTATTAACTAGAACAGAATTTATAAAATATGCTAATAAACATTGGCCTAATATAGGTACGGATAATACTAGCCCATTATGGATACCTGAAGTAAGTTTAGGTGATCAATGTCAATATTTTTTGTTTATTCCTGTGATGCAACGATGGAACAAAAGTGATTTTTGGGAATGGTCAGATAAATTATTGATTGGGAAAACACGATGTTTCATGCGTGGTAATGATGGTGAAATATGGGGATTTACCAATGAAGATGATATTAATATGTTTTTGCTGAGGTGGTCATGAAAGATTGTATCCAAGATTTTATTGCAGCTTGGAAGCATTATGATGGGCTTTCTGCTCCAACTATTACAAGTTGGAGCAATAGGTTAGCTGAGGGTGGCTATTATAGTGTTACATTGACAGGTCAAAGTCTTTTAGTTGATTGGCAGGATGTTCATCGATGGTGTGAGCATGAGTTTGGCGAAAGACACTATACTTGGACTGGTAACGTATTTTGGTTCGAAAATGAATGTGATGCTAATTGGTTTGCCCTGAGGTGGTCATGAGTAAAAGAGATTGGTGTAATATTCCAGTAAAGGTTCCATATCGTAGCACAGGTCAATGGCGTGATCTGCGTATATGGCTGATGGAAAATGTCAACGACATGGACTATGATGCTGCTGGTGTAGATTTACAGGATTATGATAATAGAGTATTTT